CCGGCATGTCCCGGGACATCCAATACATCCGGTGTGTCCGGCATGTCCCGGGACATCCAATACATCCGGTGTGTCCGGCATGTCCCGATACATCCGTTACATACAATAACCCCGCCACGGTTCCGGTATATCCGGTGTACCCGCCACGGTTCCGATGTATCCGGTGTGTCCGGCATGTCCCGGAAACGCCGAGACCCTCCGGCCACAACAGGTGGTCACGGAGGGTCTCGGCTAGGCATCCCCGAGCGGCGGGTGAATCGTCATCATCCACTGGCGGCTAGGGGTACCCGTCAGGCGGTCGTCGGAACGACGCATCACCAATCAGGCGGGGAGACGCGATTGGCAACAAGGGAACTATACCGATGGACACGCTGGATGTCAAGGGTGCCGGGAGTGGGATTCGAACCCACACGGGGAATTCCCCTCCTGATTTTAAGTCAGGTATGTCTGCCATTTCATCATCCCGGCGTTCTCGATTCTATCAGACCCTGAAGTCGATGCTGTTCACTGGTTCGGTAGGGTCTGTCAGTGGCTGGTGATCCGGGGCGCTGCGTTGCGGCAGGGGTGTCCGGCGTGGCTGGCGGTTGACCGGGTTTGTCGGGGTGATCGGCTTCACCGGTTTCACTGCCTGTCGAGTCATGCTTGCTATTCCCTGTGTTCCATCGCTCTTTCCCATGTCATTGTGAATGTAGGAGCTCTTGAACCAAGACTTTTCTTCTTTCTCTTGCGGCCCATATTTCTTGATGTACCACTTGGGGCCGGAGAATTCGCCATGGTCATTGACTTTTGCGCCGATTTGTCCGCGGTACGCCAAGACCGTTGCCGCATCGTTGATCTGGTCAGCATACTTGTCCGATGCCGCACGGTTGCCCATTCCTTCCATGTTCCTTCGTGCCTCTCCGGCATCCTTGATGATGTAGTGCAAATGGGAGTCCGGTTTTGAATGGTTCTGGTGATCCTCGAGTGGGTGACGTGGCATTTCATTCTCCTTTTTTTGCGGCCGCGAAAAGCAGGCTGGACAGTACCGATCCGTTCAGATGCTCCTCCAGCCATCTCTTGTACAACGCATACAGTTCCTCGCGCTTCTGCGTGGTCTGCATGAATTTTTCCTGCGCCCGGTTCCATTCCTGAACCAGTTCCTCCAAGTCCCGGTGGTTCTGCTCGTGATTCTCCGGTACCGCCACGAACTCTATCGTCCCGCCACTCATGATCGTCCGGCGGTTCCGCTTCTGTGCCAGTTGTATCCCGCTCACCGTCAAGGCATATCCCCACTCAATCTCATCCATGATGTAGGTGCCATCCGGTAACGTGATTTCCCATGTCGTGATCTGAGGATCGGTATTGTTCATTTCCTTTTTCCTGCCGCCGCTTTTTTAGCCACTCTTCAGATGGCCTGTCACGCAATCATATCCTTGTCTGCCATCCCGGACGGGACATCCAGAAGATGTGCAACGATATCGCTTATCTAGGGTCTGGCTTCAGCCCGAGACGCCGCTTGTATGCCGCCTTGTCCCGGCGCATCTTCTTCACCTGCTGGATGTGCTTCTTCACTTCTTCCATTGCCCTGCGGTCGCGCTCTTCACTCTCGCTCATTCCTTTTTCCTTTTCAATGCCTTGCTCATCTTGGCTTGCTTCGCCGCAACAAACTTCTTCCATTGAGCTGCCAGCGGACGGAAAAGACGATCCCTGCGAGAAAATTCCCGACCAGAAAATCTTTCATCAGGATCTTTTATCGCATCCCAAGTCATCGGTTTCTCGAACCCCGCATTGTGCAATCCTTCAAAAATCTGCGTCACATGATGTGGTTCAACTTTTGTTCCGGGCAGTACATGTATCCATTCAATGTGGGTTGGATGTGGAAATTTGCTGGCTTCTACGCGAATATGTCTCTTTTCTCCAAATACACCCATATATCCATCGTCTCCATGCGGCACTGCCATCATTTTCCCCGTCGGAAAAGCGTCTTCACTTAATCCACTGGCGCTGGAATCCGAAAAAGTATTCCGCGCATCTTCTCCCCGGCCTTTTGCAAGTTTCTTTTTCTTGAGTCGCTCGCTCATGGCCGCTGCCTTTCGCTTCGCATCTGCCTTGCTCGATGCTCCCCATGCCTGAAGCGCCAGAAGCAGCCGGGTCGCCTTTCCATGCTCGTCATGCTCTGGGCCGGGGCTTCCCCCCATCCGGGCGAGGAATGATGCCCGCCGCGGATTGTCCCCTGACTTGACCGGAGGCTTGAGATTGTGACCCTCGCGCTTGGCTGATGCCCGCCCCTTGGCATTGAGACCACCTTTGGGATTCTGTCCTGCCTCGCGTTGCCACGCGGGAGTCTTGTAGGATTTGCTCACGGCCGGTTCTGCCGGTTCTGCCGGTGCTGCCGGAGCTGCCGTTCGTTGAACCACTGCGAGCGAAGGGCGGTCCAACTTGCCTATTCCTTGGGTTCCCACATGCAGCTCTTTGCCTATGGCCACGTTGTTGTGCGGCTCGTGAGCATTGAAGTACCCGAGCATCTGTTCCGGGCCACGAATGCCCATCACATGGTCGCTTGGAGTGAATGTCCAGTGTGTGCCATCACCATTGTGATCCGTCCATTTTCCTCCGGGAGGACGGCCCATCGGTTCCGATCCCGTAAAGGCAGCCCTTCTTCTTCCCCGTTGCGTCTGCTGCGCATAGATGCTTCCACTTGAGAATGTCGGATGGTTGGGCTTCTTGAACCGGTCGTCCCAATGCAGGTTCCCATCCGGCTCCAACCCTGACTTCCATGCTCCCCTGATGTCGTAATCATGCGCCCCAAGGTGTGCCCCGGTTGTTGCCTCCATGTGCGTTTTCCATTGGCCGAACTCCTGCTCCTCGTTGGGAGTCAGGATGGTGTTGTAATGATCGGACAGGTCGGGAATTTTCCCTGAAGCAGCGCTCTTTGCAAATGACTTGACGGTATTGTTGCTCTCTCCCGGAAGGTTCGGATTGCGCGTCGGAGGACGGCCTATCATTTTTGCCTTACCGCTAGCCGTGGCAAGGAAGCCGCTGATCTTCTCCTCCAGTGCCTTCGGATCATCTCCATATCTGCCGATCATCCGGCGCAGCACATCCACACGCTTGGAGAAGATTTTCCGGCTCTCGTTAGCCTGTGGATGATGCGTGAATGCCGAATGCACCATCTCCTTGTTGGCATCATACGTATCCACGATGTCTCTGGCCTGATCGATCAGTGCATGACCGTCCGGACGGTTTCCACTTTTTGAGGATTGAAACAGCAGCATGAAGAGGCCCGGAAGGATATCATGATCCTTCATGCTGGCCCCCCACGTGTTGTACGAATGATGATGCTTCGGCAAGCCCATGGGATCGTGCGTCAGTGCCCCACCGTGATCGATCAACCACATGCCTTCCTGCGCTTTCCTGCCCTTTGGGACAAGAAAGTTTCCCGCGTGAGCATCGGTGTGGTCAATCAGGGCTTGCCATACCAGTGATTGGTTTCTTGCCTTTGTGGCGGCGTCTGGAGACTTGTTTGCGACATCATAGAGTTCCCGCCCCTCCTTGACCGGTGTGACCCGGTAGGCCGGTTCGTTCTTCTCCCACTTGTAGTCATCTCCGACAATCTGGCCAGTCTTGCCACTGTAGAGTTTTGATGGCAATGGCAGCAATCCGTTTCGCTTGTTGGCGAAGATGTTCGTCAGGTTGTCCGCCACATGCTCGGTTCGTGTTGCCGCCCCGATGTCTATTCCTTGCTGAAAGACCTTATCGGGAATGGTTGCCTTTACCGCCCAGTACGTGGAACCGGACACTTTCGGTTGCATGTAAAATCCATTGCGTAGCAAGCCCTGCTCGGGAGGGCTTTGGTAATTTACTCCTCCCCCGCCACTTGGACTGCGATGCCACTGCACATGCGTGTTTTCATGAAGGTTTTCCGGCCAATCCGGCTCTACCGGTTCGGCAAGCTTTGGCACGCCCGGTGTGACGGGTGATTTTGGAGCTGCCTTTGGTTGTGATGTCTTGATGGACGACTCTTCGGATTTGGTCAGCGGCCAGACTGCATGGGAGAAAAATCCGGTTTTCATTCCTTTTTCTCCTTCTTATTGTTCATGTGATGATGCAACACGGCAATCACCCGCTCAAATGGCAGTTCCTTCAGGAGCGCCGGATCGACTGGTGCCTGCATGGATAACGCATGGTCGATCAGGCTCTGGGTCAGTTGCGCCAGTCCCCTCGGCGCAACCTCGTCAAGCCTCGTCGCTTCCACATGGTCGATGGGAATGTCGTCCGAGAACATCTGCTTGTATGCCGCATTGCGGTCGTCATGACCCGCATGAATCACGTCGGACGCCAGAGGCATCGCCAGTTTCCTGAACATCTTCTCGGCCATGTCCATCTGATGCGGCAGCACGGTCGGGGTGCCCTGCACCGGAATGGAGAACCTCGCCACTTCGTACGCGTTGCGCGGCGTGTTTTCCACCCGCGGCTCGATCTCATGAATGTGTGGCCAGCGGATGCTCTTGACATTCCCCTCGCTGTCCGTTACCTGCACGCCATGGGTGCCGATGTTGGTGATGCGTCCCCATACGGGTTCCTGATGATCGAAAGGGTGCTGGACTTTCACTCTTGCGCCGATTTTCAGGTCACGATGCGCCGCCCAGTTCTCCTTGCTCTCGGGAACCTTCGGAGCGTTCGACTCCATCGTCATCTGCGCCGATGCAATCGTCAGCCCCTGACCCGTACCCGGCGGACGGCCCGGTCGGCGGAATGCCGTCCGGCTGCCACTTCCAATCGTTCCGTATCGCTTGCCCGCATACGGCACATTGCGCATCCAGATTTCACTTGGCTTCTTTGCGCCCGCCTTTTCCATTCCGTCAAGGATGGCATCCATCGAATCAAGGTGTCGCGCAACCTCGTCACGTATCGGCTGCCGCGCTGGCGCATGCATCCTGACCATGCTCTTCAGCAACCGGCGCAAGGCTTTCCGTGGCATCGCCGAAGCCGGTGGCTCCACGGGATCGGACACTTTCTCGATCAATACCTCCGCATACGCTTTCTTCAGGATGTCCGATCCCTCGGAACGGGACAGGAACAGCGACTTCTTCGACTCCTCCTCGCGCTTTCCATCGACGAACTTCCTGATTGCATACCTTGCAACCATGTAGCAGTAGAAATGCTTGATCTTTTCCTGCGACTTTATCCGCCGCCTCCTGTTGTCCAGCAGCTTGCCGCTTTCGCTGTACAGGAAGCAGTTGACGACATGATGCTCATCATGCACGATCTCCCCATTGGCGGGAGTGACCTTTCCGAACGTGACAGCATTGCCTCCGTGCTTGGGCCCGCTTCCCTTCGGTCCCTCCCGGTAGTTCTTGAGCAGCATCTCGTAAATGCCGTTGAGGAGTTCCTCGGTGCTCTTCTCGTCAAGCTTTGCAGTGAACGGTGCCGGAATCTGCATGCTTTCCGCCTGTCCTGACGCACCACGGGGTGGCTGCTTCGGCGCATCATCCTTCGCATTCCGGACATCAAGTGCCCCCGGCTTCTTGCCGTACTTGATGTAGAACTTGTGAAGTTTCTCGCTCCAGACACGCCGGTAGTTGCCCCCGCGCAATCCGGGGGCATGCACCTGCCTGTTTCTCCTCGGCGGCGGCGGTGTCCAAGAGGGACCGCTGCCCGGCGGTGGTGTCGTGGATGGCGGCTGCAGTGGCGGCATGGCTTACGATCCCTTCTTGCCCGTCGAGGACGTGATCCAGACGGGAACATCAATTCCCTTGTCTTTCAGCAACAAGTGTAATGCACCATTTTCTCGTCTGTATGACATGACTTCTTCGGTCAGTTCGGTAATTTTCCTCTGCATCTCTTCCATTTCAGTATCGTATGCCGTGCGTATGATTCTCATCTCTTCCTCATGGCGGTTGCTCATGTCGGACATTTCCTGTTTCATTCGGTCCAGATCCTCACGCACCTCATTGCGATAGTCCTCGCTGGCCTTGAGCAACATCCTGATTTGTTCTGCAAGTGCTTTTTGTTCATCGTTGGCAAATTTTTTTTCCAGCACTGGCTCCGCCCGCTTTTTCTGCAGGTATCCCCGGTATGCGACAAGTGTCATGTTTCCCAAGAAGGTGAAGATCGCTCCGGCAAGGCCGGAAGGAATCGCAATGCTCCAGTCCATCATCGAGGATCCATGGGATGTTCTTTTCGCGCGGATTCGGAATCCCGCAGCAAGGGCTCCCGCACATCGGAAAGGCCAAGACGCTGCATCAGCGGATCAGTCGCAACGACGCTCGACGCGATGGATTCCCATGCCTCTCCACGGCATGGCATGGGAAAAGCCATGTCTGCGTATTGCGCCGTGGTGCCTTGCATCTTCGGAGCAAAATCCAATGACTGGATGAGCGATAAGGAATATTGCAAAATAGAACAGTTATTCAATTTCTTGCAGTTTCTACAGGAAGTTGCAGGAGCGCGAGGAATTTTTCCGTGAATGATCACGTCATCTGGAATTTCCTGATCGCCTGTGATGTTTATTCGCATTTTCTTTAGCCTCGCGATTATAATACCAATCATGGTACGATGTTGATAGCCTGAATAAAATCAATGTTAGAATAAAAAGAGAGCGCTTGATGAGAAAGACGTTAGTGGAAGTGTTCCGCGAATCGAACCTGTTGAAAAAGGCGGAGAATCCGGAAGATGTCATTTCCATGGATGTCCCTTTGCTGATCCGCTTGCTGGAGTATGCCCGTGAGGACGCGAAGACCGACATGGACCTGCACGATGTTGCGGAGCGCCTCACTCGACTTTCTTCCGAGGGCAAGGTTCTCGGCATGCGCCATTACCGGAAAGTTGTGAGGTCGTGACCATGAGAAAGTCTCTGGATGCCCCCGAAGTGCCTGTCGATTGGGATTCGCTGCTGAATGATTACCATCGCCGGAAAGTGTCCTATCGGGAACACATGATGGCGGTTGATTTCCTGAACCCATACGTGTTCGTGTGGTCGGAAACCGAGAAGATGCCCATGCCTAATCCAACCGTCGATCCGAATGATCTCGAGACGTGGAATGCGGCAAAGGACAAGGCGAAGGATGAATTTGCCCATATCATCAAGTTCGAGAAGACCATTGGCGCCAAGCCCGGTCGCATGGTGACCGCGGAGACCCTTGCACGCATTGCCCCTCCCGGCGTCTCCATGAGCGTCCTTGCATCGGCATTTGGTGTCAGTCAGGACGATGCTGCGGATGCGGAGCGCAACTTCAATCTGCTGATGTCCAAGCGCATCTACAACATGTATCACAACATGGCAAAGAGCGTATGGTCAGATACGAGAATGAAGCCCTTGCGCAAGAGCGACCCCATGTCCGGAGATCATTTCAGCGGTCGTATTGATCCGCGGACCGGAAAGCGCAACCGACCAAGATGGGGACTTGGAGAAAAGGCAGGCATGCGCATCCGGTGGGATGCCGCTCACAACTACATGAAACCGGTCGTTATCGAAGGCAAATGGGACGATCTGGATGATGATGACAAGGTAGCGGTGCAGATTGCCCATAACATGCTCGGCAAGAATGACGAGCTGGCCAGATACAAGAAGGACGACCGGGAACACAAATGGGTGATCCATACATGGTTGCGTCCAAGTCAGGAACGGTTTTTCCTTCAGGGCATCTATCAGTACATCTCTCATCATGAGAACGCTGCCGGAGACAGCGCAAGCCGCTACGGCCCTGCCGCCCGGGCACGTGCACTCACCCGCGCAAAACAGAAGGTTGCCAAGGTCGAGGAAGAGCGCAGGAAGATCGTTTCCGGCGAGTACAAGCCGTTCAAGTTGACGGACAGGTACAAGCCCAACAAGGTCCAGCCCGGCACCATCGCCGCAAAGAACATCGTCGAAGGAAACAGCGGACATCACACGCATAATGAGATCGATGTCGATAGCAAGCAGTTGATTCCGCTTCAGGGACAGCATGGCCCGACGGCATACGATCAGCATGAGAACGAAGTCGAGCGCCAGAAGGTTCCGCGATCAGCTCCCGGCCAGAGCGGCAGGCAGTCGGTGTCACGGCCCGATTCCGCAGGAGGCATCTCCTTGCCTGAACTGTATGATGCGGTGCAGCACGCCGGTATGCAGCGGCTGCAGCCGGAATTCCGCGGTATTCGCGCCCGTCAATCGAAGCGCATGAATGCTGGTCTCCGTCCGGTTTCACTGGACGAATGGCGCGAATGGCGAAGCTTCAAGCCGTTGCCCGGAGAGAGCAAGCGGGACTTCGAAATACGCAAGCGCGACCATTTCTTCAAGATCCGGGAAGGCAAGCCAAACCCTGCGGTCTGGCGCGGCATCCTTGAGGACATCAAGAACGGCTTCATCGAAACAAGGCGCGGACGCATTGAATTCGACGCACGGATGCGCAGGCAGTTCAATCGCGCCGGAGCCCGCATGGCGGTGGACAATAGCGTGATCAGCCGGGAGGAAGAGTGGGGAAGTCTCGAATGGCCCGTCCGCTCCACGTACTTGCTCAGGGTCATTCAGCAATTGCACAAGAACGCCCATCCTGAAATCTATGGAACGGCCGAAGAGCGCGAGCACGCTGGCGGACGGCAAGGCTCCGCACAGCGCCGCATTCGCATGGCAGACCGGCAGAAAGAGCGGGATTACCGCGCCCAGATGCAGGCAATGGCTGACCGCCAGCGGCGCAACAAGGCTGCCAAGATCCGTCCCCAGCGACCGGAGCGGCCGGAAGCCCCGGAGACCGGGGAAAAGAAGAGGCTTGAGATCGGTTCCGCTTCGCCACCTACCACGCGCGAGAAGGCAATTGCCAAGATCGCACGGATCGACGGACAGGTTTCCAGACTGAGCAGCATTGCCACGTCGGGCGCGAAGGCCCGTCCTGTCGCTGACCTGAAGCCTCTCGCGGATCGGCTGCACAAGGAAGGACTGAACGTCAAAAAGGTCATTGCAAAATACGGAGTGGACAGCAACCGCTATTCACGGGCGTGGCAACGGTTCTTCTCCGTGGTGCAGGAAGCCCGGAAGGAATTCGGGCCCCAGTACTGGGAGGATGTCTCGCGCATTCGTGAGCGGTCACGCAAGATCGGACGGCTGGGACGTAGCCGACGCGAAGCCGAACCTCTGGCACTTTCATTGCGCAGGTTGCGAAGCGGTCTAGCCAAATCCATGCTTGCCGATGCCATTCGCAAGTCAAAAGAAGGATAGGTCAATGAAGAGATCGTTTGAATCGGTAGCTACCAAGATTGCCGCACGGCAGGGAGTGCCCATGGATCGGGCACGCGCCATTCTTGCGGCCGGTACCCGGCGTGCGGGAGCAGCGGCACGCAAGAAAAATCCGGCACTCAATCGTGTAAGGAAGTCCGTGACATTGGGGATGTCCTACGACCAGCCCCTTCCCATGCCATTCCGCGAGGATGGCATGCCGGACTGGGAAGCCCCCTCCCTCGGCGCGTTTGTCAGCTTCGTGCTGGAAAACGGTCCCCTAAAGGGCCGGGTGGTCATCTTGAAGCGATTGCCGAATGGCATGTACATCATTGCTCCGGACGGACAGGTCAAAAATCCCGCCAATCGAGACCTTGACAAGGAGAAGATGAAGAAGGAAGAAGATTCCGAGCATGAAATGCAGGAAGTTTTCGATTCAACCAAGATGGGCAAATCATGGCGGCGCAAAAACACACCCGTTCGGGAGGAGAGTGATCCAATGAAACTGATGTTCAAAACCGGATTCCGCAGATTGTCCAAGGCTGATTTGCCAACAAAGCCGGTCTTGGATCCTGACAAGCCCGGCAGCGCTCTGTTTCGACAATCAATTATCGACGAAGCAAAGAGTAAAAGAGACGCTGCCCCGACATCCGGCACTGTAAGAGCCGCTGGCGACACAAGACCGGTGACCGATCCCGGAAAAGAATCTGAAGCATCCAAAGAATACGCACGCACAATAATGAGCCGCGGGGGTGCAGGACCGGCTGGTCCCGGACCTCGCAGCGAAACGCAGGTGGACGCAGGAGAGCGTGCCAAGAATCTGGGCGCATCGCGTATCGGCCCTGTCGGCGTTGCTCCTAAAATCAGAGAGGACACGCCGGATGATCCGGCCGGACGGGTCCGAAGCGCCTTGGGGAACGATGCCAAGATAGTCGGCGGCGACTCGAAAGCGATGATGAGCGGACGGCTTGGAACTGTCTCCGCGAAGCGCAAGCTGGCCGATGGGACGTGGGAAGACTTGGGCATAACACCGGCGAGCAGGGGAAATGAAGGCGAGGCAATGGCAAGAAACAAAGACGCCATTACCTATAGCACGGGTCCAATCGGACACCACTTGGTTGACAGGTGGATAACGAAGAACGCAAAGAATCTGGGATGGGATATCTCGACTGAGGACGGGAAGGGAGTCTCTCCGGAAAAAGTCCGCAACTTGCGAATGACCGCACTGGGGATGTTGGCAGATAGTGATGAGCAATTCATTATTTCGACACCAAATGGCCAGAGAGTGGCAAGAGTTAAAGATCACATCAAGAGGATTGATCCGAAAGAAACCGCGGCTACTGTACGCAAATGGGTCAGCGCGATCAAGGGGTATGATGAGGGCGGACAAGTGTGGGGCACATTGCAAAGGTATGCATTGGGAGGAAAGGATGCCGCCGTCCGCAAGTTTCTTGACAAGATGAACGTTCCCGCGGACATGCATGGCCATATCATGCGAGCCCTTCAGAACGATGATCGTACCTTGCGGGAATCATTTGCGGCCAAGAGCTTTTCCCTGTCACTGACCGAACGTCAGGCAAGGAGCTATCAGCGCATTCGCAAGTCACTGATCCGCTTTGCCAAGGCCAATGGCGAGGGACCAAACGAGAAGGACTTGATGTCGTTCTTCGGACTCGGAGGTACAACTCCTCCTGCTCCGGCCGGTCGTGCTGGAGGCAGGAAACGCTCATTTTTTGACACCGGCGGCGAAGATCCCTCCCCCAGTGGATCCGGCGCTCCGAAATCGACTGGAGATGCTTGGGGGGATGTACTGGCAAATCTGGACGCCAAGGAAAAGATGAGCGGGGGTTCGGTGCGTCGTGATGGACAGGCTACCGCGGCCGAAATCGGCGCTCCTCGGGGAGACAGAAGCCGGTCGGCCAGCGTTGGGCGCGGAACCGCTGCATGGAAGAAAGTTCCCAGTGTAACGGAACGGGCAGTCAGGGATGCGGAAAAAAACAATCGTGGAGCGGCAATGCGAGTTCAGCGTCCCGATGGAAGCGTAGCGGAGGGAACATCGCGCCAGTTGGCGGCACAACGCCGCGCGAGCGATAAGGCGGCACAGGGCGACGCAATGGCAAAACTCAAGCAACTCAGGGAAGAGAATCCCCACTTGAGTGCAGCCGAGTTGGCAGAAATGGCAATGAGAAGCAAGTCCTTCGCCAAGGCGCTTCAACGTCTCTTCAAGGCGCTTCCTGCTCCACGCACATCCCGTCGCTGGAGGTAATCAATGATCAAGACGCCAAGGCTGCATTCAGCAATTGTTTCCTACTTTGGCGGCTTGATCACAGGTATTGGCAATTTCAATTTATCCAATCGAATAATGGATGCCGCAAGGTCAGGAGACTACGACAAGGCTCATGACCTGACTTTGCGGCATAATATTCTTGATAAAAATAATACATACCGTAAGTACGACAAATTTCCGATCAATCTGTTCAAGCAGAATATTCAGGAAAAAATGAGAACAGAACATCCAGAGAAGGTGACAAAAGCAATGGCCACGACACATCCGGCAATCAAGACCATCGGACTTGGCGGCAATGCATTGCGTGCAATCGCATCCGGCAATTGGGACAAGGTTGATTCTGCGTCCATGACAAAAATCCATCGGGCACTGATGGAGCATGGATTTGGCAAGAACCCTCTTGATATCAGCCACATTGAGTCTTATGCCAAGACAGCAAAGTCATACAGTGTGATCTCCATGTTGCAACGCGAATTGCAAAAGGCATCCCAGCATGATCGTGATCCGGAGCGTCAGCGAAAGCTCGACATGGACACATCCTTCTTCCGAAAGCCAAAGACCTACCGGGGCGTGCACCCTGATCATGATGCAATCCTTCGGTATTTCGATCATTTCTCACGGGTATTGCCCAGAGACTCACGTGCAACCATCATGCATGACGCATCCTTGGGCGAATATGGTTCAGCGCAAAGAAAACTTGCGCGACGCAACGACCGTTTGCCAGCCGGTCTTGACGGATTGAAGTTCGGTGATTATCAGATTGATGCCGTGAAGACAATGGACGAAAAAGGTATCTTCAAATCATTTCAAAAGTCGATAAAAAAAAATGAATTATTAAAAGCTTTAGGCGACGATTATGACGATGAGGATGATCGAACAGTCACATTTGATCCAATGGAATCTCCTGAAGTTCAACAAAAGATTCAAGAACAAATAAACAATTCAGAACGAATAATGGGTGTTCATCCAAGCGAAACACTTATACGGCAGATTACCAAGGGAGTCGTAGATGAATGGACCAGTAAATATCTTGATCGTGCACATCAAATACGTGTCGATAGTGAAAATGAGGATGGTCCTCAAAATTTAGACGAAGAAGAAGAAGACGAAATTTCCGGCGCTTTGGGATCTATGGGCATAAATTTGAGCGGAGGATTCTCAATTGACAAAAAGGCGCCTGCAGAAAGGCCGTCAAAGGCTGCAGGATCAAAGGCTGCAGAAAGGCCGTCAAAGCCTACAGGATCAAAGGCGGGTCTTGCAAAAGACCGCTGGGAATCGCCATATCATAATCTTTCGGGAGAATTTGTCACCAACAATGGCGAGACGCCCGCAGGACCATTGTTCAATGCAAACGGTAAGGATCATCCGGAAGACTACGAAATAACTCGAGCTGGTCGTGATCTGTTGAATTCGATTTTCCCCAACAGAACTGATTCTAAAGCTAATTTAGATCCAAATAGAAACTTGGCATTTTTTACAGGAATGAAAAAAGATCGTTCCGGAAAAATTATAACTTCGGCAATGTCCAGAAGGTTGAAAAGTTGGAAAATTCATATTGAAAAGATGTTGAAGCGGGAACTCACTCCGGAAGAAATGGAGTTCATCAATCATCACGCGTATCGGGCAAAAGCGGCGGCAGAATTTAACGGATATAAAGCAAGCTTTCCAGAAGCAGGGTATGAGCAACAGCTCACTGAAGCCATGGACAAGCTTAAAGGTGTCGATAACGGCGTCTTCACTCTTCCCGATACGATACGGCAAATATTTATAAATGTCAGAAAAAATCCAAAACTTCTTTCAACAGGATTTCGGAGAGCATATCAATTTCTGGACAACATGACTGCAAGGGCGGGCAATGACAAGAAAAAGCTTGAAGAAATCGCGAAATTCAAAGCGACCGTGAGAGAAGCTGAACAAATGGTTCCTAAATCCACGCCTAAGGAAAAATTTGTCATCGGTGATGAAGCGGCATGGGATCGCGCTGACTGGATGCAGGCTAGCGACCGGGCAAAGGAGAGGTTTGCCGACAAATTGCTACGAATTCAGCAGGAATATTTTCCTCGATCTTCAGAAAGATCGACAGAAAAAGCAACATTTGCGCAAGCCTTCGCTCAAACGATGAAAGAGGAGGGTTTGGGAAAAGAACAGTTTGATAACATGACCAGCACCGAGGCGTCGGAAAAACTCATGAAGATCATTGAGTCTTTCCAGAAACAGCTCAAGGCACAGGATTCACTGAAGCCTGATCCGCGAGCTGAAGCAGCAGTCAAGTTGGGCTATCCGCATGCAGAGGAAATCCGTGACATAAACATGATGAAAAGGAAAGCCGAGGTAGAGGGGAATGCCGAGCTCATGCAAGAGGCCAATAGAAGATTGGCGCAAATTCCACGAGAAGATTATGAAAAGTGGGATGAGTTCATGGGCCGCACGGTCAAGGAAGACAGGGCTGCACTATTAGAAAAATACAAGGAAGAATACGGAGAGGATCCCGGAAAATATGTTGACGCGTCTAGAAACGGATTCGTGTTCCGGTTTGAACGGCATCCAGCAAGCAGAGAGATGATCGACAGGGCTTTCGGGAAAATTGAAAAAACAATTGAAACTCTTCCTCAAAACATAACCGAAAAATTGAGGGCGGCAATTGCGAATAGAGACACGGGAAAAGTCGATGATGCATTTCTGTCTGCAAGCGCGGAGATTAAAAAATTATACGACAGTGGAAAAATTGATGATAATCAGGAACAGCAATATCAAAAAGTATTGCGTGAGGCAGAGACACACCGGCAACAGGCAAGGGGATTCATTCCTGAGCGCCAGCTAAAGCGTGATCAAGTTCCTGATGGCGCAAGACTATACGAAGGCGGAAGCCCGGAAGACTTCGACAGAGCCACGCATATCACTCCGTTTCACGCAATGCTGGCAGCGGATTCAAGCAAAAGGGGAGAAGCCAGCGTTTCCAATGAACAGATGGGCGCCATCAGGCAGAAGGCGTCAGAGGAATTTGAGGCTGAATACAGCACTCGGCTCAGCGAACTGGAACGTCAGCTGATGCAGGCACAAACAGATGAAGATGGGAAAAAAATTCAGGAAAATATAGATACGTTAAAAAGAGAAAAAGATGTAGCAAAGACAAACTACTTGAGTTCAGTCGAAGGCAAGTATTCATTACTGGGCGGTACAAAATCAGCATCAGAAATGGACGCCCAACGGCGCAGGAGACGTGCAGAAAACTTATATGCAAATTCCATAAGGGGCGCTTGGTCAAACATAAGTTCAAAAGTACTCTCTGGTAACTTCGCGAGTGAATTTGATGACGACTCTGGAAAAGAGTTGTTTGAACGCGTAACGAATTTAGCCAAACTGGGAATGGGCGGCAACACAAATGCTCAATCTCAGAAAGAATTGTTAAAACAGCTGAAAGAGATCCTTGCCGAACGAGACCCCTCGGGACGGCCGATTATTCGAAACAACAACATGTTGGAAACGATATACAACGTCGCTCGAACACTAGACGAAACATTGGATCGTATTCAAAAATTTTCTAACAAAGAAGAAATAAACGGTTCAAAGAAACTGTCAGATGCACCCCCTCTTGCACAAGTGGCATTTGGAGGAGTCCCGATATCGAAGCGCGGATTCGTTCAATGGGCAACAAATAAAGGAACTAATGATGAAGTTGCTCCTATAGATGATCCAAATTCTGCATATAATGAGGTTATTCGAACAATTACGCATAAACAAGTGACGGATGAAAATGGAGTAACGCATTCAGTTCCGCGGTTCACGCCAGATGAACTTGCACAACGCGCAAGAGAGCAGCTGGAACGAAAACGACGCGGAGATCCGATAGGTCAAGATGAACATGCTGAGTCTGAGCTGGCCCTATGGATCGCTGCATATCAGGATGAAAGAAAAAGAAGGGAAAAACAACGCGCAAAGCTTCAGGAGTTTCGCGACAATCCCGAAGCCCTTCAGCAAAATTGGCTTGAAAACAAGGACATGGCCATCGCTGAAATCAAAGCAGCGGACATAAGTAAAGATCAAAAAACAGCACTGATAGATGAACTCTCGACGCCCGAAGGATGGCTGGCTCGACAGGAACGGTCAGTCAGGAAAGCGGACACGCAACAGCTTGGACGCATTTGGGACGTGATTTCACAGCATCCCATGGCAAACCTTCTGAAAGGAAAGATTGCCACGCAAATGCAGTTCCGCTCACAGCAAGATGCAAGAGGCGCTCTTTACAGGAATGACCGAAGTGGATTGAGCGATCCGGAGCTGCAGGGTCGCGTTGGCGATCCGCAAAACCCGTCCGGGTTTCCAGTGGCAATGACTCCAATTGTTGATCAGAACGGAAAGCCGACTGGGCGTTACACCTATGAAGAGTTTGCTCCAGATCAAGGCAAGGATCCTCTTCTTTATTTGGCTCACGAACAATTCCATCGGAATCGCGCTGCGGAATCAATGACGCGTAACCGTTTCTGGCCTGCCATGAAAATTGCCTTTGGAGAAAGTGCCCCTGTAAAGAAGATGTTTAGTGAAGCCGTTGGGAAAAAGGGATCATGGGTTTCATGGCTCCAGCAGTTCGTGAACCCCAATGGCAATGGCAATCTTGATCCGGAGAGTGTAAGGAAATTTCTCAGATATCAAGCGGAAAAAACCGGAAAATATGTCAGTCGCAATGGAACATTCAATGAAGACGAATTCAATAATGAATTCAACAAGATCAGTGGCAACAAAGCTCAGCTGACGCAGGCGTTCTCTCAAGCATTGTATGACGCATCAATCGAAAGCCATCGAACCAAAGGGGCGGGGACAGGAGAATATGACGTTCCTGCCCTTCCGGAATCGTTTGTTAACAAAATACATGATATGTATCATCGTAAACAGTCGGTAGCAGCGGGCGGTCAAGATGTTGTTGGTCAATACATGGAACAACGAACCAAGACCGCTCAGGAACGTGCACAGGAACGATCTGATGAATACTGGGACGAAGTTGATCGCAGACGCAAGGGACAAAAAGGTGGAATGGCCAAGGTCGATGTGAAAGGATTGCCCTTGGATGAAGCTGCAAAAAAGGTGCTTGATGACAAGTTGTTCAGTGGCACGCGCGAAGGTGCTGAAAGGTCAGGGCGAGACTTGGCATCCGGGCACAGTATGGGAGCCGCAAGCCGCAGACTGGATTTCAATGGTCATTTGCTAAACAAGGTTGGAGAAGACGGCAGGCTCGTTCCGGAAGAGGGGGAAACGCAGACGCACGGCGGGACACCATGGTCGGACCGGGAACTTCTGCTGGCACATGCGCTTCATTCCCTGAGGCATTTGTATCCTGAATATCATCATTTGGAAAACAAGACAAAAGATGAAAATGGAGAACAGATATTCGACGCACAAGGAAGGCCAGTATATGCCACCTCCGGTGGCGCAGCATCAGAGGTTCATACAAAGTTGTCCAGATACCTTCAGGGCGCTGCAACGGGAAATTACGACATGATGCATGATGCAGCGAAGCAACTGCACAGATCAGGCTTAACCTTTGAGGGACTGCAACGACCAGACCTCATAGAAGAACACAACATTCCGGGAAAAGAAGTTACGGTCGGACATCTCTTCAAGCCAATTGCAAGCTTTGTTGCGGCTAAAAATGCTTTGGCTAAAAGAGATCGGACTAAAAAGAAAACCGACCTCCCGAATGATGAGGCTCCTTGGAAGACATGGAAGAGCAATGCCTTGCCTCAGTTGCGTCAGGCAGCAAGCGCTGGCACTTTCGACGCGTTCAAGCCTGTTGTAAGCAATTACTTCAAAACGGCAGAACGCGTGCAGGGCGAAAGGAATGCCGCAAAAGTAGATCAGACTGCTCCAGTCGTGCCGCCGGAAGCGGCAGCGACTACGGTCAAAGCGTTTGCTCCCACGCCATTCCCGTTCAGGATTGGAGCGTTCTAAAGCATGGAGCGACGAGTTGGCGCAAGGTCGGGATGGAGTGCTTCCAAGACATCAGGATTGCGGTCCCGTCAAACCGATGAAGACCGACCCGCTCCCGGCTTAGGGGGAATTCAGACCCCTGATGGCCGGAAAAATCCTGCGAGTCAGAAGGCGACCGGCATCGAGAACCTTCTTCGTTATGCATTGCTCAGGAAAGGAATAAATTTTATCGAACAGGCATCCATAGGACCATGGTCAATCGACTTTCTCCTTCCCGATTACATGGTCTGCGTGGAGGCTGATGGAGAATTCTGGCACAGCAGCCCTTCGGCGCGGATGAAGGATCGACGCAAGGATGCTTGGCTCAAGAGCAGAGGGTACATGGTGTTTCATTTCGACGGATGGGAAATCAAGCAAGACTCAGATTTTTGCGTGTCTCGCATGATGAAATCAATTGAGGGAAAAATGAACACCATCGTGCAATCAATTGCCGAAGAAGAAGATGAAGATCAGCCGCCAATGGAGATCCCGACATATGAGCAATCCGGAGCAAATGAAGAAAAAGATGACGAATACGAACGATGGCTCTCGGGAAACAGATGATCGCGGACTTCATTACCCAAAATATTCGCAGGCCGGAAATGCGACATGCACAAATTCGAAATGCAAGGCACGAATTGTAAAGTCCAATGCAACGATGGATGTTTCAGAGCGACTCTACAAGGCATTGATGGTTACGAATAGAACTAAAATATTCATAGTAGAAGGCGCAGTCGTTGCAGAATGTGTATGTGGAACCCGCTATGACATGGGCGGAGTATTTTTTGAAAAGACAAAAAAATGACAGTAACCGCAGGAACAGTGACATTTGACGCAACCGAATACTGCCGCTACACCGTCGGCATGAACACGATCACCGTGTCACTGACTCCGACAGGTGGATCTCTGCTAGCCGGTGAGGCATTCAGGTTCTCGATCTTGCGTCAGGCTGTGCCCAATTGGCCAGATGCCTATCGCAGTGTCATGACCAAGACGGTTACCGCAACTTCTGCTGATGTTTCAACAAATACGGTTTCATGCACATTTGCCATTGGAGTTGATGACATGGACGCCGATGGCATCACCAGATGCATCAGCGGCTATTACAATGCAACGGTCTCCCCTGTTGTAAGTCCCCTTACAGTCTGGACAGCAGCATCATTGATTTATGTCACATTGATGCCGGTCAGTGAAATACGCAGCGAGTGGTGTTATGGCGCCCCGCTCAGGTCAATTGAAACCATGATGCCGAAGTTTCCGCCCAAGAATATCACTGGAGTGACGTTCGATGAAATCTCCTTGGAGACCATTCCGGGGATGAAGTCACTGATCCTGACCTACACGGCACCGCTTGGCGCGATTGCGGCATCATGGACAATCGCTTGGGACGGAGGCGCTCCGGTCGTCATCAATCAAGTCAAGGCACAATACATCCTGATGGATGAATTGGAGTTGAACTACGCAATTGTGACCATCACCAAGGCGATGCTTCCCAACCAAACCATCACGGAGAAATTGTTAGTCGTGCAGGGAGAAATGCCGGATGCCATGATTGCCCGACGCATTCGCAATGCGATGAACAGCGCCGAATCGATGATGGGTTTCCCGCTGGAGCCATATCTGTACACATCAATGCCGCTTTATCCGGGACAAGTTCTCGAACACAACAAGATGACTGATCACTGGGATCGCGTCGGCAGGGCAGTGGATTATATCGTTCCCGTGGACGGCTACCAGTGGCCAAGCTTTCGGCTTCCGTACCAGTGGTGCATCAAGATGCACAGTCTGTACGGATTCCATTCTGTTGACAAGATCATTTCCATCGAAGGAGACTGGTGGAACAGCACGATTGATCGCATGTCGGGATTTGTGCAACTGGTTCCCGCACTCGCTTCATTTGCGAGATGGACCGTATACACACACCCCATGCTGGCCCCATTCTTCATGCATCGCAACATTCCCTCCTTCTGGCAGTATGAAGCAACCTTTGGATTGCCAGATTTGTCCGACAACACGCGCGCCCCGGTACGCGAAATGATTGCCCGCATGGCGGCTTCGAGCGTCCTGCTTGACGCACAGCGAGCGTATCAGGGTGGATATGGATCGCAATCGACAGGTCGGGACGGTCTCTCAACATCCGGAGCGTTCAATCCCGGCGGTCCTTATGCGACCACCATTCAGCAACATCAGCAATGGTTGCAATTGGAAGTGCCAAGACTGAAGGCAAAACTGGGCGGATTGCTGCTCGGCATGCTTGGGGCTTCGTAACGTGCCTCTTCGCATAATACAGTTCAACCGCGCCATTTCGACCCATGGCGACATGGTCATCCATTACCGCGGCAATATATGTTCCTGCTCTCCGACCGGACGCCTTGAGGAGGCCGATCTGACGTGCAGGAAGTGCAACGGTCTCGGCGTGTTCTGGAATGATCCGAAACCCATTCGCGCCATCATCACCGGATTGGACTCCGACCGGATGGGTCGTCATTGGCTGCAGAACGGAATCGCCCTGCCCGAAGACATGTCCTGTTCCACCTATCCGGCATATGCCAGAAGGTTCAAGGATTACGACAAGGTCATTCCAACATGGAGGCATGGATTCCCCTACGCCGGAGAGCTGCTGCGTCGCGGGGAAAAAGATACGTTGATCTACAAGCCTGTGGGAAAGATACAAAAGGTCTCAAAAGTGAATCCTGAAAGCGGCATCGAAACACTCTGGACACAAGATGTTGATTATACGATGACGGGTGAGGATGGCAAGGATGTCTCATGGATTTCCGGGCACGGGCCCGCTTTTGACGAGGTGTATGGAGTAGTATATGAGCCACGGTTCGAGTTTGTCGCATGGGCGCCGCCGGGTGAGCGATGGGAACGCGGACGCGATCTTGGCAGAAGGATCTTGCTGAGAAAAGTTCATTTGCCTTGGCCTAAAACCAATTGGGCATAGAGGCATTTGGCTCAAAATTGCTCAGATACTATTCATCTACACGATGCCACTTTGGTCAGAAGTGGCATCAATTTTATTTGGAGGCAACCATGTTCAGGGAATTTTTAGCACTACCCAAGGATTCGTCAAGTACTACCAATGGCATGAAAATTGACCCGTATTTCACAAGGAAGATGGGTGATGTATACGATACCGTAGAGTGGGAAACCATGTCTGTTACCACGGGATCGGGCAAGGTCATCAGTGATGTGGAATTTCCAACATTCTGGAGCGAGAATGCCCGCATTCAAGTTTCCGAGAAGTATTTCCGTCGCGCAGATGTGCCGCAATTTCCTGAAGGCATCCTTGACCGTCATCAGGCCGAGGCTGCGGGAATTGACTGGAAGGCGCTTCCCCTTGGTAGTGAGAAATCCCTGAAGCGTGTCGTCAATCGTCTTGCTGGAGCGCTGACGTATTGGGGTGTCAAGTACGGATACTTCACCACACAGGAAGATGCAGAAAATTATTATCGTGAAATGGCATACATGATGCTGCATCAGTTTGCCGCCCTGAATTCACCGCAGTGGTTCAATACGGGCATGCACTGGGCCTATGGGATTTCCTCCGGTCCCAAGGGTCAGTGGTACTACGATTTCGATCAGAACAAGGCCGTTCCCTCCACTGATGGCTTTGAGCATCCTCAAGCACATGCGTGTTTCATCCTTGGAGTGAAAGATGATCTCTTCGGCCCAAATGGCATTTTTGATACAGCGAAGCGGGAAGCGCAGATTTTCTACTTCGGCAGTGGTGCGGGATCGAATTATTCGAGCCTGCGCGGCAAGGGAGAGCCGGTTAGCGGTGGCGGCATCAGCAGCGGCATGATGAGTTTCCTCGACGTGTTCGATGTCGGAGGCGGCGTCATCAAGTCGGGCGGCAAGACACGTCGTGCGGCCAAGATGGATATTTGCAGTGATACGCATCCCGAAGTCCGGGAGTTTGTCCAGTGGAAGATGCGACAGGAAAAGATGGTCCGCATCCTGATTGAGGCTGGCATGTCGGGCGGGTTCGAGGACGAAGCCTATCGTACCGTCCGTGGAATGAATAGCAACAACACCGTAGCCCTTTCCCATGACTTCTTTGATGCACTTCGTCAGGACGATACATGGAAACTGCGATGGGTCACTGACCCTAGCCACGTTTCCGCCGAATTTCCCGCAAAGGAACTTTGGAAGGAGATCGTGTATGCCACATGGTTCTCCGCAGACCCCGGCATTCATGCCACCGATACGATTAACGAATGGCACACCTGTCCGCAAGACGGACGTATTGTTTCGAGTAATCCGTGCGTGACTGGCGATACGTTTGTTGCAACAGAGAAGGGGTACCGCCGCATAAAGGACATTGTGGGCACACGCCAGAATGTTGTAAACGGCAATGGCGATATTGTTCCAGTATCGAAGATTTTCAAAACTGGCACCAAGGATGTGCATTCCATTCGTACACAATCAGGATATTCAGTTCGAGTGACATCTGATCACAAAATCTTTACTGTCAATCGAGGAGACGTTCCTGCGTCCGAATTGCAATCTACCGACATCATCAAATTGCAGGGTGCTGGATTTGGCTCCGTTTCGTTGAGCGAGGACGCCGCCATCGTATTGGGTGCTGTCGTTGGTGATGGCTGCGTAACGCAGGGAACAATGGTCATCACTTCTGGCAAGGACGAACGTGCCGTGTCAGAACGATTTGCGCGTTCGATGAATGCGCTGAAAACGGAAAGTGTTGCGAATTATGCGTATGCGATGCGCGAAACACATGTTTGTGAAGCCGCTACCCAGCTACGAGTAAGCACCAGTTCTGTTGGATTGATCGAGTATTTATCGAAATACGCAGTCATGGACGAAGGTTCGGATCGCAAGCGATTCACCGATGCTTTCTTCGAGACAGATCATTTGACCCAACGCGCTGTTCTTCGAGCGCTTTACACCGCCGACGGCACGGTTGCTAATTATGGCGGCAAGTCACAGTATGTCTCGTTGGACAGCACAAGCATGGAACTTCTTGAACAAGTTCAAATTCTTTTATTGAATTTTGGAATAAAATCAAAACTATATGCCAATCGACGTTCGGAAGGGCAAACAGTCGCAATGCTTCCCGACGGCAAAGGAGGCATGAAGGAATATTCCGTCAAGCAAATCCATTCTTTGCGCGTAAGTCGTTCATCGCGTGTCTTATTTGAGAAAGAAATTGGATTTTTGCCGGAGAGCAAGAAATCTACTATCCTTGAGTATGTGAATACGTCAGTCGGAACGTATGAGGACAAGATGGAGGATCGTGTTTTGTCCATCACGCCGGATGGTACCGAAGATGTATATGATCTTACCGAGCCGATAAGCAATCACTTTGTTGCTAATGGAATCGTCGTTCATAATTGTTCTGAATATCTTTTCCTGAATGAGACGGCTTGCAATCTTGCCAGTATCAATCTCGTGCGATTCTATGATCTCGAGAAGGAACCCGGTTCCGCATTCAATCGCGCAGGATATCGTCACGCCATTCGCATGTGGCAGTTGGCGCTCGACATCACCGTCTCAATGGCGCAGTATCCGGCAGAAGATTTTGCAAACAAGAGCATGGAATACAGGACTACAGGATTGGGCTTTACCAATCTGGGCGGCCTGTTGATGCTCATGGGGCACGCCTATTCATCAAAGGAGGGCCAGCAGATTGCCGGTGCGTTGAGTGCAATTCTGGGCGGAGAATCCTATGTGATGTCCGCAATGATTGCAAAGGAACTTGGGACATATCCTGCATTTGAACGTAACAGGAAGGATCATCTCCGGGTAATTCGCAACCATCGTCAGGCGGCTTACGGTCGCATTGACAATCTGAACGGATTGTTCGGTTATGATGGCATCACGAAGACGCCTCGCGAATTAGACCTTCAGGTTTGCCCAATTACGCATTGGCCGCTTCTTGATGACGCAGAGCAGTGCTGGTCGAACGCACTCACCTTTGGCGAGATGTATGGGTATCGGAATGCGCAGACGACTGTCCTTGCACCCACCGGCACAATCAGTTTTGCAATGGACGCAGACACCTTCGGAATTGAACCAGACTATGCGCTCATCAAGTACAAGGCGCTGGCTGGCGGCGGATACGCCGTCATTGTGAATCGCCTCATCGAGCCTGCGCTTCGCCGCCTTGGGTATAACGATGACGAGATGATCACAGCCATTCTCGATCACGTCAATAAGACCGGCATGGTTGAGGATGCTCCTTATCTTCATCGCCGCCACTATTCGGTGTTTGACACAGCGGTGGCTGCACGACCGGGCGGTCGATCCCTTTCGGCTCGCGCTCATATCGACATGATGGCCGCATGTCAGCCTTTTCTCTCCGGAGCCATTTCCAAGACCGTCAATCTACCGGAAGAAGCAACAGAGCATGATATTTCTGATGCCTATTTGTATGGATACGAATCGGGTCTCAAGGCGATTGCGGTGTACCGGGCAAATAGCAAAGCGGCGTCAGTGATGTTTACCTCTGCTGATGCGCTCAAGCAGCGTCAGAACATTGATCTTGGAAGCCGAGAGTTTGATATCAATACAATCTTCCGCCGGAGCGTCGCTCCCATGCAGTGGATTGAAGAAGCATCGGAACAGCCGATGAATGAAACAGAAGACGATCAGGCTGGAGCAATCGACATGCCCACATACGGCTGCAAGGATGGCGTTTGCGCCATCTAGGAGGAAAGCAATGCCCGACCTGAACCACATGCTGACACATCCCCAACTTGGCCCTACACTGTCGGCACAATCCTATATTTCTGTTCCGGTAGTTGGGGCAACCCATACGTTCTCGATCAGGGTGACCCGCAAGGGAAGCCCTGTTTCAGGAGCAACTGTTACCATTCGGGTGTATGACAGCACTGACACGCAAGTGTATCCCACCAGTGGCGCATTAACTATTCCGGCCGATTCAGCTATTCCGGGCACATATACCTATACCCCTGTTGGCACTGGAATATTTACTGTAGCATATTCTGTATATAAGGTAGAATGGATTGTGGTTGCTCCTGCATCAGGATCGCTTCCACAATGTACACTACCATTGACACAGAGAGTCACCGCACAAGAACCATAGGAGTTTTGTCATGCGCTTCTTCCCTTTCACCATGTATCCTCATGGAAAAGATGATATTTCAAAAGCGGAAGGGAAGAAGGGCATTCTCTGGCTTGCTCCTGAAACGCAAGATTCTCCAGTGGACCCTCATCATGAGGTTCCTGCCAAGCATCTTCACGTCACCACTCAGTTCGGCGTTCACGAAAACGATGTGAAGCATCTGATTGGCAAACCAGTAACCGCAGAGGTTCTGGCTGAATGTCACGACAATCAGTCACATGCGCTGCACGTCAAGTTGCCTGATGATGTCTCATGTCAGAATGAACATCCGCACATGACGATCAGTACGGCAAGACAATCGAATGGAAAGCCAGTTCCCCCAGTAGATTCGAACAGGATGCTGGCTGATTCAAGGCACAAGAGAAAGCCGGTTCTTGACCCAGAGACCGGCGATGCAATGTGTCTTCAGTTGCGCTACGAGTTTTCGCCTTTTCAGTGAGGCGTGCCAGAAAGACTCCATAACTGAATATCTTTCTTCTTGTTCATTGCAATTTCTCTCAGTCCCTCATTTTGGAACATGATCTCGAGATTGTCATGCGTATACGAAAACGCCTCGATAATGCCAATGATTGTTTTTGTTACCTCATTGGGGTCCACACGATCTGACCATGTTTCGCTGCGCATGGCGATATCCATTGCCATTAATGTCTCGAGCGCATCTTCTACGGCCTTTGCCTGCGTATCACTGATTGTACCGCGGCGCTTCAACACGTTAATGTCAATCATTGCACATCTCCTCTGATACATCATAGCAATACAAATGGTGACCCTCGCGGGATTCGAACCCGCAACCAAGGGATTAAAAGTCCCTTGCGCTACCATTGCGCCAGAGGGTCCGGCGATTCGGATCACGGAACAATGCGGGGCAGCAGGTATTCGATGGCCCACTCTCGCATGTCTTCAATGCTTCCGCTATTTTGATACACATGATCCGCAAGAAGTGATTCTGTGTATTGCTCCGATTCGTGAATGGGGGAATTCCCGGCGATCAGGTGTGACCATGAACCAAGTACGCGGACTGTAGTGAATCCGTTTGCTCGTCCCCACAGGCATTCATTATGAAAACGACAATCGGGAATGATGATGGATGCGTCAGGATTTTCACGTGCAATCTTGAGTACCTGTTGCTCCATGGAGGAGACCCAGTAATCCTGACCCACGACATTTCGCACAAAGTCTGTTCCAAGCCACTGCCATAGCGGACGAAGAAGCAACTTCGAAGAGGGATCAGACAAAACGGCATTCACATCCACAGGCAGCAGTTCCTCTTCAACAATAAATCGAATCATTGATTCGGACATGCTCTTCAGCTTGTCCGCAAAATGCAGAATATGTGTATTACCATGATGCTCGGCAACAATGCTGGCAAGTGTATCCTTGCCAGCCCCTGCCGTTCCAATAATCATCAGCCTCATGCGTTTACATCTTCAACCGGCGGAATGAACGGCAAGGGCATTTCCCCGCTCTCGTCGCTTTCATCATCGGTTTCGTAAGTGAACGTAATCGAATACTCTATGGGCGCAAAAAACCAGTCTACAGATTTTGAATTAAATATTTTTTCTTTATTGATAATAAAATAATTAATAATGTCGCTATGAAGGTGATACAGGACAACTCTACGCTTCACGAACCTCTCCCAAGACAGTCATCAGTGAACGCTGCTGGTTCCACCATTCAGGTTGTGTCCGATTTGTCCATTTTGCAATGTCGGACTTTTCCATGACGTAGTAGGTCCGATACGCATCAATGGCCGACTCTCGTTTGCAATACTCCGGCATTGCCTGCGGAAATGGCGTCAGTCCATTGGAGGACATATTCTTTGGCACCTTAGAAAGCAACGAATGCAACGAGAAAGACTTGTGAACTTTTCCGTACCTGTGCGAATACTCCTTGCACAAGGACTCGAACAAGGACAGCGCCCATAGGTAATTCTGCTCGGATTGCCTTACCCAAATCGAACACGGATGATTGACATGCGTAGGCTTGTACAACAATGCTGCCTCAGCAGGATCGCCAAGCAAATGATGTGCGGTGCTTAGCATTTGCGCTTCCTCTAGGATCATCTTGATCACATGCTTGTCATTGTGGTTGGCAGCTGCTTCCTGAGGGTCGAGAGCAAGAATGAACCGGTTCACCGGCAATCCTCCCATAGATGGCGAGTGCTACTATATTCATCTCTCTGAATGATGTTGATGAATTCATCAAGACGCTCATCATGGCAAATAACTTCGCAATCATCGGTAATTGAATAATCGATGACCTCTCGCTCACAGAACTTGATAAGCAATAAGCGGAAGTCCATTCGATGGCGAAGATGCCGGAGATCGTCCTCAAGCGACTTTATCCGGTACTCATTCAAAACCTGTCCGGACTCGACCGCATTGATGGTGTACAAGATTGACATCCTATTTTTCCTTTCAGGATGAATGATACCATACGTTTGGCGCGAGATAGTTACAGCGTCGTAACGGCAAGTTACTCTGAAAAGTCTGCAAACCCCTCAAGACGCCGTTCCTCTTTTGACGCTTCACTGAAGGCGCGATTTGCAATATCTTTCGGATGCTCTGTGCCCTTTGGCAACATCTCGTGAACATCCTCCCATTTTGTTGGAAGGTAGTCCAGATACAGCGGCCAAGAAGGTAGGCCATGCTCGCAGACAGACTCAAGTTCCGCTATTTCGCATCCGTCCATTGCGCGAAGTGCATGCGACTGAAACGGATCATCATGCCTCAGCATGCGTCCAATCTCCTCCTTGGTGGGCGTAAACGCTTCGGGAGCAATGGTCGCAAACCCGGAATTTCTATGCTTGACCGGACAATCCTTGTGTTCAATGTCGGCAAAAATAAAATGCCATGTGGCTGTCACACCGTAAAAGGCTGCTTTCGCAGGAAGAGTGACTACACAGCCGCAATGACGCAAAGTAATTTTGCGATTCCAAAAAGGTCCGACCCGCTCGATCTCAGAAGCATGAAAATCAAATGTCACATCATGCTCGACATGAGCGGGAATGGGAGAGAAGTTTTCAGGAAAAGCATGAGGCATAAGTGTAATCCTTTTAATTAAACTAATAATAATTCTTCCGGTGGCGGAGGAAGCAGATCGTCGCCTTGATCAGTAAGATTGATATCAGGAATCAAGTGCTCATAGCCATCAGCCTTGAGACCGTCAATAACTTTGATTGCCTGCCAATAGGCATCCTCCGCGATACCCTGCAGGACACCATCTAAATCGTGGTAGCCCTGCCGATACGCATCGTCGCAGCTTCTGTGATAACGATTGACAGCGTCGATGGTCACCGGAATCAGTCCGCGTGGTCCATCCATGTATGGAAGACCATCAATCCGCACCACCCCCCTGAAGCAATCCCGATATGCCGCTTCTACGTCAAAACGATGATACCTAGTCACTGCCATCCTCCTACGATTTTTACCGGAGCCGCCGATGGGATTCGAACCCATGACCTGATGTTTACAAAACAACTGCTCTACCTCTGAGCCACAGCGGCGATACGATCAGGGGCGACCGCGTGCTGACTTCCAAAGCCACCACAGAAGAATAAAGTACCCGATGTACATCAGGAGCAGCATAACAGCCACATTACAGTTCCTCGTCGTTGTTTACAAGCCAGAGCTTGGGATCGAATTGCGGATGAGAATCGTAATGAAAACGGTCGAAACGACGCAGAAAAATTGGAGTGTATTCTCCCATGAATGCGCCTCGGATGTTGTATTCGAACCATTCCCACGCATCCTCATCGCTCATTCCATCTCTCACGAAATTCGAGATGATGGTGTTAATATCGTATATTGCAACATGAACGCCATTAAAGGAGTCGGACACTCCAAGAAAGGCTTCTTCCAATCCGTCGGCAAGAAGAATTTTATCTTTTTCGTCTGGAAATTGATCCTCAATATAGTCATGAATCGCATCTCGCAGTTTTTCGTTTTGCATCTGGACATCATTCTTCCGGTTCGTTGGAATCGACAATGGTGTAGCTGTCAAGATGATCGGGATGAACCTCGACCTCATGCGCCGGAATGATTACTTCTCCGTCATCATTGGGGTGCAAAAAATCGTGCAGTACCCACGGATTGTACGCATACATATAGCCGCGATCAAGCCAGCGCTCATCATCGTAACAGGTGCGATCCTGCCTCCAGACCTTGGCGGCATACAGTTTGACCAATTTTTGCATGAATGGCGACTCCGGCAGGATTCGAACCTGCGACTACCCGCTTAGAAGGCGAGGACTCTGATCCGCTGAGTTACGGAGCCTCGGATGATGTGGCATTCCGTGGATTGGCAGCACGATTTGCCTGATACCGAGCAAGCCGTTCTGCTTTTTCCTGTCGCTTGACTTCCTCTTTTTGCCGAAGCTCTGCGGCGCGAATGCTGCGCTCCTTGGCGTTTTCGATGCGATACAAGGCAGCTTGACCCATGTGCCACAATCGTTTCGACGCGGGAATGTCTTCCTGTCTCGACGCGCTAGTATGATAGCGCTCCGCACTATAGTTGTCAAATCCGGTTCTGGTGGGTTCCCAGTCGGTGGCACTACCAGATTCCTTGATTTTCTTAACCTTCTTTTCCCAATTTTCTTGGTTGAAACCTTTGCGCAGCCTAGTCTCAGAAGGATAGGATGAAAAAGGGAATGGTTTCATTTTTGTGCCTCCATACAATAGTGTAGGCACAAAACGGCGCGGGTGTGGGCTACAAATGTGAAGGCAGAGAATTGGACAGCTCAAATTGCGCCAATTTTTTGAGTGTGAGTTCCCATCGTTTCATTGAATTATCAATGGCCCGCTGAGTTTTGCTCATGATGTCGCTGGAATAAAACGTTCGTCGAATGCTCTTCATCGCACGCTTGCTGGGTCGGCTCCACGGAAAATATTTCTTTGGAGGCAGATGCACCATTTGGTTGGCATGTAGTTCACGATCAATCAACACTCGCTGCTGGCGCTGATACCGGGCAATGAACTGCTGCATGTCCTTGGTGATTCGCATCAAATGTTTCCTAATCTTCAATTGATCCAGATAACCATACCAGAAAGAGAACAAAGACGGCCATAAGAATTGCGGTAAAAACAGTCATGAACAATCCTTCCGGTTTGGCTGGGGCGCGAGGATTCGAACCTCGGATGCGGGATTCAAAGTCCCGAGCCTTACCGCTTGGCCACACCCCATTGCAATCAGGAGAAGAACTTCCTGAAACTTGCTGCAAGTTTGGACAAGAAACCTGATGGCACTTTCGCAGGAGCATCGATGGCGGTCGTCTCGGAATTCATCAGCACGAACCATCGCTTCTTGAATGGCTTGTCCGATAATTCGCCAGTCAAGGTGCCAGCAAGAATGCGACGCTGAATGGTGAACCGACTGACGCCAAGGCGACGGACCGCCTCGTCCATGGCGACCCACTCCTTGCCTTCCGGACAGTTGATCGGCCTGCCATCTCCAATCGCCACATCGGACTTTACATCAGCGTTGATGATGATTCTCCATTCTGGCCCATTGGGACCACTGATCTTTCTCCCGCGCAATATTCCGGAATTAATTCTATCTTTAATAATATTAGTACTGTATCCGTATTGTTGAGAATACTCAAGTACCGATAGTTCAGTAGTATTGATTGATTCAATTTTAGAACTATTACCGTTATGTAGTACAGTATCTGAAGAAATTTTAATTACGGTTTCCATATCAATAGTTTCCTTGGCAATATCTGATACTAATGAAAAATCTTTTGGACGTACTACTAATCCGCTAATGGAGTAATTGTTTTTATTGTGTATGATGGGAATTTGAGAAATCCAATCTTTTTGGTTTTCTCCAATTCTTCCCTTGTCTGTTTTTAACTCCATAAACAGAACATTGTTTGACTTGATGACTAACAAATCTGGCGACCCACCAGAACCCTTAGCCGATCTTGTATGAGTAACCAGCCATCCATTTTCTGAAAACAACCGGACAATGACGGATCGAAACTGCTCCTCATTCAAAAACTGAACTGCACTCGCAGTTTGATAACTCATCGGGACTCCGTTTCATTTTTTATCTATAAGTATATTCCGATTCCTTACTGTCGGACTCTATCCAAGATTCATGCCATGTCATTCGCGACTGTCGTCGCAGACCAACTGTGCGGACGATAATGAATGCCCCACCTCGCTCATATCCCCAGAACACCCTAAATGTTTCGTCGGGAGTTACCCACACCTGCTCCATCAGCGTGTCAAGATCGTTGGCGTACGAACCGCCATGGAACAAAGAGAAAAAACCTTTTTCAAACATTTCACGCGCGATTGTGCTGAAATGATTGGGTTCTTCAATAACACGCCTGCCGTTGACAAAACCGGTACGACCAAGTGCGGCATTCCAAGTCATGAATTCGGCTGAGCGCTTCAAGCCTCCCGGACGCCATGTGATTACTGACATGTCGCAACTGCTCGGGCAAATCTATCATACGCCATGGCGACTAACTTTCCCAGAGTGTTGTACTCATTTTTCAATGCTTGCTCTGCCTTGGCAGTTAAACTGCCTTTCATTACCTGCCCAATGATTTCCTCGCGGCGTTTTTCTAACCGGTTGATTTCTTCTGTCACAATCATCGTGGCACCTGCATGGAGCGAAGGACGGGACTCGAACCCGCGACAGTCTGCTTGGAAGGCAGGCACTCTACCAACTGAGTTACCTTCGCGTTACGACCAAGTCATCCTAGCAGACGGCTCTTGCGCTCGTCAAGGAATGCTGCTACGATGGTCGCAAGAAAACGTACTGGAGCCTACATGACTAGTCGTCCGTATCAGCAACAGCCCGCTCGGCCAGCCTATGGGGGTCGGGACACCGGACCATCTTACGCACAGGTTCTCGAGGAAATCCGTAACGCCGGAATGATTGAAACCACTTCCGAAGTGGTGGTCTCTCCTTCGGCAGAGAACGACAACCTGATCATCATTCGTGCGACCTGCGTGATGCCATCCTTGCTTGAGGGACATCCATTGCGTCGTTTCAGCGCCATTGGTGCTGCGTATCCGCGCAAGACCGGCAACGGCATCATCCACGGTGTATCCAACCCGTCCTTTTACATGCACGTTGCGGAGAGCAGGGCAAAGAAACGCGCGTGGATGGATGCTCTTGGTCGCGGAGACGGTCTGGAAGAGAACGTTCGGGCTGAAGTGTTTGCCGAGCGGGCACGCAATCAGACCGTATCTGTCGGACCAGCCTTGCCAGTTCCATCCGCAGTGAGCAATCCGGACGAAATCGTTTCCGAGCAGATTGCAGAACGCCTTGTCACTGCCGTAGGCCTGAGCATTGAGGATGCGCGGACGAAGACCCGTGGCGAAGCAGCCGAAATGCTGCGTCGCCTTCGGGATGTTCGATAATGCCTCCCATCATTCCGGGCGAGCCTCGGTACCTCAGCAATTCCCAAGTCGAACTGCTGCTTGAATGTTCGTGGAAACACAAACTCAAGTACATCGACGATATTCAGGAACCCGCCAATGATCATCTGATTGTCGGGTCTGCAGTTCACAAGGCGGTCGAGGTGTTTCGGCGGGCACAAATGGAAGGGTATCTTCCTGAGTGGACTGAAGAGCATCGCAACGACGTGATTCATGCGGAACTGGATATCGAATTCGACAAGTTGGTTCATGACGCAGAGCATGGGTACGAAAAGGACGGAAAACTTCTTCCGCCACCGGGCTTGGTGTGGACGAAGGGCGTTCACAAGGAAAATGCCCGGAAACTTGCACACAAGTTGGCCGAAACCTATTTCTACAAGGCTGCGGAAAGCGACATTCCCGGCACAGCCAAGGTGCCGCTTGCCCAACTTGAGACCCCCGTGGGGATTGAGGAAGAGTTTTACGTCCCCATTCCCGGCACAAATAACTGGCATGCGCGTGGGCGGTTCGACATGCGGACGGCAACTTCATTGATTGACCTGAAGACTGCCAAGATGCGATACTCGCAGCGCGACATGGACAAGAAGACCCAGCCTTCCTTCTATATCTTTTCATGGCGCGAAATGCAGAAGCAGCATCTCGCAGAATTCCGCTATCACTTGCTCATCAAGCCGACGCCATCATCTTGGTCCCCGGCGTCGGGAGATGCGCCACCGGAAAGCATGAACGCCTATCGCGCCGCATTGCAATCCACCCGTCGCGTTCCCGCGGAGATCGATTGGTTCGGGGATTACCTTCGTCGCCAGATCAACCAGATCGAACTTGGGGCGCAGGTGCCTCGACAGAATGCGGATTACTGTGACTATTGCGGCGTTGCCAAGCATTGCAAGCCGTGGCTGAACAGGTAGCATTCGCCTCTTGCGCTTTTTGCGGTGGGGGTGTATAGTAATCGGGCGAGGGGAATTCCTTCGCAATCACGGGCCTTTAGGGCAAAGGAGATCATTATGGCGGGTTCGGTGAACAAGGTCATGCTTATCGGGAACGTGGGTCGCGACCCGGAAGTCAAGGTCAGCAAGAATGGCGACAGTCTCGCCACGTTCTCATTGGCCACCACGTACTCGTACCGTCCGCAGGGTGGGGAGCGTCAGGACTCGACCGAGTGGCATCGCGTCGTAGCTTGGCGCAATCTGGCGGATCAGGCGCAGAAGTACATCACCAAGGGGCGCAAGGTATTTGTCGAGGGACGCATTCAATCCCGTCCTTATACCGACAAGAATGGCCTTGAGCGAGTTGCATACGAGATCGTGGCCACGCAGATCGAGTTCCTCGACTCGCCTCAGAATGGTCAGCGAGACAATGGCGAGGAGACACCCCGCACCTTGGTTGCCAGCGGCAGCCTCCGTGGCGGAAAGAACGGCGCGGACGATCCGTTTGCCGATCTGGACGACATGCCGTTCTAGGCGGAATCCGCGAGTTCTTCTGCACCGGAAAGGGTCCACCGACAAGGTGGACCCTTTCTTTTTTCAAAAAACTTGACAAATAGAATATCGTGTGATAATTTTAAATTCACACGATACAGGTTAAAAGCAATTTGCTTTAGAGAGCCGCCATCGTTCCTTCCCGCAATGTGAAGAGCATTGTGAAGGGGGAAAGATGGCGGCTAATTTTTTATGATAGTACCATGAGCAACGAACAAGAACTTCGACAGCACAGAAAAAACTTAACTACAGACGGCGTGAATGCAACCTTTGAGGTTCCTCTTAGGTTTGTGAAGTCGTTTGTCGGTGAGTATGTAAATCCTGCCGGTGAAACAAAAAAGGGCAGGATCATTGAGGGCATTGCATCGACAGAAGAAAAAGACCAGCAGGGCGAGATCGTCATGCAGGACAAGATGGATTGCTCGTACTTGCTTGAGAAGGGATACCTGAACTGGAATCACTCGCATTCACCGGAAGATCAGATTGGCAAGCCTCTTGAAGTGATCAAGATGGAGGGCGGTCCGGAAACCCCCGGTGGCCGTCCTGCCACGTTTTTCCGGGCACTGTTGCTTGATGGCATGCCTCGCGCAGATGCGGTGTGGAACTTGGCTCAGGCACTTGAGAATGCGCATGGAGTTGGATCGGATCGCGCCTTGGGTTTTTCTGTCGAGGGCGGCGTGCGACTACGACAAGGACATTTACTGGTCGAAACGGTTGTGCGTCACATGGCCGCAACACACGAACCAGTTAATGCTCAGTCGATTGCACGATGCGTTATGGCTAAAAGTCAAGGGTTCAATGTTCATGAAAGCGTTTTGATTGACACGCTTGATAATAATGTCCCTCATTTTATATTCAAGAGCTTTGGGCACTTGATGAAGTCAATGGCCCCTGCCCTTGCAAAGACAGTCGGAACGACTGAAATGAAGGCGGGATTAAAGGAGTATGTTGATCATAAAGGAAGCCACGCACCAAGCCCCGAAGAAATCATGAAAGAACTCTATGATATGTGTAAACCGGGTGTTGAGCACCGAGCAGGCGATCACTTCAAAAAGGGTCGCACAGGAGCGCTAGAACATCTTATGTATTGTAGGGGCATGAGTTCAGAGCGGGCAGCTGATGCGCTGGCAACAGTCATTAAAGCGCTGCGGTAACGCAAGGAGGAATCAATGGCAGTTGCAGATCGCGAAATGGCAGACGCTCGTCGGCGTCTGAGCAAGAACTTGGCAGAACCTTCCATCACGGACGCATTGAGCGTTCTTGACAAGGCCGTCACCGGATTGATCGACCTCGCAAAGGGTCGTGACGCCGCGGAGGGCGCGTCTGGAAAGAGAATCGAGTCTCCGTTTGGAAAGAATAAGAAGAACCCATATGGCACAAGTGACTATGATCTTCGCATCGGCGGTGTTGGCGAGAAGCTGATCAGCGCCAAGGGACAGGAGTCGGCGCAGAGGACCGCCAAGAAGGTGGTCAATGATGAGGACGATGATTACGATCCCGGCAACGCGGCGTCTGCCATGGGCTACAGCATGAAGAAGGGCGGTTACGACGACGACCTTCAGGCAGGCTGGGACGAAATGGGCAAGACCTACGACATGGACAAGGCCGAAGACGACGACGAAGACGAGGACGACGAGGACGAGGAAGACAACGCTCATGAGCGTCGTGAAAGCCGTTCTTACGAGCGTCGCGAGCATGATGACGACGACGACGACGAGGACGACGACGAGGACGAAGACGAGGACGACGACGAGGACGAGGACGAGGACGACGACGAGGGCGACGACGAGGACGACGACGAGGACGAGTCCAAGGGCTGGAGCATGGGCAAGGCTGAGGACGACGACGAGGACGAAGACGAGGACGAGGACGGCGACGACGAAGACGACGACGACGACGATGATGACGACGATGATGATGATGACGACGATGATGATGTAGCATCCCGGATGGCTCGTCTTCGTGCCATGCAAGGCAAGAAGAAGAAGAAGCCCGCCGATGATGATGATGAGGACGACGAGGAGCCAATGGCCGAATCCATGTATCGCTCCTATTCGGTTAATGACATTCACAAGGCACTTGTTGCTGGACCGAATGGCGCTCGTGTAGCCGAAGTGGTTGAAGCCTCACGTGAACTTGCTCACATGGTTAATGTGTTCAGCAAGGCGTTTGGGCATCTTTCCGGACAGGTTGATCAAATTCGTCGCGATCAGCGCAACGCAACCACCATTCTGGCGGATGCAGTGAACACGGTTGTCAAGAGCCAGTCGGCAATTGCCGTTGGTCTCGAGCGGATGGCCAAGTCCACGGCGGTCCTTGCCAAGAGCGGCGGGACGACGGGGCTTTCGAAGTCCCTTTCCAAGAGTGGCATCAATCGCCCGCAAAATCCGGGTGTAGTGATGAATGGCAAGGTAATGGCGGAGGGTGCAGCCCTTCGGCGCTCAAACGCCATGATTGACGAATCGGGCAGCGTGGTTGTTCCCAACAATCAGTTGGAGACACGTCTCACAAAGTCCGTCGTAGGTGGAGTGATCCAGCAGGCAGTTCTTGACGGAGAGTTTTCGGCCAAGGATGCGCTACGCTGGCTGACCGAAACCGACAGCCCCGCGAGCGGGCCGGTCGCAGTGTACCGGCAATTGCCCGCCAAACTTCAAGATCGTATTGCCCGCAAGGCGGACGAAGAGTAAGCACTGACTGAGAAAGCAGGAGGAGAAAACAAATGGCTCTTTTAACGGAATTCCCTTCGGGGTATCATAAGCCAGAAGCGCTCAACAAGTCGTTCGACATGATTGTGCGGGACTGGAGCAGGCAGCAGTTCGGCGGAGATTCCATCGTCGAGGAAATTCGCAAGGCGCTTTCAACCGGTGTGTCCGGCCAGATCGCCGGTGCCTCTGTTCAGGCGGGTGAGGCCACTGCGCTTCGCCTCGAAAACCTCGACAACACCATGACCTCGGTGCTTGCCACGGCAGAGCATCTGAAGGTGTTCCGGTTCCTTCATAAGGAACCAAGCAAGCAGCCGTACTACCAGTGGAACCGCCGTGAATCCTACGGCTCCAGCCGTGGGTTCTTCGGCTTCTCGGAAGGCGGACTGCCCAACGGTGGAAAGGGTCAGTGGAGCCGTAACGGGGCATACGTCAAGTTTCTCGGAACAAGAGGTGGTGTGACGCATCCGGTTGTCCTGACCAACATCCTTGGCGGAATGTCGATGGACCCGGTTGCGGAAGACCAGCTGGGCCGCACGATGGACTTCATGCAGCGAGTGGAGCGTGCAACGCTTTACGGTGACGATGATATCCTCGACGCCACAGGCACCGAGAGCAACTATGACGGTCTGCTCAAGCAACTCACAAAGTCGCGCCAGAAGAACGTCATTGACCTTGCAGGCAAGCCGCTCAACCTTGACACCATTGCCAATGCGGCTACCAAGCTGGTCACTGAGGGCAAGTTGCTTTCCTTCCAAGATGTGACGCTCTTCATGTCCCCGCAAAACATCGAAGACCTTGGCAAGTTGCGCTGGCAGACGGTTATCTCGGGCAGCACAATCAGCGGCCCCGGAACCACGGTTGACCGTGCAGACCTGACCACATCGGCTCGTCAGAACCTGATCGCCGGTCTTTCGGTCGTGGGTCAGGCAACGTCGTTCGGGGTCATTCCTTTCGAGTGGTCGATCTTCACCGAGCCGGTCGAAGGCGGACTTCCGCTGAATCTCGTGAACAACACCGCCGACTCGGGCGCTCCGAGTGCTCCGGTTTCGTTGGTTACAGCTCGCATGTCCGTTGCCGCCACCACGCAGGCTGCAACGAATGGTGCGACAACGAACCTGACCGGTACGACAAACCTGCCGACGACCACAACGTTCTGGTATGCCGTTTCGTCCGTGAATGATCTTGGTGAGTCGCTGGCTACTGTTGCAACAAATAGCGTTGTAACCACAACGGCAAATCAGCAAGTCACTCTTGAGATCACACGTGTCACAGGCACCGGCACCGCGAATGCACGTGCGTATCGTGTCTATCGCCTCGCGAAGGCGAGCGGCACGCCGAGTGCCACCGATCCTGACTGGCGGTTTGTCGGCTATGTTGCGGACCCGAATACCGGCACCTATGCGACCTTCATCGACCGCAACGGTACGCCTGAACTTCACAACAACTTCATGCCAAACACCAACATTGCGCCGCTCGTTTGCCGCAATCCTGCCGACCTTTGCATTGCGCAGATGTCGCCACTGCTCAAGATGCCATTGGCCCCTGTGAGCACAACGTTCGAGTACCTCCTCCTTCTGTACCATACACTGGTCCTCAAGGCACCGGAGCGACAGATCATCTTCAAGAACGTCGGCGCTCTTGCGTAACTCTTTGGTATAATTTATGCCGGGCATCACCGCCATTGCCTTTATGAGGCAATGGCGGTTTTGCTTGAAGGAGTATTAGCATGGGACGTGGAAACGCACAAGAACGAGCTGCACGTGCAGCTGCACGGCTGCAGGCCGCAGCTGAGCAATCCAAGGAAATTGCCGAGCAAGCACTTGCCGCAGTTGACAATGGAGCTGATCCTGAATTGGTGATGTCAATTGCCTCGGAAGCCATTACGCAAATCGAGGTTTTACCAGAAACAACCGCCATTCTTGAAAGCGTCAGGCAAGACAATGAACGCAACGAACTGCGCAAGGTCATCGATCATGACTTGGGCAAGGAGCGGCAGCGGACCATCCGTGTAATTGGAGCCCTTGATGGCACATCGTGGGTGACCGCCGTGTGGCTGGATGGCATTCCATATGAAATCGAATTCAACCCGCAGGGTATTGCCACTGTTCCCGAGACCGTTGCAGTACTCCTCTGCAATGGAAACTCATACGAGTTTTGCGACTGATCCATCAAGGGAATGATATTCCCTTAGAATCATTATGATTTCTTAGGGATAAAAAATGTCAGTACCAGAATATGTCTTTTTGCATAGAGTACAAGAATTTTACGACCAATTACGTCTTGGGCACAACCTATGGAAAATTGACGAAGTATTGAATTTCGTTGATGATCGTGGCCGAGAAATGGTCAAGCGATGGATACAGGACGAACGTTTTCCTTGGACGTTCGGCCGAGGATACACGCTCCTGACACAAACCGCTCCCGTTATTGCGCTTGTTGTCGATAGCGACAGCGACCGAGCGGGAGGATATTTTCTCGGTAATCATGGCGGACAGGGCATCGAATACGACCCTACTGGCACGAATCCGCAAATGTACTGGGAACAAAACGCCCGCTTGAAAACCGGGAGTTTTGTGTTTGTGCTCACGGCTCCGAACTCAGACATGCTTACGGCAATGTACTGCCTTCTGGAGCGGGCATTGTACGAAGGGGAAACGCCTCCGGTAGGCGAAGAAAACATCATCAGTTTTTCCGATTACGGAATTTCCGAATTGCGTTATTCCGGCAGTGATTTGCGACCGGATCAGAATTACATTCCTACCGCGGCATTTGCGCGGACACTTCGTGTGTCATGCACGTACATGCATACATGGTCAGGAAAAATCTGGGGTCCGACTGGTTATGCATTCAGCATTGATTTGGGTAACCTGCTTGTTGATGGAACTGCCGAGCAAACCAATCCGAAATTCATTGCAGGCAATCCAGTATTGCCCATAAAAGAAAGTCTTGTCTTCAGCAACATTCCCGGAGCGGTCCTGAGTGGATCAACTGCAAGCGCTTCTTCATCCACTGTGCTGACAAGCAACGCATCATTTCCTGCTGGTGATAACATCATTGTCGTTCCCCCAAATTCTGCCATTACATTCAATGCAACTATTGGCGCAAATATCAATGGAGAAGCATCAGCTTTGTGGAGATTTTCCGGAGTTGTTCGAAGAGAAGCGGATCCTTCAACTGTTACTCTTGTAGGCATTACTTCGTATGATGTAGTTGCAGATGAAATATTTTCAACAACGTATGTAGATATTTACACCGACACACAATACGGAGCGTTAATTTTTGCCGTAAAAGGAATTGATGAAGTAACTATTAACTGGCAAGCAACAGTACAGATAAAGGAACTGCCATAATGGTTCGTATTTATGGCGTCACATCCACATCAGGGGGGTCAAGCGGGTCAGGCGATTCTGGGGTCGTCTCGTTGTCTGGAATTACAATGGGAAATTCTTCTGTATATTTAACAAGTAATGGAAGTTCTTCAGAAAATTCACAAAATATTTTTACTGTTTCCAGCAACACTGCCGTAGAATGCGATATATCAATTGTAGCAACAACGGATACTGCACCAAAATATTCTGCATCTTGGTCGATGAACGCTCTTATTAGCAGACACGTTGCAGCATCAACCACAAAACTTATTGGCATTGGAATGGTAGAAGTAAAATCTGATGATCAATTAAAATTCTTAACCGTATCCATATCTGAAAATATTATTTTGGGCGGATTAAGCATACAATGTACTGGGGTCAGTCAATATACTTCTATAAAATGGATTGCAACAATCACCGCAACGGAGGTTTAGCATGGCTGTCGTGACGTTTAGCGCCGCAAAACAAACAACATTTACCACACCCATCGAAGGAACAGATGCAGTAGGTGGATTGACAATTACACGGGCAAGTCAGAACACAACTGGCAGTGCCGTTCTGACTGTCAATAGCCTCGCGGTTGGCGCAAGTGTTGCTGATGCCTATGGTTTGTATATCAACGCTCCGGCCATTGCCTCTACGTTTACCTTGACGAACGCGTATGGTGCGTACATTGCCGCACCCGCAGGAGCAGGTACAAGAACGAATGCCTATACATTGGGTCTGGCAGCGCCGAGTGGAGCGGGAACGGATAACTATTCCTTGCTTGCCGCCGGTGCCGTGAAAATTGCAGCAGCAATTGACACCGCGTCCACGTCTTTCAACCTCCTCAATGCAAATGCAACCACCGTCAATTTCGCGGGAGCAGCAACCGCGCTCAACATTGGTGCATCCACGGGAACCACCACGGTAAACAATGATCTGAGTATTGCCACTGGCAAGACGTTCAAGATCAACGGAGTCACCACTCTTTCCGCAACCTCTCTCGGCACCGGGGTGACCGGATCGTCGCTTACAAGTGTGGGAACCATTACCTCGGGCATCTGGCGAGGCACGGCAGTCGAGGTTGCTTACGGAGGAACGGGCACCTCGACTGGATCGATTACCGGAACAGGGGCGCTGACATTCACTGCGGGAGGAACAAACCAGAACGTCAATCTTGTTGCAAGTGGAACGGGAACGATTGATGTCGGTGGAGCAAGAATCACCAGCGTCGGCACGCCGACACAATCCACCGACGGGGTAAACAAGGCGTATGTGGACACGTATCGAACAGGACTTGATGTCAAGGACTCTGTTCACGTTGCGACTACTGCTGATATTTCGACATACATAACCAATTCTGGAGCAGCAACAACATTCACGATTGATGGTCATGCAATTTATGCCGCGTCATTTACCGGATCAATTAGCGGCACAACATTAACGGTCACAGGCACGCCAACGGGAACCCTTGAGCCAGAACACGTCATTCTTGGAGGTTCCGTTCAGACCAATACGTACATTGTGCAACAGCTGACAGGCACAACTGGAGCGGCCGGAACGTATCAGCTTTCGGTGTCACAGAACGTAAGTTCCACATCGCTGACATCTGGCATGCGGGTCTTGGTCAAGGACCAGACCACTGCATCGCAAAATGGTATCTATATCGCACAAACAAGTGCATGGGTACGGGCTGCCGATTTCCCTGCTGGTGTTTCTTCTTTTGTCGCGCCGGGCGCATTCATTTTCGTTGGTTACGGTACGGTCAATGCTGCAGTCGGGTACGTCCTTCAGACTGCCGCAGAAGCTCCGATCAATGTCGGCACAACCGCTATCTCTTTCTCGCAGTTTTCAGGTGCGGGGCAGGTGCAAGCCACTGCTCCCTTGCTCAAGTCGGGCAATGTCCTGAGCATTGACACTACCGTTGTCGCAACCAATTCGAACACGATGACGCTCTCGGGCAAGACCATTGCGTATTCCGGACTTTCGTTCAATGACAATTCGGGCACGCCAAAGACCATCACGCTGGCATCTCCGGCTTCGCTTGCGTCAAATATCAATATCACTTTTCCTTCCACAACAGACACGCTCGTTGGTAAGGCAACGACTGATACATTCACGAACAAGACGTTTGACACCGGAGGTAGTGGCAACTCGTTCAGCATTGCTGGAACGGCGATTACCGCTAAAACAGGAACTGGATCGGTAGTTCTTGCGACCAGCCCTTCCCTGACAACGCCGAATTTCTCGTCTATTGTCAATACGGGAACACTGACGCTTCCGACAAGCACTGATACGCTTGTTGGTAGGGCAACGACCGATACGTTCACGAACAAGACGTTTGACACCGGAGGTAGTGGCAACTCATTCAGCATTGCTGGAACGGCGATTACCGCTAAAACAGGAACAGGATCCGTGGTACTGGCCATCAGCCCATCGCTGACTACACCGAGTTTCTCGTCGATTGTGAACACGGGAACATTGACACTTCCGACAAGCACGGACACGCTTGTCGGCAGGGCCACGAACGACACTTTTACGAACAAGACGTATGACACGGCCGGAACGGGCAATGTGTTCCGCATAAATTCAACGCAGATCAGTGATATTGTCGGTACCGGAAAAGCAGTTCTTGATCAAAGCCCAACAATTACCTCTCCTACGTTTGCAACTTCTTCAACACAAAACGTTTTTGAGGTATTCAAGTCGCAAGCATCCGTTACAGCGCCGACCAGCACTGACATTCGACTGTACAATAAATCTTCTTCATTATTTGTTCAGAACATCACTGCGGAATATCAACTTCTTCACACAGGCAATGCTCCATATTTTAATTTGGGAGCCAACAGCACTACCGTTGCGGCAGGATACAGAAGGCTCGGCCACTATCTGCTTTATGGACAAACCACAAATGCAACAGTCACTCGGCTTACAAGCGGAGGTGCCGTTACCCCCACATCCAGCAATGTGATTACCTTGCCAAACGGCATTGGGGCAACATGGTTCACCAAGATTTTCATTACTGCTTGGAATACGGACGACTCCGCTGGTGCTGCATGGGAAATTTCCGCGGTATTTCGCAAGACTTCATCCGGAGGGTCATTGTCGTTGCTTGGTGATCCGGTCGTTATTGCTGCTGCCGATACTGCCCAGACAACATTGGAAGTTACGGTTCAATCGGATAACGTGACAATATCTGATTCTATTGATATTCAAGTTAAGGGACTTGCGTCAAAGACGATCAACTGGACAGTAAGTGTCCAGACTACTGAAGCTGGATAGGATTAGCGATGCCGAGTTTCACGGCGACAAACTCGATTGACGTTGTTGGCAGTCAGGTCGTTACGGGCGGCCTGACTATCGGCAATATTGCACAAGGGTCCGAGGTAACCAGCGGTCTCAAGGTCACCACTGGCGGCGTGACCGTTGACGCAGGCGGATTGACGGTGACTGCCGGTGGAGCCACGGTATCCGCTGGAGGACTGACCGTATCGTCCGGAGCAGCAACTGTTCCGTATCTGTCTCTTACTGGCATCAGTTCGGATGTCAATGCTGGAGCCAGATTCGTCGGCGGTATTGCCAGTGGCGCTCCACTCGGAGGTTCATATCTCGTCGGTGACGTGGTTGTTGATCGCACAGGGAAAATCTGGATTTGCACCACTGCTGGATCTCCGGGCACATGGACACAAGTTTCCGGCAGTGGCGGAGGTGGAAGTTCAGGCACCACCACCAATTCATTGACCATTGGCACAGGACTGACGGGAACAACATCGACGTTCAATGGCTCCGCGGCAGTAACCATCAACTTGGCAAATACTGCAGTCACCGCAGGTTCGTATACATCCGCAAACATCACTGTCGATGCTCAAGGAAGAATTACAGCCGCATCAAGCGGAAGTGGTGGTGGAGGAGGAGCATCCCTTTCCGTCGCCAATACATGGACGGAGAAGCAGACGTTTTCCAACGGAGTTGCAATTACTTCTCCGCTAGTGACAAGCGTCATTACCCCTGTTGCCATTGATACGAAATCAACGCACGGAGACTGGATAAGCGGCGGCCTTGGTGATACAGAACAAAAGCAGACAGTTACATGGTCACATACCATCAATTCCGGAAATAGAAGAATTCTTTTGGTTTCAGTTTCTTCATATTCTGGAGCCAGTTATGTTACCTATGGAGAAACAAGATTATTGCCTGCATATAATTATTCTCTTACTCCAATGGGAATGAACCATCAGTATTGGTACATGATTGATCCGCCGGTTGGAACAGCCAACGTTGTTGTCCAGCATTCTGGACCTACCAATTCCGCTTCTTCTAGCATGAGTTTTTTTAATGTTAATCCTTATAATCCTTTTGTCGAATTTTCTTTTGATCCCGGATATTACAATGATCAAATTTCTTCTGTTTCATACACGCGACGAACAAACTCGGTGAGTTCAAGCGTAATTTATACGACGGTTGTCGGTCGTGCATTTCAAAGTTTTGACGCAATCACTGCGCCAGCAATTTCTCAAACTGAATCATATGTTTCAGAGACAAACACATCAGTCACGTTGACAAAGTTTGCAGAACGAACAAGCGACAGGGAGTTGCGTGCAGCGTGGTATACCTCGACAGGTTACGCGCCCGGAGTCACTTCCACGTGGTCTATAAACAAAATCCTTGGCGCTGGAGCACCATTTGGCATTGCCGTCTCGGCAATTGCATTGCGTCCATACGGTAACACGACATATCAGCCAAATAATGTTTTTGACCCCATTGTTCCTGATGATATTGCCACAGCATTTGACGGATCACAAACGGTATTCAATCTTCGCAAAGATCAAATTTCATTGACTTCCATTGTAAATTCATACGATGCAGAAGTAACTATCGGGGGAAGAAGAATATCTCCATACATTCCAGAAAAAAGATATCCTTGGATTGTTGAATACGATTCCTTTAGGGGATTTCGTATCCGTGATGGACAATTAATTGTTTTCAATGCTCCTCGACGCGGAGATGATGCATCAGTTATTATTAGATCAACATCAAAAACCGTCGGGCAACGAGCGTATCCGTTCTCTGCTTCGACCATAGCATTTGGGGATTGACATGCCAACAAGAGAAAGCATCCAGCATTTTGTCGATACATCCGAGCCAAATGGTGTCCAACCCGGTGATGAGTGGTGGAACATTGGTACGGGAAGATATTACAAGCGTGTGGTATTCCGCAATGGCGGTGTAGGCTGGACGGAGATTGGGCAACCCTCCTTGATGGCCTCCTTGATGGTTGGTACTGCGAATACATGGGCATTGGCTCAGGCATTCAATGGAGGAATAACAGGAACAACAGCGGCGTTCAGTGGTAGCGCAATGTCTGATTCCATGATTATTGGATCAGGCAGAAGTTCTTCTGTTCAAGCATCACTTGATGTCAAGGGACAAGTACGCGCTTCGCAATACATCATTGGGAACCCCATCTCGGGATCATCAATTACATACGGAGCCGTCACGGCTAACAATCTTCTGCCTCCACCGACTTTTCACGGAGGGACTGGACAATTAGTTGGAACATCAAGTTTATTAGATACTGCTGTATATGGAATTTCAATTGATCCTAGTGGTAGATTTATTTTTGCTACTAATTATGTTATTTCCAATACAGTAAAATCCTACACCATAGATCGATTGACTGGCGCATTAACCTCGATAGGGTCAGCCGCAACTGGGACTAATCCTGTTGGCGTCGTTGCCGACCCCACTGGCAGGTTTGTTTTTGTAGTAAACACTGGTAACGATACAATTCAATCATATACCATTAATCAATCCACCGGAGCATTGACATCCGTAGGCACGGCAGCAACAGGAAGTCTGCCCTATGGCCCTTCGGTTGACCCAAGTGGAAGATTTGTGTTTCTATCAAATCTTACTTCAGGCACAGTACAATCCTATGCCATTAACCAATCTACTGGAGCGTTGACTTCAGTAGGAGCAGTAGCGGCAGGAGTGCAGCCAAGAGCTAGCGCCTGCCATCCTACTGGCAATTTTATCTTCGTTGCAAATAGCGGTGACAATACAGTACAAGCCTATACCATCAATCAATCTACCGGAGCATTGACCTCGGTAGGAGCGGTAGCAGCGGGGTCAAATCCTTATAATATTGCTGTTGAACCAACTGGCAGGTTTGTTTTTGTTATTAATAATAGTTCTACAATACAATCTTATACCGTCAATCAATACACCGGAGCATTGACATCGGTAGGCACGATAGTTTCTTCCTGCACCAACTTGACAGTTGATAAGACTGGACAATTTGTATTTGCATCAAATCTGACTAGTAATGAGTTGCAATCTTACAAAATTAATCAACTTACTGGAACATTAAGTTTAATATCAGCAACAAAATTTCTTGCGGGAGGAGTTTCAAGAGACATTGCAATTGACCCTACTAATCGATTTTTGTTTAGCGCAAATTCTCAAATAAATTTTGGAGCGGGCATACATACATTTTATATTAATACTTTTGACGCAAATAGTGGAATATTTCAGGATCGATTAATCATTGGATCAGGAAGAAGTTCTTCTGCTCAAGCATCACTTGATGTCAAGGGACAACTTCGCGCTTCACAGTACATAATCGGAAACCCTGTCTCGGGATCATATATTACGTATGGAGCCGTGACGAGTAATAATCTTCTTCCTCCACCGACTTTCCATGGAGGAACCGGAGCATTAACCTCGGTCGGAGCGGTAGCAACGTTGACAGCTCCTTATGGTGTTGCGGTTGACCCGACCGGCAGGTTTGCGCTTGTGACGAATTATAGTAGCGCCACAGTATATATCTATGCCATTAATCAATCTACCGGAGCATTGACCTTGTTGTGGTCGGCAGCAACGGGGACAAATCCCTACGGTATTGCGGTTGATCCCACTGGCAGGTTTGTTTTTGTGACAAATTATGGTAGCGCTACGGTACAAGCCTATATCATCAATCAAGCCAACGGAGTAGTGAACTCAGTAGGCACGACAGCAACGGGGACAAATCCCTTGGGTGTTGCGGTTGACCCAAATGGCAGGTTTGTTTTTGTCGCAAATTATGGTAGCGCTACGGTACAAGCCTATACCATTGATCAATCTACCGGAGCATTGACCTCGGTAGGTGCGGTAGCAACGGAGTCAAATCCGACTGGTGTTGCGGCTGATCCGACTGGCAGATTTGTTTTTGTTACAAATAATGGTAGCGCCACGGTACAGCCCTATACGATCAATCAATCTACCGGAGCATTAAACTATTATGCCTCCATGGGGACGACAGCAACGGGAACCAATCCTTCGGGTATTGCGGTTGACGCAACTGGCAGGTTTGCTTTTGTGGCTAATACTGGTAGTGGCACGGTACAGGGCTATCGTATTACTCTGTTTGAATCTGACACTCCCGGAAAATTAACCGGCTCAGGGTCGACAACAACTGGTTCTAGTCCGATTAGTGTTGCGATTGACCCGACTGGCAGATTTGTATTTATTGCGAATAATGGTGCCAATACAGTACAAGCCTATACCATTAATCAATCTACCGGAGCATTGACCTCCGTCGGGACAGCAGCAACGGGAACAACACCACGCGGTATTGCAGTTGATCCCACTGGCAGATTTGTGTTTGTGGCTAATACTGGTAGTGACACGGTACAAGCCTATCGTATTAATAATTTTGCGGCAAATAGTGGAACATTTCAAGATCAATTGACTATTGGAACAGGAAACATTGTTTCTACTCTCGCCCCAAGTGCTGTGTATGTAAGTGGACAACTCCGCGCTCCACAATACATTATTGGCAACCCTGTCTCAGGATCATCCATTACCTATGGGGCGGCCACGGCTAATAATCTTCTTCCTCCGCCGACTTTCCATGGAGGAACCGGAGCATTAACCTCGGTAGGAGCGGTAGCAGCGGGGTCAAATGCTCAGGGTGTTGCGGTTGACCCAACTGGCAGATTTGCTTTTGTGGCGAATACTAGCGGCTCTACGGTACAAGCTTATATCATCGATCAAACCACCGGAGCATTGACCTCGGTAGGCACGGCAGCAACGGGGGCAAGTCCTCAGTTTGTTGCGATTGACCCAACTGGCAGGTTTGCTTTTGTTACGAATGGTAACGGCGCTACCGTTCAAGCCTATACCATCAATCAATCCACCGGAGCATTGACCTCGGTAGGCACGGCAGCAACGGGGACTGCACCTTGGGGTGTTGCGGCTGACCCAACTGGCAGGTTTGTTTTTGTCGCAAATTTTGGTAGCACTACGGTACAAGCCTATACCATTAATCAATCTACCGGAGCATTGACCTCCGTCGGGACAGCAGCAACGGGAACACAACCTGAGGGTGTTGCGGTTGACCCAACTGGCAGGTTTGCTTTTGTGACGAATAGTGGTGCCGCTACGGTACAAGCCTATACCATTAATCAATCTACTGGAGCATTGACCTCGGTAGGAGCGGTAGCAACGGGGTCAAGTCCTCAGTCTGTTGCGGTTGACCCAACTGGCAGATTTGCTTTTGTGGCGAATACTAGCGGCTCTACGGTACAAGCCTATACCATTAATCAATCAACCGGAGCATTGACCTCGGTAGGCACGGCAGCAACGGGGACAAGTCCTCAGTTTGTTGCGGTTGACCCAACTGGCAGGTTTGCTTTTGTGACGAATTATGGTAGCACTACGGTGCAAGCCTATACCATTAACCAATCCACCGGAGCATTGACCTCAGTAGGTGCGGTAGCAACGGGGACAAATCCTTATGGTGTTGCGGTTGACCCCACTGGCAGATTTGCTTTTGTGGCGAATCAAGGTAGCGCTACGGTACAGGCCTTCCGAATTAATAATTTTGCCGCAAATAGTGGAACATTTCAAGATCAATTAATCATTGGATCAGGAAGAAGTTCTGCTACTCAAGCAGCACTTGATGTAAAGGGACAAATCCGCGCTCCACAGCACATCATTGGAAATCCTATTTCAGGATCATCTATTACATACGGAGCGGTCACGGCCAATAATCTTCTTCCTCCGCCGACTTTTCACAATGGAACCGGATCAGTAACCTACGGAGGATACACACCAACGGGAACACAGCCTTCTGGTGTTGCGGTTGACCCTACTGGCAGGTTTGCTTTTGTGACGAATAATGGTGCAGCCTCGGTACAGCCCTATACCATTGATCAATCTACCGGAGCATTGACCGCGGTAGGGTCGGCGGTAGGAGCGGGAACATTTGCTGAGGGTATTGCGGTTGACCCAACTGGAAGATTTGTTTTTGTCGCAAATACTGGTGGAAACACCGTACAATCCTATACTATTAACCAATCCACTGGTGACTTGACCTCGGTAGGTACGGTAGCAACGGGGACAAATAGCGAACCCTATGGTGTTGCGGTTGACCCGACTGGCAAATTTGTGTTTGTGACGTATAATTACAATGGAGTCAATGGAAACAAAGTACAATCCTATACTATTAATCAATCTACCGGAGCATTGACCTCGGTCGGAGCGGTAGCAACGGGCACGGGTCCAGAGACTGTTGCAGTTGACCCGACTGGCAGGTTTGTGTTTGTGGTGAATGGTTATAATGGAGCCGGTGGAAACACCGTACAATCCTATACCATCGATCAATCCACCGGGGCATTGACCTCGGTAGGCACCCAAGTAACGGGGAATTTCCCGCGCGGAATTGCAGTTGACCCGACTGGCAGATTTGTTTTTGTTATTAATAATAGTTCATGGACCGTACAAACCTATACCATCAATCAATCTACCGGAGCATTGACTGCGGTAGGAACGGCGGTAATAACGGGGAATGGCCCACGCGGAATTGCAGTTGACCCGACTGGTAGATTTGTTTTTATAACGATTTCTGGTACCTATCAGTTATACGCATATACCATTAATCAATTTACCGGAGCATTAAGCTTGTCAAGTGGGGTAGTAACAAGACTTGGTCCTTTAGGTGTTGCAGTTGACCCGGTTGGCAGATTTGTGTTTGTAGCAAATAATAATGGTGGCGCAAATGGAAACAGCGTACAATACTTTCGTATTAATAATTTTGCGGCAAATAGTGGAACATTTCAGGATCAATTAACTATGGGTTCAGCAAGCGTAACCGGAAATGCCACAATGGGTTCTGCAACCATTACTGGTTCTGCAACCATTACTGGTTCTGCAACAATGGCTAGCGGAACGGTTTCAGGCACATTGACCGGAAACAAGATCACTCAGCCAAACCTTCCCTTTGTCGTGAACGATATCTCTCGATATTTCGACGGCAATACGGCATCATTCCCGTTGCGCAAGGACCAGTCGGCACTGACTTCGCTCGTCACGTCGAGCGGAACAATTACTAGCATTGTGTCAGACGCCGCGCAATTCGTCGTCACGCACTCGCTTGGAACGATTGTTCCGGGTTCTTACATCACGATCAGCGGATGCAGCACAACAGGGTACAACAAATCGTGGCTTGTGAGTGCATCTACTTCCACAACCTGCACGGTGGTGACACCTGTCAATCTTGCCTCTGCTCCCTCGACGCCGGGGACACTGTCGGGATCACTTGCTTCAATTGTTGACTCAAAAGATGTCGAAGTGATCCTGAATGGACAGTACCTTGATCCGTATGTGACGGAACTCCGATACCCATGGATTAGCGAATGGGATGCCAATGGAGGGTTCAAGGTTTCAGGATCAAATTTGATACTATATAATGCACCAGTTTCCGGAGATAAAGCGACCGTCAAGGTCATTGGCATTAGCCAGTCTGTTCAAACCCGCAGGTATCCATTTTCAAGTGCTACAATAGCGTTAGGAGAATAATAAATGGCAAAACATGTAATTCTTGAATCATATTCTTTTACTCCGTCCACAAGAACGATTGTGGTGTACGGAAAGTGGATTCGACGCGAGCAATTGTTGCTTATCACGAACGTGACAAAAAACACGGTCATTTACAATTTCAGCGATCCGTCGCTTGGAGTGTCGGCATACACGACATCCGTGAGTGTGGCTAGTCCGACAACGCAGCAGAATGAGATCACGACCATCATCGTGTCCTATGACACGACCAGTCATGCTTCTACCGACAAGTTGGCCATTCTTGTCGAGGAAACTTACGAATCAATTCTTCCCGCCGAAACCCTGATGGATCCTGTCGGAAAGATGCGCATGTCCATTCCGCAAAGTCTCATTGATACGGACTTTGAATATGGCCAGCAGCCGACAAAATGGGAACATCTGGCTCTTGTGAATAACCGGCCAACATGTTTCTATGATCCGGCTGCCAGTTCCGGACAATGGATTTACAACATCGGTGTTGCATCACAAAGTCAAGGTGCAAACACCATTACTGGTACAGGTACGACATGGCATGGTGGCTTGGTAGGAAGCCGATTCACCTATCTGGACGGCACTGATGCAGGGATTATCACGGCGGTAGCAAGCGCCACATCGTTGACAGTTTCGACCTCTGCCGCGGTGGCGGTGGCGTCGCAGAGTTACAGCATTTTTGGATTTCCGTACAAGGGTGGAAGCACTTCTCCCTCGCCAATCGCTGATTCGTCGATCATGTTCAAGGACACGGCAACCGATGCAACTGGATATACGATTTCCCTTCTTCTGAATACCGGCGCAATCAACCTGTACGTTGGCCAACCCATTTATGTCAGCAATTCGCTTGATCAGGCAAATGTGGATGGATGGTGGGTCGTTGACGCAATCGTGCCGCAGGCATCCTATGCCGCTGCAGGAACTGGTGTCAATGACATTGTCAGGTTCAAGACGATCAATGTGACATCGACAACAAACTTGTTTGATCCAACCAAGACAATAATTTATCCGGGATATTGGTACACGGGAGCAAACATTCCCGTGACATCAATCTCTTGCACTTCGAATGTCATGACTGTCACGACACCTTCGGCTCATGGGCTTTCCGTTGGAGAGCACGTGCATGTCAACAACACGGGCACGGCTAACTGCAACGGATCGTGGGCAATCACGACCACGCCGTCACTTACGACATTTACCATCACCACTCCGGCAGGCGCATCTCCGGGTACACTCACATTGAACGGCGGAACAAGTGGAACACTTTTCCCGCGAGCACAAGGGTACGTGATTCATCGACCTTTTGATGGTGGCGTGCAGTTTGCCAACCAGACTCCGTATCACGGCTTGCAGATGATTCGGCAAACGCGCCGTTATTTCCGGTACCAGAGTGGAAAAGCCATCCAGTTTTCCACCGGATCAATTCTCAAGCCATCATTGACAGTGGATACGATCACGTCATCGGGCACCACTGCGACGATCACCACCAAATATCCACACGGAATCACGTATTCGTCGGTAGGCACCAACGCGCAGATACGGGTGAGTGGCGCGGCCGACGTTGGTGGCATTGCGTTTCCGGGAACCGCGTCACAGTCCGGCACAACCATCACTGGCGTGAATACCTATTTCACCTCTGTCCTTACCGGACAGACATTCGTGTTTGCGGATGGAACGAGTGCAGGCGTGATTACGTATGTCAGCGCAACGTCCTTGACCGTAACGGTTTCTCAGACTGTTGCGTCGCAAAAGTATTACGTTCAATCAACTGCGTACAATGGCACTTTTACCATTGCAAGTGTTCCTTCTTTTTATACATTAACATATACGATGTCGTCCACTCCAACCAATAGCACCACGACGGCATATCCCGTTGAAGGATATCCGTCGGGAATTGGGGTTTCTCCATGGACATGGTATGGAGGCAAGAACCGTGTCGGCATGTTTGACCAGCAAAACGGATTTTTCTTCGAGTTTGATGGCCAGTCATTGTATGCAGTTCGTCGAAGCAGCACCATGCAAGTACCGGGAACATTCACGGTTACGAATGGTTCCCAGTCCGTAACGGCCTCAGTTGGTCCGATTGCCAATTACTTGAAACCCGGCGACACAGTAGTCATTCGTGGCGGATCGTACACTGTGGGGTCCATTACAGGCTCGACGCAAATGTACATCTATCCTGAATATCGAGGCGCCACTCCATTGAACGCCTCGTATGTCTCCCAGTCACAATCAGGTGTCGTGATCAGCAAGACCGTTGACACCCGTATTCCTCAAAGCGCTTGGAATATTGACAAGTGTGACGGAACAGGACATTCCGGATTCAACGTTGACCTGACAAAAATGCAGATGTTTTATATAGATTATTCATGGTATGGTGCTGGGGCAATTCGATTTGGCTTCAAGAATAGTCGCGGCGAAGTTATTTATTGTCATCGCATTGTCAATAATAACGCCAATACAGAAGCGTACATGCGTTCGGGAAACATGGCGGCACGATATGAAACCAATACGTTGGCTCCAACCACGTGGGTTACCAGTTGGCCAATCACGACTAGCACGGGAACTGTTTTTGTAGCCGATGCAAGTCAGTTTCCTCCAGTTGGAACCATTGTGGTTACATCTTCAGGCGGACCTATTGAATACATGACCTATTCCTCTCGTACAGACTCCACATTTGTGATCAGCGCGAGGGCGCAGACTGGGGGAACGTCAGCAACATCGTTTGCTCCTTCGGTGGCAGCGCCTGTCAAGGTTGAACTCTACTTGCCTTCAGTCGCATCCACGGTGTCCCACTGGGGATCATCGATCATCATGGATGGTCGATATGACGATGACAAGTCGCTTATTTTCTCGGCCGGAATGAATGTCCCGACAGCCCCGCTGTCGGCACGGCAGCAGTATCCATTGATTTCCATCCGTTGTGCTCCAAGTGTGGACAGCGGACTGACGGGATCAATGGGCGCAAGGGAAATTGTCAACCGAATGCAGTTGATCCTTCGTCAGATGGATGCCTTCACCTCGGGCAACAGTTTCGCGGTTGACTTGTGGCTCAATGCAGCAATTGCCAGTGGGTACTACTACAATGCAACAGGCACCACGGCAAACAATACGACGCTCAACCTGACCGGAACCCTTGTTGGTTCCGCACCTGTTGCGGGTTCGTATGTATGGGGGCCGGGATTGCTTCCGGGATCATTCTTCACTGCGTACACCAGCATCACTTCCAACACGCTCAACATTGCTGCCGCGGCAACAAAGACCGGAGGAACGTATTGGATCAGCAACAATCAGTTTCAGGCAGTTGGTGGATCGTCGCTTTCCCAGAGGGTCTTGCACGCGACTACTGACCGGCTTATTCCCGGAACCGGAGAGAAGATTTTCACGTTCTTCACCAACTCGTCCGGCGTGACCCAGCAGGACTTGACGCAAATTCGTGATCTGGCCACGTCCATCGTTGGCGGTGCCAGCAATGCGTATCTCACACCGGGATACGCGAACAAGTACCCTGACGGTCCCGACATCATCACGATGGTTGCCACCCCAATTGGCACGGTGACCAGCGCAACAATCATCGCGCGTCTGAGCTGGTCTGAAGCACAGGCGTAAAATGAGTACGCGTCAATTCCCCAAGCACACCGTCTCGACCACCCAGCCAACGGGTGGTCAGGCGGGAGATGAATGGTTCAATCCGACAACCAATCAGTTATACAAAATGCTGGTTGGAAATGGGAATTCGCCCGAATGGCGGGAATTGGCGCAACCTTCTCTTATTGCTTCTTCGCCCACTACGTGGACACAGCCGCAGAAATTCAACAATTCTGTTGCGGTAAATGGAACGCTTGGCTTGACAATGGCTGGCAATGCAGCCATCAAGGGCGCCTCTGTTACAGATGGAAGCACAAACTCCGCAGGATCAAACCTCACCATTGCTGCGGGCGCAAGTAGTGGCTCTGGGACGCCCGGAGATATCGTATTTCAGACAGCACCAGCAGGTTCAAGTGGATCAGCGGTAAACGCGCTTGTCGAAAGAATGCGTCTTACTGGTGCTGGCACATTAAGTTTTAGCAATACCGATGTTGCTCTCGACAAAACAATTACAGCCCAAACCGTTGCTTTTGATAATGCAACAAGTTTTGGGATGTCTGGTGGACAAGCCACATACACTATTTCTCATACTACAGGCAGTGGTTCAAATAGATTACTCGTTGTAAGCTTTGTGGGAAATGAAAGCGGAACGGTTGGAAGCATCACGTACCCTAGAGGAGGCGTTGCCACTAACCTTACGTTGCTAGGAACTCTTGTTGGCTATCCCGTTCAATCATTCTGGTATTTAACAAACCCGGATTCTGGAACAAATAACGTATTTGTCACAATGTCCGCACAAAGTTTTTGTGGTTTTGGAATTACCACTTGGACAAATGTCGATCAAACCACACCAATGGCTAATTATCAAACAACAAATGGAACAAGCGTTTCTGGTGATATTACCATTACGGTGCCAACCGCCGTTAATAACATTGTCATTTCTTCATTAATTACCTATAATAAATCAAACACGCCTTCAGCAGGTCAAACTGGTTTTTGGAGTGCAACTGCGGATGCTGCATGGAAAGCCTATGGATATAGGGCAGCAGGAATATCTGGGTCTTTAGTATTAACGCAAACCTTGTCCGGAGGCACAAGCAGTTCGTGGTCGTATACGGGTGCCACTATTAAGAACGCCTCTAGTGCAAGTCCTGTGGTAGTGAGTACCAGTGCATCTGCATTGAACCTTTCTCTTGGCGCTGCCTCTTCATGGTCTTTGTCATCTGCAACTCCAGCCCTGAACATTGCTTCAAATTTGCTTACTTTTGATACTGTCAACGCTCGTATTGGAATTGGCACAACAAGTCCGGGATATAAATTGACATTATCAACAGATTCGGCGGCTAAGCCCACAAGCAATACATGGACAATCAGTTCTGATGGAAGAATAAAGACTATTCTTCAATCTTACGAGAAGGGGCTTACAGAAGTATCGGCATTGAATCCAATGGTATATCGACTTAATGGATTGTATGGATCACAGGATGACGGAAAAAATCACGTCTCAGTCATTGCTCAAGACATTGTCGAATCATGGCCAGAAATGGTTGGCACCTATATTCATGAAGAAACACTAGAAGATCAAACCGTACAACGAATAGAGCTATATAATTTAAATACCAATGAACTGCAGTGGGCTTTGGTAAATGCCGTAAAAGAGTTATCTGAAAAAGTCAAGACGCTTGAAAATAAATTGGCAGAAATCAATGCGACCGCATCATCTACAACATAAAATGATAGAATAATTGCAGGAGATTGAAATGGCAGATAAGCAATATAGCGAAGTTGGATTAAAGAAACTGTATGGGTACAGTCCCTCGTCGTACATTATTGACGACATTGCGGAAGCACAGAGGAATTTTTATCTTGCCCGCAATCCCATTGCACTCTACGATATCATGCCAATTTCCGGAACCGGATCATTTACCGCATCGCAGGACGGAACAACGTTGACGGTAACCGCAGCGGCAACCGGACGACTGTTTGTCGGACAGACCATCAGTGGAACAGGCATTCTTTCCGGCACGAAGATTGAGGAGTTCCTGAACGCTGGCGGATATGCGGGAACCTATCGTGTTAGTACGCAACCGGCAGTGTTTACCGGAACGATTGCCGGAACGGCGCTGACAGTCGCGAGCGTGCAAAGCGGAACACTTGCCGTTGGGCAGAAGATCAGCGGCACTGGAGTGACTGCGGGAACGACCATTTCTTCAGGATCGGGTACCTCATGGGTAATCACTCCAAGCCAGACGGTCAGTACAGCAACGGGAATGACGGCATATGTCGCATCAACCACCATTGCCGGAACAGCAACTCCTGTTGGTACGGAAAGTATCACCATGCAATTGCCGGGACGCAACAATTTCACCATTGAAGTTGTTGAAACCAACATTTCAGGCGGACAATTCAGGTTGCAAGGGTCAGTAACCGGTATCAATAATTGGCAAGATATTGGAAATGCAATTTCACTGTCACCAGCAGGCGGAGCCGCAGTAACCAATATCACCACAACGGATGTCTGGATTCATTTCCGCCTGTACGTACACAACGCAGTCGCTGGCGCAGGCGGCATTGCCACCATCAATTTTGGGGCCGTTACCCGATAACAAACTGTCTGTGCTAGTGAGCGCAAGAGGAGATCATCAGTGGCAAAGCGTGTCATTCTCGAGGGATATACATTCACTCCTAGCACAAAGACCATCGTGGTGATGGGGAAATGGATTCGTCGAGAGCAATTATTGCTGATTACCAATGTCACCAGAAATGTTGTGTTATATAATTTTAGTGATTCTACGTTTGCCGCCACAACGGTAACTCCCATAGTAAATGGCATGAATAATGAAATGACAACCATTGTTGTTTCATACGATACGACACTCCATGTAAGCACCGACAAGATTTCCATTCTTGTCGAGGAAACATACGAAACTATTAATCCCTCTGAAACCCTCATGGACCCCGTGGGGAAAATGCGTACTTCGTCACCGCAGTCATTGATTGACACGGACTTTGAATATGGACCGCAACAAACAAAATGGGAATCCATTTCTGTTGTAAATAATCGACCAACAGCATTCTATATTCCAGAATCTGCAGGTCAGCAGTTTATCAGCAATGCCGGTACCATCACGCAAAGCACTACAACGGTCACAGGAACCAACACTGCATTTCATCCGGGAATGATCAATAGCCGCCTTGTGTATTCAGACGGCACAGAAGCCGGAGTGATTACCGCGGTTTCGAGCGCCACAGCATTGACCGTTACCAATTCCCTTACATATGGCACCGCTCAACAGTATGTAATTTATGGATTTCCATTCAAGAATGCCGGAACTCCCTTGACTACTGCAGGAGGGTCAACTGCTGATCCTTCAATCCTTACGCATGATCTGTCTGCTAACACACGAATATGCACATTGCTTATAAACACCGGCGGCACAACATTGTATGTTGGTCAGCCAATATATATCTTAAATAGTTCTGACCAAGCAAATGTGGACGGATGGTGGATTATTGACGGAATTACCGCAGGAGCGGGCGGAGCCACTACTACTCGAGATCAGATTACTTTCAAAACCATGAATGTTCCCACTTTTTTTTACAATAATACTTCACCTAATTTGTATGATCCGACAAAAACGCAAATTTTCCCCGGATCATGGTACACCGGTTCTTCAATTTTAATTGATCAAATTGTTGCGGCAAATACTGTTGCTACTGTTACAACTAGTTTTGCTCACGGATTAAATGTTGGTCAACATATTCATGTTAATAATGTAAGTGGAACATATTATGCTGGAACATTTGTTGTCGCTTCTACGCCAACGGCGACGACGTTTACGTATATTGCAAACGGTGGCGCTACAACCGGTAATTTGACATGGAATGGTGGCACAACCATTACTGGGGGTACATTGGGAATATTGTACCCACGAGGACAAGGATATGTCATTCATCGGGCTTTTGACGGTGGTGTACAATTCGCCAATCAAAGTCCGTTTCATGGATTGCAACAAATTCGTCAAACAAGAAGGTATTTTCGGTATCAATCCGGAAAATCCATTCAATTTTCTACCGGATCAATTTTAAAACCTTCATTTAGTGTGGAACAAATTATCTCAAATGGAACAACGGCTCTTGTGACAACCAAGACTCCTCATGGAATTGTCATTCCGGGAGGAATGACAACAGCACCAACGGTGCGTGTGACAGGAGCAGTGGACATCAATGGGTTGAATATCGGCGGTGTTGCCTCGCAAAGTGGAACTACCATCACAGGAGTTGGTACACAGTTTTCATCTGCAATGACCGGACAGACGTTTATTTTTGCGGACGGAACAAGCGCCGGAGTTGTGACGTATGTCAGCGCTACATCATTAACTGCCATTGTTTCACAAACCGTTTCGTCTCAAAAATTTATCATACAATCGACAGCATATAACGGAATTTTTAGTGTTGCAAGTGTATTAAGTCCGTATCATTTTACGTATTCAACAGGAAGCAATACTCCTACCAATGCCACATCGGTTTCTGGAACCAATGCTCTTGCGGGGGTTGCATCAAGCATCACTATTGGCACAGTCAGTGGCACAGGTCCGACTGCAACACTTGCGGCTCCTTATTCTGCAACGTTGACCGTTGCAGGAACGACATGGGCAACAGGAATTGTGCCGGGTTCAGTTCTTAGTGGTCTTAGCAATGTGGGCGCGGGAGTTGTTACTGTTCTTCAAGTTCTCAGCACGACAGTACTGATTATTTCTTGCACCACTTCGATGACGGCTGGATCAGCGGGCACAACCGCAACGTATGCCACTCCAAATTTTGCGTATACCATTCCGGGTTCTGCTCTTACCGTCTCGCCAAGTGGATGGTACGGAGGAAAAAACCGTGTTGGAATGTTTGATCAGCAAAATGGTTTCTTTTTTGAATATGATGGTCAAAATCTTTATGCGGTTCGTCGCTCCTCTACGCGACAAATTAGTGGTACCGTAAGTGTTGCTACTAATTCACCTACAGTAACCGGACAAGGAACATATTTTGCCGACCAACTTGCTCCCGGAGACAACATAGTCATTCGAGGACAATCATATACAGTTAATTCAATTACCTCTCAAACATCAATGACTATTTATCCTGAATATCGCGGCTCAACACCAATAAGTACAACATTTACATATTCTGTGCAATCGGGTATTATTGTTAGCAAAACTGTTGATACGCGCATTCCTCAATCACAATGGAATATTGACAAATGTGACGGAACAGGATCAAGTGGATTTAATGTTGATCTTGCTAAAATGCAAATGTTTTATATGGATTATTCTTGGTATGGAGCCGGAGCAATTCGTTTTGGTTTCAAGAACAACCGTGGCGAAGTCATTTATGGACATAGAATTATCAACAATAATGTAAATACAGAAGCATACATGAGAAGCGGAAACATGGCTGCTCGGTATGAAACAAATACACTTGCTCCAACAACATATGTAACTGCGTGGGGAATTACCACTGCCACTGGAACATTTTACGTCAATGACGCCTCGCAATTTCCTCCCAATGGGCGCATTGTGGTTACCAGTTCTTCGGGAACTATTGAATACATGGATTATACGTCTCGCACGGACACGTCGTTCACTGTAAGCGCCAGAGGCGTGGCAGGGGGTTCTTCCGCAACATCATTTACGTATTCGGCAACAGCGCCAATAAAAGTGGAATTATTTGCTCCATCACTAGCCACCACTCTTTCCCATTGGGGTTCTGCCGTTATCATGGATGGCAGATATGATGATGACAAATCTCTCGTGTTTTCTTCAGGCATGAATACTCCATTAAGTGGATTTTCTGTCAAACAACAATATCCGCTCATTTCAATTCGTATTGCTCCAAGCGTAGATTCTGGCAACACTGGAGCAATGGGTGCAAAAGAAATCATTAATCGTATGCAGTTGATTTTGCGTCAAATGGATGCGCAAACCAGCGGAAATGCATTTGCTGTAGATTTGTGGCTCAATGCTGCCATTTCCACAGGACAGTATTACGGAGCGGCTCTCACTGCTGGCAGCACAACCATTGCGACAGTAGGAACCCTTGTCGGCACGACTCCAATAACAGGAGCATATGTATTCGGAAATGGCATTCAGCCGGGAACATTTGTTTCCAATTGGGGTACATCAAAAATTTCTCTTCCGGCACTATATAGCGGAACAGGAATTACATTATATTACAGCAATGCCGTTTTTACTAGCGTTGGAGGAAGTTCTCTTGCTCAGCGCTACATTCATTCTTCGACTGATCGTCTTGTTCCCGGCACAGGCGAGAAAATCTTCACTTTTTTTACCAACAACAGTGGCGTAACTCAGCAAGACTTGAGCGTGGTCCGCGATCTTGCGACATCCATTCTTGGTGGCGGAGCAAACAATGCAGTTCCTTCTGGTACTTCCGGGAAATACCCTGATGGACCGGACGTTATCACCATGGTTGCCACTCCAATTGGCACAATTAGCAGCCCATCCATTGTCGCTCGGTTGTCATGGACCGAAGCCCAAGCGTAAGGAAAAGAAAAATGCCTAGAACAAATGCGTCAATCAATCCCGCTATTCCGGAAGAACCCGTGGTGGAGCAGCCTGCGTCCTCCGATCTTGTTCCACAACCAGTCGAGTACCCGATTGGATTTCGTCCATTGGACGGTATTCCAGAATTTCTGGACAATTGGTCTCCCGAGGGGATTATTGTCAGTGCAGAAGCATTGGGTGCCTTTCGGTATTATGCAAAGCAACAAAACTGGTTTGCAGACACCCCTTCGGGATGGATGGAAAAATTCTCAAGGTGGGAATCAAATTCCTGATACTGTCAAAATATCAAAAGAACAAGATCATTTTCAATGCGACTTGTCCCCCCGAAGGAGTAAAAAGCAATGCCTGTAGGATTTCGCGGAGTGGTGCTGTCGGCACCCGGAGTTGCTTCATATATTGATGACAGTCAGGCATCGTCGGGCGTTTCGGCAACGCCAAACAGCGTGGTTGTTGTTGGCGTGGCAGAACGCGGTCAGCCGAATACTGCACTGGCATTCACCAGTGCCGCGGCCGCAACTGCCGTGTACGGAACCGGAGGACTGGATCGTCCTCTCGTTGACGGAATCAACCGGGCGCTTTCCGCCGGGGCAGGAACCGTGTACGGCGTTCGAGTCGGTCGTGCCAAGGCATTCACGGCTTCGTTGCTAAATTCAACAACGGAAGTAATCAGGGCAACAACGACAGAGTACGGGAAATTCTGCAAGTCATGGTCCTTGACAATTTCGGCATCCACAAACACCATCACCGTAAACGGCGCAAGTGTCGGCAAAAAGGCCACCTTAACCCTGCATGATGGAAGAAGTTACACTGTAGACAATATTGCCCGCCAATCGATCAACATCGTAAGTGCGTCACTCACTCTTACCGGACGAGTTGATGTCGGGGCTGCAGGTATCACGCTGACACCGAACGGCGGAAGCGCAACAACATATAATTTTTCAGACTATCCAAGACTAAACGCAATGGTGGCGGCCATCAACGCCGCTGGCGCATTCAAGGCAAGTGTTGTGACCGGCGCGGATGAGAATGCCCTTACTTCCACGCTTGATGCAGTAGCCGGAGTGAGTGGCAATGTTCCTGTATATACCGGAACGCCATTCGTCCTGACTTCCAACATTGTAGCAATGAATGATGCCTTGAATGGCACCGTTCTTGGACCGTTTCTTGACAGCTCTTTTGTCTCCAATACTGGAGGATCCGTTAGCAATGGAGTGTATTCCTTTAATTACTTTACTTCTACAGGATCGACATTCAGTGGATACATTTCCGGAACAACATTGACGGTTGTTTCTTCTACCGCATCGTTCAGCGGATACATCAGTGGCGTGAACGGAATTGGCGCTGGAACACAATTGACAGTTACTTCTGTGTCCAGCGGGTCAATCATTCCGACACAAGTGCTTACAGGGACTGGAATCACAAGCGGAACGACCATTGTGACGCCGGTCACGGGTAGTGGTCTTACTGTTTACGCAACAGCGCCATCCGGAATCATTACCGGTGCCGCAATCGCTACAGCCGGTAGCGGATATAGCGTTGCAGGAGTCAATAGCGGTACATTGTACTTTGCTGTTGGATCGACGGCCAACTCCACCACACAAGCAGTCTTGAGTGCGGGATTGACTGGCGGCATTCCTACCGGAGCCCTTTCGATTTCAAGCGGAGGGACAGGATACACCACAGGGACTGGAAGCGGATTGCTGGGAACCATTACTCACACGGGAGGAGTTCTTTCGGCTTTTTCCATCACTACCGCCGGTAGTGCGTATCTGGGCGGCGGCAATGGAACACTTGTATTTTCCGTGGGAGGAACAAACACTTCGCCCGCGTTTTTCTCCTGTACGGTAACCGGTGGTGTACCGGCTATCGGAGCCGCTACATTGATTACAGGTGGAGCCGGATACACGGCGACAAGTGGCAGCACGGGCGTTGCAACCACTCCCGCAATTACCGGCGTCCTTAGCACGACGCAGGCTGGAGGCACGGGCACGGGCGGCATAGGAACGTACACGGTAAGCATCAACCAGCAGGTTGGCGCATCGGGAGGCACGGTGTCAGTTACAGCTTCGGCTTCACCAACCGGAACGATTGTGCTTTCGCAAACAATCTCTGGCGCAAACGTCTCGGTGGGAACCACGATTACGGCTCTCGGAACCGGTTCCGGCGGAACAGGAACCTATACGGTTAGCGCGTCGCAGAACGTCGGTTCTTCGGGAAGTCCGATTGCAATCACCGGATCCGTGGTGACTGGCAGTGTTTCGGATTTTGATCCGGATGCATTGAGTTCCGACTGGACAAATGCCTTTGTTGCGGCTCAAGCCGTACCCGCCTATTTCGTGGTTCCCATGACTTCCTCGGCTGCCTATCACGCCGCTGCTCTTTCCCATGCTCAAGCAATGTCGCTGCCAAGCGGCAAAAGCGAAAGAATTGCCGTATGTGGTGGGGCTTCTGCCGAAACGTATCTTGACGCCAAGGTTCGGGCTGCCGCACTAAATGACAAGCGTGCCGTGCTGGTGTGGCCGGGTATTGTGGATTATGACAGCAATGGACTTCTTTCCACTCTTCCTCCATATTATCTTGCTTCCCAGATTGCTGGAACATTGGCTGCGGCCGATGATCCGGCCATGCCTTTGACCAACAAGACCATTCGTCTGTATGGTTTGGAAACCACTTCTTCGTCAGCGACGATTGACGATCTGGTCAACAACGGTGTTTTCACAATAAAGAATGACATTGGACGTGGATTTGTGGTTGTCCAGTCGCTTACCACGTGGACTGGTGACGGAAAGACAGCCCGTCGCGAGATCAGCACTGTCCGCGCTGCAGATGAAACCATGAAATTGGTCCGCAATGCCGTTTCACCCTTTGTTGGCAGCAAGTCCAGTCAGCAATTGGTGGATACCATCACCTCGGTGACCATAGACATGCTGAACATTGCTGCTGCGCGTGGATTGATCATCGCCGATCCCAATAGCCCTCTTCAATATCCTGCGTACAAGAATGTGTCGGTTCGGGTGTTTGGTGATGCTTACTATATTGATTTTAACATCTCTCCCGCCAAGCCTGCCAATTATATTTTAATTACGGCGTATGTTTCGTAAAGATCGATAAAAAGGAGACACTATCATGGCAAATTCCGCAGGCGATTCAGTGGGCGGTTCGGTTCCCAATACTACCGGAACAATTGCTTCACCGACGCTTTCAAACAACAAAGTTCTTGTCGGCGGCAAAATTCTGATCAAGTTGGATAATCAGATCATTGGATTTGCCAATGAGGCGTCATGTACTGACGCTTATGGATTGCAGCCCATTCACGTGCTTGGGCAGTTGTCTCCAATTGATTATGTTCCGACAGACGCTCGTCATGCCATCAACCTCACAGTCATGGTCATGAAAGACTCCAGTCTGGCCATGGCCAATCTTGAGCCAACTGGTGCGGGCAATTATGGTTTCCTGAAACAGGCAACCGTCGGATCGTTTGACTCCGTCATTACCGACATGAACGCCGACACAAATGTGGGCACACTGGACGCCGCCAACAAGGGCGCTCTTCGAGTGTTACATGGCAAGTCATTCAGCATTGAAATTCTTTCTCCCACGTGGTCATCCGGAGCTCAGGCGACAACTGTTTCGGTTGTTCGTTACGACAATTGTTATTACAACGGTGGAAGCGTTAAATTCAATGCGAATCAGATCACGGTTCATCAATGTGAGTTTGTTGCCCTGTATCGCCGCGGATGGTTGATGGAAACTCCTTCATCAGCGTATATTGCAGGATAATATCATTTCCTTGACATTACAAAGAGCGTGTGATAGGTTTATCACACGCTCTTTTTTTTGGAGGAAATATTATGGCAGGCACTGAAGACAACATTTCGTCAATTACCCAAACACATCCTGACAAATCATCCATCTCTTCTGCAGTCGAACAATCGAAGATTGTGCAAAAGCCAAAGTTTTTTGCGGACAACAAGGCATACGATCCTACAAAGCCTTATGAAATTGACGGGCCAGCTGGAAAAATCGGAGTTGTGCGAGGGCACATGAATACCCAGCGCCTTGCCGGAAAGGCCGTGGCAACTGCCTTGCAGGGATTGAACGTTGATCAGCGGACGTATGAAATGACTTGGATGAGTGTCATGCTGCAATTTGTCACTCAAGCTCCGGGATATTTGCCTGCGTACTGCAACGGCAATATTGATCAATTCATCGAAAATATTTACGAATTTGATGATCTGCTGTATTACTATCGCGAATGGGAGAACTGGAGAAACTCGTTTCGCGCCTCACGAGCAGCAGAGGACTGACACCCTTAAACAGCGGGCATTATCAGAATTATATACTTCTGAAATACTCGAATGGTATCGTCAACAATACAATATTCCACTTGATACATTTTATGAACAAAATGTAGATGAAGACATTGCATTTGTTGATTTTTATCGACGCCAATACTGGAACGAATTGCGATTTGGCATTCGCGATTGGGGCGACGAATCGTCTGAATTGAAAATGCCGCAATTCACGTTGTTTCGTCCATTTGGCGGCGTTCTTCCTGCGCCCAATGGATTTGATTTCGACAATACGTACACGTCCAAGATTGAACATTTCAATATGGGCGGGTCTTCCAAGAAAAAAGCCGAAGCAACTGGATTGGACCACTCAGATACATATACTTTAGAAAAAACATCATCTACACCAAAAACCGGCATTCCATATGAAAATGAAGAAACAACATACAAAATGCCGGAAAAAGAATTTGAAAAGATGATGGAATCAATGCAGAGTGACGATTCGTTCTGGGAACAATTGGAAGAATTGGGGTCATTGACAAATGGGTAGGGGCGCAGGCGGACTCGGATCAACAACACCTCCCGTAAATAACACCCCTTCTATCGATCCCGTTGATTTGTCGGAGGTTATTGGCGTACTCAAGGAATTGCTTGAGTCGCAGAGAAGCACTGCATCGGCAATTAAATCTGGATTTGACCAAAGCACAAGGGCCATGCGAGACATGGCCACGAGACCGGGAAATGATCCGGGCACTCGTCCGCCAACTGATCCGAATGTGCGGCCGCCGATTGATCCAAGCGTCAGGCCGCCAACTGATCCGCGTGCATTTGACACTCGCGGATTATTTGCCGGTTTGCAAAGCATGCTGTCCCAGTTTGCCGGGTCCATCAATGCTGCCCGGCCCAAGGCGGCAGAGGATGATTATCGCATAGGACAAATGTCCAGAAGATATCTGGACAATCAGTCCATGAGTTTGACGGCATACCGCCAGCGGATTAGCAACTTGCAGCTTGGCACCGGCATGGACATGAATGAGGCAATTGCCTTCACGAATGTTGCCGGTCGGTTCGGACAAGGAACACGACGAGGATTAAGTAGCAGTTACGACATAGCCAATCAAACGCAATTTGGCGCTCAGATGGCATTCAGCCTTGGAGCGGATCGCGGCAATTATCTTAATACGCTGTCGCAATTGGGTCGCGTCGGGGCAGTGGGAACCGCAGGAAAAGCCGGAGGGTTTGCGCAAGATCAACGGCAATTTGCCATTACCATTGCCGAAACATTGGCTTCCGGAAAGCTCTTTGACCGTCTTGACGAAGTGTTGCAATCAGTAGGCGGATTGGCCACGGAAATGGCCTCCCGCGGTGGAGAGGTAAATGCGGAAAACATTGCCCGCGCTCTTGCTTCGGCAAATCAAACCGCAAAAGATAGCGGTAGCGCCAAGCTGCAGGAACGAGCTCCGGAGCTTCTGGCTGGCATAAGTCGCATTACCGCGGGACAAGCTCAGTCACTTGATCCCATGCTAATGGCCGCATATACGCGCGTCAACCCAAAATCCACACCCGGATTTGGGGCAAAAGACATCATCAGCTTGCAAAAAATCATGCAAGGTTCAGATTTGGAAAGACAATCTTCAGTGTTTGCTGAAGAGTTCAAGATGTTTGGCGGCGACATCAAGGAATTGGCCGGAGGAAAATCAACAGACGATTTGTCGGCAAGATCGGCCGGAGCGCTGTTGCGGTTTTCGCAAAAAACCGGCATGACCGCAGAACAGGCAGCAGATAGCCTGAGGCTTGCCGCAGGAGTAAGCAGTCAGCAAGGTCAGGAACGGCTACGTGGATTAAAGGCCAGCAGTCAATATCAGGCATTCCAGCAAGGAGCAAGCGCAGGGGCAGTCGGACTTTACACCAGAATTGCCACAGGGGAAAAGGGCGATATTGATCAGGCACTTGGACAGCAAATTGAATCGCTGTCCAAAAAGCCTACTGATAAAGCCGCTCAGGACTTGTTAAGAAAATTAGAGGAACAAAGAAACAGCTTAAAAAATGGCATGGATACGGACACCGTCCGCGCCAATGTGCTGAAAACCATTGAATCAAGCAAGACTTCCTCGTTATTTGGTGCGGAGAATCCGCTGGAAGCGCAAAAAGTCCAGACACAAGAATTGAGTGCGGCATTTCATGATTTGGCCAGTAACGTCAATCAGATCAATGCTGCATTGGGCACGGATCGCGCAAAAGCAAACGTGGTTAAAACTCTTAGCGGGACTGACGTTACGGAGCAGAATGCTCCCGGTTTCCGTCAAGGATTGACCGGGCTGGCCGCGCAGGGAATGTCGTTGCTGCCCATGGCAGGCGCTCTTGCGATAGGGGGCGCCCTCAAGGGCAGAGGATGGATCGCAGGACAACTTGGAAAAACTTTACTAGGCGGTGCAGTAGAAAGCGTTACCGGGAAAAAAGATGACGACGCATCTAGCGGAATGATGAGTGATGCCATTGAGGCTGTAGTAGATCATGCACTTGACGGAAAAGGCGGAAGTGGCATTTTCGGAAAAGCGCGTAATGTCATAGGAAATAGCCGAATTGGGCGCGGTCTTGCAAGTGTCGGAGGCAAGATTGCAGGAAGCCGGTTTGGACAAAACGCAACCGTAAGGATGCTTGGCGCCGGAGCAAAAGGATTGGGGAAAATTGCACTTCCAATTGCAGCGGCAATGGGCGCGTACGAAATCGGCAGCGATATTGTTTCAGCAGGAACAAACGCTTACGAAGGGCACAATGAAAAGACAAATTGGGGACGCATGATTGCTGGCGGATTGGGGGCAGGCGCAGGCATTCTCGGATTGGGGCTTGCCACTGGAGGGGTTGGCTTCCTTGGTGCCGGAATGGCCGGTGCTGCGGGATATGGAACCGGCACGATGCTTTACGATACGTTTTTCGGAGGATCGAAAACCGATCCCGTCACCGGAAAGCCAATAGTGGGCGGCGGCAATCCCGATGCAATCAATAAAGACATCATTGATTCGACAACAATTCAGGAAATTCGCGTTGCTCGCATGATTGTTGAAAATCAGCAAATACAGCAAAACGGAGTGGACCTCACGACAGTTGGCGGAGGAAACCCCGGAGCAAGTACCCCCACCGTCACGCGCAAGCAATTATTTGACGCCACTACAGGGAAGCCAATTCCCGGAACCGGATCAGTTCCTGCGCCCACAGGAGCCGGTCGTTCTTCAGGAGGACCGGCCGGAGGCGCAGATCTTTCGCAATACGAAGCGGAAATTCAGGAAGCGGCAAAAATTGCCGGAGTTGATCCCGCATACATTCGCGCCATTATCAACAAGGAAAGCGGCGGACAGGCAAATGCGGTTGGAGACAACGGCAAATCCTTTGGCTTGGGACAAGTTCAGTTGGCTACCGCTCGTGGCATTGACAAGAATGTCACGGCCGAGGATTTGCTTGATCCGCGGAAAAACATTCTGATGATGGGCAAGGTGCTGTTGAACAAGAAAGGAGGTCCAAACGGAAAGGGAACCCTCTACGATCAGATCCGGGGATATAACGGATCAGGACCGGCTGCAGAAGCGTACGCAAGGGATATCTTCAACATGGTGGGTACCGGACAGACGCCTGTAGGCGGAGGAAATCCATTCGGTCAGGGAGCAAACATTCAGACGACTTCCGTGTTTGGACAGACAGAAGGATACACCAACCTTACCAACAATCCGTGGAATCGAGGTGCGGATTTTGCTGCCGTTGGCAAGGCGCCTGTGGATATTTTTGCTCCCATTGCGGGCAAAATCATGGAAGTATTTGACAAGGCCGCAGACACTGGAGATCTTTCCGGCCAACAGGCAGGACAGCAAAAGATAAACAGCGGATGGGGGAATTCGGTCGTCATTCAAGCTTCGGATGGCACCAAGCATCGTCTGAGTCATTTGGCAAATGTTGCTGGATTGAAAGTGGGACAGGATATTGCTGCCGGTACGCGATTGGGGACAATGGGCGCAACTGGCAATACAACCGGTCGGCACCTTGATTGGGAAATTGAAAAGAACGGAATTCTGTTCGACGCCAACGCATGGATGAAAACCGGACAATTGTCGGGTGGGCGCAACAAGGCCGGACAGCTGGTCAGCGGTGTGGGCGGAGGCAATCCGGACGGCGCTGCATCCGGCGGGGATTCCCGAAAAGTGGAGATTTCCATCAAGCTTTCTCAAGATAAAAATGGAAACATTACAGGAAAAATTCAAAATCCTGAAAAATTGGTCATCAATTTTGACAACAAGGATCCCTATCGTCAAACGTGGGCGGCACCTATTGAAAGATAAGATGACACACAATGGCTAATGAAGATATTTCAAAGATTATTGGTTCATTCAGGCAACAAATCATTGTCGGCGGATTGGACATTACCGAATGGGTCATTTCGGTAAATGTCAATCGCAGCATTGAACAGCCCACAGGCAAATGGACGTTGAATCTTCGTCCAATCATAGGTGATGACAATTTGATGTTGCGTCTGCCTGTTGACTTGAATGATCTGGTTGAAATCCGTATTGACCGCGCAAATGAGGGTGAAGTAAAAGTCGTGATGCGAGGTCTGCTTGATGCGGAAGACATGAGCGAAAAACCCAGCGGCGGCATGGACGGAAGTCCCAACAGGTCGTACATGCTTTCCGGAAGTGATTTGGGCAAGGTGCTTGAGCGTAGACAAATATTTTATCCTCCCGATAGTAGCGACCGGTCAAGAGAAGAACAGACAAATGCGCTTTTTCTTCTGAAAAATGACATTATCAGATATGCCGATACATTGCCCGGAGGCACACAGGCCGGACAGCAGCAAGGGGATATCGTCATTCCGCTGAGTTCATGGGTCAAATATTTTGTCAGCGTGGTGTATTCAACAGAATTGGCGCAAAAATTCACGCAATCTCGCGGATCAAAATTTGCCAACTTTTCTTTTTCCATCAATGATGATCTGCCACAAATTGCCGATGGCGTTGAACGGTTTAATGTTTCGACATTTACTGTAAATAATCTTACTGGTTCTTATTGGCAATTTATAAAATATTATTGCATTCAACCTTTTATTGAAACATTTTTTGAAGACAATAACAATTCAACCGTGTTCAATGTGCGATGGACGCCGTTGCGCATGCGGGAAGCAAGCGGACAAGGATACAATTATTTTTTTCCATCGCAACGAAGCAATAATCAGCCATGGAGAAGGCAATCGATCAAGAAGGTGACATTAAGAACATTAGATATTTTGGAAAAACAAATCCGCAGGCAAGACACCGACCGGTGCACATATTTCTTCGTAAGTTTGAATGCGTTTGGAGACGGATCAAGTCAAAACATTCAATTTGACGAAGGCGATGGCGGAAATTCAGTGGGTGACAATCCGTATTGGGATCGAAGCGGAATAGATCAATTTGGCATTCGTCCAATGGTCATTGAAATACCGTGGATGAACACCGTCTGGCAAAACGCATCCTACGCGGCTTCATATGACCCTGACAGTGGCGCAGGAAACCGGGCAGCAGCTGAAGCCGCCGCAACCAAGGACATTCATCCAGAAGGATATACCCTTGACATCAAAAACATCCTTAATGATCTGAACGCTTGGCTTGTTACAACAATGACGTATGTTGATCAGTTGTATACTGGAGTATTGGTAATTGTTGGAAATAGCAATGTTACTGTCGGATGCGAAATATTTGTTGAAGATAGTCAAGAGCAATATTATGTGGAAAGTGTTGAGCATGCATGGCAAGTGTTTCCTTCTCCACAATTCATCACTCGTTTGGGAGTGACCAGAGGAACCATCCTGAAGCCATTCACTGCAAGCGAGAAAAACAGGTTCGTACGCATTGGCGCGACCGGAGTGCGGGCGACCTTGGGAATCCTTGCGGAAGCAAGCGGCGATGAGGAAACAACAAAGGTTGTTGATGATCCTTCGCAATCAACATGGTATTTGCAATCTACCGGACAAATCTAAGGAATTTCATGATGCCTGATGTACCACACACTGTATATGGACAAGCGAGTTTTTCGGACATGCGCCGGGGAAAAGTCAATGATTATTCCAACATGCGCGGAGCCATCTATGCCCGTGTGTTGCGAGTCAATTGGGCGTCTCACACCATAGATTGCATTGGATTGCACAATTACAAGGGTTCCGGCCCATGGTTCAACGTACCAGTCCTGAAATCCGTTTTTACGCAGACCGAAGGAGTTCACTGGATGCCCAAGATTGCTCCTCCCTCAAAAGGAGACAATCAGGCCAATGCATACCTTGAGGGCGAAGATGATGCCTTGGCCATTGTGGATTTTGTTTCCGGTGATATCAAGAAACCTGTGTGCTTGGGTTTCATCACGCCGGGAGCGCATGAGTTCTCATTTGCCGAGGAGGGCGTCAAGATCGAGCGTCACAATAGCGATGTCTATAGCCGTTTGACTTCCAACGGAACATATGAATTTGCCTTTCCTGACGGCACTTACATCAAGATTGCGCCCGAGTCGGAAGGATACGGACTGAAAGACCTCAGCGCTATGCCCGCAAAAGACGCAGGGAAACGTCAATGGAACATCAGCAATGACGAACCTCGCATCGTCATTGTGTCTCATCCTTCAGGCACCAGTATTACCATTGATAAAAATGGTAATGTTTCCATTCACTCTGCTCAATCCATCAATTTCTCCACTTCCAATGGATCTATTTCTTTCAACACCCCAAGAAATTCATTTTCTGTTGATTAATTGACTGGAGGTATACAATGCCAACTAACATAAATAGTCTGAGCATAACCTCCGACATTATATTTCAAAATCAAGGCGTGACACTTGATCCTCCATTTGAGGGTCAAATAAAGATTTATGCAAAATCAGATAATAAACTATATTTTCGCGCCGGTCCCAATGGATCAGAAACAACCCTTTCGGTCAATACCGCAGACTCATTTAATTGGAGCGGTACAAATACTTTTACTAATACTTCTATCGTTAATTTTAACGGATATGTAAATGTATATGGAGGACTGTTTAATTATACTGCAAATTACAATAATACAACTGGTACTGGGTTTAATATTTCCGGAACACAAAAAAATACCGTTTCAATATACGGAACTTCCAGTCTTTGTGGAGTAACTTCAAACACATGGTTTATGCCTACAACAAATGTGACCAATGTTGCATCAATTAGTGCAACTAATTATTTTACTCCTGCATATACACGAGTTATTACTAACGCAATAGGATATTATGCAGATTTACGCGCTGATTTGTCAGACGGCGGATCGATAACAAATTTGTATGGTTTGTACATTGCGCCGATGTCTACCGCCACAAACAATTATTCTGCATATTTTGGCAACTCAGTTGGAATTGGCACCGCCAATCCGTCTACCTTATTGCACGTATCTTCCGGAAACACGCAAACCGAAATTACGATTGAATCAACCGTTGCCGCGTCACGGTCAACATTGAAGTTGCTAACCAATGGAAATGATTGGGAAATAGGAGCAAGAGGATCCAGTCTTGCGCCAAATAATGCGTTTTATATCTATGATCTGACAAATACCTCGTATCGGATGATGATTGATTCATCTGGAAATGTCGGTATCGGGACAACCAGTCCAAATCAATTATTTCATGTTAGATCAACCACCGCGTGGACGCAACCCATATTTGAATCTACGCTTACCACAGGCGGCGCAGCGGTACTTCTGAAAAGTGATTACACAACGTGGCAACTTGCTGCAAGAGGTTCAGCAAATGACACTGTTCCGGGATCCTTTAGTATTTATGATTCTACCGCAAATGCAATACGATTGTTTATTAATACATCAGGACAAACTGGAATTGGACGAACTCCCAGTGTGCCTCTTGACGTAGAGGGATGGGGACGATTTGTCACTCCGGGAACAATTGGAGCAACAAATTATGGCTCTACTGGAGGGTTGATCATTCGCGCCAGCGCGGGAAGCAATGACATAAATTATCTGCAATTTGTCAATAATACAGGAACTTCACAATATTATCATTTGCTTGTCAAATCTGATTCCAGAATGTATACATCTGGTCCTTTATCTGTTGATGTGGGAGAAGTGTCTGTCAGTTCTGGTGTTAGTGATAATTTTGTTTTGCGGACAAAAACCAATACGCCAAATCCGAATTGGACCATTGGATATGGAAATGGATCGGGAGGCGTCGATACCGCAAGAGAATATCTTTTTTCCAATGCAGGAACTATTTCCCTTAATAGCGGTAATTTAAGTGTGGCTGGCTCAACTACTCTGGGTTCCTATCTTGGTATTGGATCATCCACTGGTCAAACTGGTGGCACACGATATACTGTTCATGAATCGACAGCAAAAAGTTCTTCTACTGCAACCGTGCCAAATCAAAAAATTCGTTGGACATGGTACAACGACGCAGACGGCGCAATTGTTGGAACCAGACAGTATCAATTGTGGGTATATCCGTATTCCAATCAATCAGGTTCACTTGCTATTTTTGATTCTGTCATGGCATTTTCCATTCCAACGTATACGGAAACAGCACTGAATGTTTCCTCGGTTGTTTCTGGCACTCGATACGTCATTACCTCTTTGGGTAATACTTCGCAGATTCAATGGAATGCAATGGCTGGCACAAGCGGAAATACGTATGCAGTCAATGATTGGTTTAATGCCGTTGCAAACGGACCTGCAGGAACCACTGGAACGGTTATTTCTTTTGCATACACCAAACAGGTTTTTATTAACGCTCCAACAGTTTTAGCCAGTTCTCTTACTGTAGGAGGCATAACGTACATATTTCCCGGAACTGCGCCAACCGCAGGACAATACTTGCAGTCTGATGCAAGCGGCAATTTAACGTGGGCCACAATTTCAACAGCGAGTCTTGCTGCAAACTATGCTCGCTCGTTTTTATTGATGGGCGCATAATTTAAATTTTGTATAATACAAATAACAGTAAGGATATCTACAATGGCCGAGACATACAAAATACTATGTCAAACCACAGCAACTACAACAAGTTATGCTATTGCAGGAACAACAGGGGCGCAGAATGTTTATACTCCTTCTGGGACATCTGCTACGATTGTCAGTACTGTTGTGATTTGCAATAAGGGATCAACTGCAGCTACATATAGATTAGGCATTTCCACGACAACGGCTCATGCATTGAACGAGATGATTGTTGATGGCGGAACGGTTCCTGCGTATGATTCAGTGTTTTTGACACTAGGAATTACCATTCCTAATGGATCAAAATTATTGTTTAGCGCAAGTAGTACAAATATAAATATTTGCGCATTTGGTGTAGAGGTTTCGTAATGGCGATCAAAGCCGCATCAAATTTAAATGTTAATAATAAAATAAATAGGCTTGACGTGACGTATGGTCCAATAGTTGCAACATATAGTGGGACATATACTAAGGCTGTTTCTGTTATTAATAATATAACTTATGATATATGGACGCTTACTTCTTCTGGTAATTTCGTAGTCAATTCTACCGTCATTGCACGGACGCTCATGGTGGCAGGCGGTGGCGGTGCTGGAGGTCTAGTCGGTGGCGGCGGTGGCGGCGGTGCTGTCTTGGATACATCGCTGACGTATTCTGGAACTACTGCCATTGTTGTTGGTGGTGGTGGGGCTACAGATACCAATGGGAGTGCCACGTATATTGGAAGCGCATATCAGTCATATGCACCCGGTGGTGGAAAGGGTGGTCGTCACAGTAGCAATGCTGGCGGAAGTGGGTCTTCAGGGGGGGGAGGAGTTCCAACTACTGGGCATACGTCCGGCGGCTCAGGATTAGAGGGATGGGGATATGCGGGTGGAAACTACAGTGGGAGCGGAAACACATCTGGTGGCGGCGGTGGCGCGGGTGCTGTTGGTAATTCCAACGGTAATGGTGGGAATGGAAAAACATCAGATATTACCGGGACAAGCACATACTACGGTGGTGGCGGCGTAGGACAAGGCGGGTCAACTCCGGGCTTGGGCGGTGGTGGCAACAATACCGTTGGAACTGCCAACACTGGTGGTGGCGGATCAGGCTATTCTGGTAATGCTGGTGGGTCTGGAGTTGTCATCATCGCTCTCCCCCGCCAAATCCTTCCTAACGTAGGATCACCAGTTGCGGTAACTGCATTGATTGGTTCTACTCCTATTTCACCCGTAACACTTACCTATAACAATGTTGTTTACTCTACCTATACATTCACTGGCTCTGGGACATTGTCTGGATTGAACAAGGATGTCAATGCAAAAGTGTTGGTTGTTGGCGGTGGCGGCGGTGCTGCTTATCAAACGTGCGGAGGCGGTGGTGCTGGTGGATACAACGATACAGGCATAAGTCTGCGATCTGGCGTGACGTACACGATCACGGTTGGTGGCGGAGGCAATGGCGGCGGAAGCACGGCTGCTGCTGGCGGTGGCACGGCATCGACGATTACATGCATCACGCCGTCCAAATTGCGCATTCAGGCGGATGGTGGCGGTTTTGGCGGGTCATCAAGTTACACCAACACTGACGGCGGATCAGGAGGCGGGGGATTGCCTCGTACCGGATACGTCGGTGTCGGTGTTGTCGGACTTGGGCACAACGGAGGCGCGGTTTCCACATACGGAGGCGGAGGCGGTGGGGCCGGTGCTGCTGGCAGTTCCGGCGGTAGCACCAACGGCGGCAATGGAGGCGCGGGACTGACGTGGATTGACGGTGTGACGCGTGGCGGTGGAGGTGGCGCGGCTGGGCCAGCCGGAACGGCGGGTGCAGTGCCGGGTCCGGGTGCTGGTGGAACGGGCGGAGGCGGAGACGGCGCAACCGCAAATACTAGCCCGCAATGGCTCGGTCAGTCGGGCACCGCCAACACGGGTGGTGGTGGAGGTGCGAGTCAGTTCTCCAACGGCGGTGGTGGCGGCTCCGGCATCGTGATCATTGCCATACCAAATATTGAACAGACTACTTGGTTGAGTTATTCAAATGCTTTGCAGGTTGGTCATCCAGTCTCAGCAACAACAGGATCGCCAATTGTGTCGTTCTACACCGGAGACGGTACAAACGGCACAATTGGCACAAAATACGCCGTGTACGAATTTATTGCCACTGGTTCGATTGTTTTGTCGGCCTCAGCAACCGTTGATTATTTGTACATTGCTGGCGGGGGCGGAAGCACATACTATGGTGGTGGTGGTGCGGGTGGGTACCTGACCGGATCAACAACGCTTGCGGCAGGAACCACGACAATAACAGTTGGAGGCGGGGGTGCTGCCGGGGCATCGAACACCAACGGGAGCAACACCGTCCTTGGTTCGTTGACCACGGCGGTGGGTGGCGGGAAATCCGTCAATGGTGCAAACGGCGGAAATGGTGGAAGTGGAGGCGGTACCGGAGGAAGTAATCCAAGCACGGGCGGAACTGGAACGGCTGGACAGGGATATGCCGGTGGAAATGTAAGCGGATTTAATTCCACGCCGTCTGGTGGTGGCGGTGCGGGTGGTGCCGCGCCGACGACTTATATGAATGCTTATGCAAATGAAGGTGGCCCACCTGCGTATTCGTACATTACGGGAAAATATGAACAATATGGCAAGGGCGGAAACGGGTGGCTATCGACCTACGCATACACCGTTCCACGAGTGAATCGTGGTGATGGTGGCAACGGATCGACCATAAGCAGTGCTACCGTTTCCGCGGGTGCCTCTGGTGTCGTCATCATTCGGTTTGTTACAACGTAAAAAAGTTTATATAGTACAGTTTGCAAAATCTACACAAACGGCAAGGAGAAAAACAATGGCACATTTTGCGGAACTTGATTCAAATAACATTGTTCAGCGAGTCATCGTTGTAGCAAATGATGTCCTCAAGGATGCTACCGGACAAGAGAACGAAGCATTAGGAAAGGCGTTCTGCCAGAGCCTTCTCGGTGGCAACTGGGTACAGACCAGTTATAACGGAAATATTCGAGGTCGATACGCAGGAATTGGTTATTATTATAATGAAGAAGAAAATGAATTTTATCCTGAAGGATGTAAAACTCGTTCTGACTATGAAGCATTGATAGCGTCCATTTAAAATATTCACACCTAATTTTTTATGATAAATGCTTTATGGTCGTCCCTTTAAACGCATATTGATAGAGCGATTTTTTTATTTTATTTGTCATACTCTGCTGTAAGGACTGAAAATGCCAGAAGAGTACACGCTTCCTGTAGTAACAGACACTCCGTCGTCAAATATCGTGACGCTCACGTTGATTGATCCGCAAAATGCCCTCAACCGATGGGTATATTCCTTCTATGTGACGCCGGATCAATTCGAGGTCGAGACGCCTTCCCGTGTAGCCGTGTATCAAAGCATCGGGGGCGGCTCGTATATTGATCATCTTGGCGAAGGCATCACCAGCATCAACATGACTGGCAATACAGGATTTCGACAAGGACAATCCAATCGACTGGGCACAGCCGCCTTGCAAGCTGCATTGCTTCGCGACATTGTTCGTAAATACAACGATTTTTGTCGAAGAGGCTTTTCTTCCAAAACTATTTTGAAACTTCAAGTTTCTTTTGCTGATGACCCCGCTTTTGGCGAATGGAATGTTACAGTCAAGAATTTTGTTGTTCAACGCAGCATGTCCATGCCGCTGCTGTTTCGTTATACGTTAAATCTTGTTTGTCTTACCGTCAATTTGCAGGATGTCAGCCGGGTTCCTCCTGTAAACAGCAAAGTTCACAATTCTCCCGTGACTGTTGAGCCGGAAATCGTCGTGCTCAGTCCTGAAGGAGAAGCCGAAGTTGTTCGAAGCGATGCAATAGACACGCCTGTTTCCGAACCTGCCGCCCAAGAAGTCGCACCAGCCGTAACGACCAAGACAAAAGCGGAAGCATCTGCAGCGCAAATGGCGGCTCTGGTAAGCGCTCCGCAATATTTTACTTACAAGATACCTTCATCTCCCGCCAACGCCACAACAATCATCAATGGCACAACTTATGTGATTGGCGAAGGATCTGCACGCATTGCCACTGAATACACATATTCATATGGAAAAGGATTGTTTATTTCATCTCATACAAAAGATATTGTTATTCCTGATGAGCAAGATAGGATGCTTGTTGCAATTATCACGCCTGTTCCGTTGTATACATCCAACAACTGGAGAATAGTACGCGTTAGTGATGTGTCGCTAAAATATGCCGCGGCTGGTTTTCAGCGCTTGGTCGCTCGTGGCTCTCACGTCAATACAGAAATATGGTATTGCAAATCTCCTGCATCTGGAACCGATTACCTAACGGTTTCCCTTTCTGAACCGTCTGCACTCTCTATGTCCATATTTTCCTTTTACCGCGTAAACTTAAATAATCCATTGTACACTGGAACGGATATATCCTTGACTGTTTCTTCTGTTGGAAATTTTATTACCAATGACGCTTCTTCTAATACAGTAAGTCCCACAGTATATAGCACCAATTCATCAACACTTCCGTATTTAACTAATTTACCGGTTGTAAAAGGTGATTTGCTTATAGGCTCACATGCTGGATATTATTCGGTAACTCAAGCAAGAGGAATGAATGATACCAAATCTCTTGGGTCATCCAGTTCTGATGGCGTACGTCAAAATTTGTCTCTTTCTGCTTTTTACGACAAATTATCACAACAGGTGTTTTACAAAACAATAACCGAAACAGGAAATGCAAACATCGGTGCAGTGTACGACGATGCCGGAGTAAGGGCACAGCCGTGGTCTTTTCTGGAATTTGGCGTTTCGGCTCAACGAACTGCGCCGGAGGGCGGAGGAAGTCGATTGGCAGCTGCCTCTGATTATTACAAAGCTCCTCCGATGAGCATTGCAGATATTTTAAATGAATTTTGGAATGTAGAATCGGATCGAAATCAATCCAAAACATTAAAAGAGGGAATTACGTATGATTTCAGCACAGCCCTTGGAGAATTTCTTGCTGGCAATCCAGAGTTTTCTGGATATAACTTGCATGCCTCATTACCAGCGGGCGAAAAAGTGCGAATTCCTGAAAAATATAAGCATTAAAGTTGATTAAACAATGACTGCAACAATAAAATTTTACGATATTAATTACAATAATAAAACATCAAATTTGTCTACGTCGAAAAGACTGCCTATTTCTCCTGCGGAATATAGCAACCGAATGCCGTCAGAAGTTTTGGAAACATTGGAAATGTATCCATCACTGCGTTTTTTTGGCGAATTTCTGGAGCGATGCTGGACGTATTCTCCGTTGTTTCCGGCTACAACTCGCGTGCTTGCTGCACGATTATTTTCCACTATGTCCAAGCTTTTATCGGCTCTTCATTATGAATTGCCAGCACAAACGTCTGTTATTCATGAAATATATTTAGTTCAATTAAAAGCATCATGCAATATGATTTCTGAATGGATGATCAAGCATCAAGTTGAAACCACAAAATCAAGTACTGTTGACGGCGGTGTTGTTTTGGAGTTAACCCCTACCGGATATAGTCTTTTTTCCGAACTGTCGTCTTGGAGTCTATTTGAAAATATTTATATCAATAATTCATACAGCAAATCATTTATTGTAGATCATAAATTTCAACAATTAATTACAAATATTAATTTTAAATTTTGATAGGATAAACCATGGCAACGTACAAAAATTACATTGTAAAATACGGAGATACCATTGAAAGTATTGCCCAAAAATATTTGGGAGACAGCAAGCGATCATCAGAAATCATCTCCCTGAATCGTCTCAGGTATCCGTACATTGCCAATAGCACACTGGACATTTTAGGGCCAGCAAAAGGATCCAGCGTACTTTCGTCAAACCTTGCGGCAGGATCCACATCGATGAATTTTCTGCCTTATGTGAGCAATGGTGACGTGTCTTCATTGGTTCTATCTGATCGTTCTGTGTTTTATATTTACAAAACCACTCAATATGGCGGCACTGTTGAAAATATTTTGCGCATTAAAAAATATTATGCGTTTGCGTCTGGCACGATATCTGCAGGAACCTTGACGTTTGACGCGTCACTTGTAGATCCTCCATCGATCAGTGCAGAATCGTCCGGCCTTCTGTCCACAACACAATTCTGTTCATTTATTGGGTTCATCAGTGGCACCACGCTAACCGTGACTTCTGTTGTTTCTGGATACATTTCCATTGGCATGTCGTTGTCCGGAACAGGAGTTTCTGCAGAAACAACTATTGTTTCGCCTGTCACTGGTACCGGTTCTACTGGCACATACTATGTCAATAATTCTCAAACGGTTGCCTTACAAACACTTACGGCCATCGTTCCAGCGACACAATCTTTGGCCGCACGTACTTATTATTTTCAATACACGTACACCACGGCATCCGGAGAAACCTTGGCATCACCGCTAAACATCAACGCGTCCAATGGTGCGGCAATTCCTTATCTTCTCAATGCTGCCATTGCGTCCGCGGGAGAAAAAAGATTATTTGTATTTACCGCTCCAGATACATGGCCCAATTACACGACAGGATTGAAATTATACGTAGGAACATCTCCCACGTCGCTTGTGTATCAGGCGACAATCACGTCAGAACAAAATGCAAATAAACAAGGATATTATGTTGAGCCAGTCGCTGGCATTTCTTCTCAAGGAGCATCGATTCCATCCGGTAATAGTGCATATATTGGAATAAGCAATTTTTATGCATCAGGAACAATTTTCTCCATTCACGAAAATCCTGATCAATTCAACACTCGAATTGTGCAAACAGGATCCACGTTATTGTTGCCAACACTTGCTTCTCAACAAGTGGATTTTATTATCAATAATAAAAATCCTTCTCAATTTGTCAGCTCACTTGGCGCAGACATGCAACTTGACGATAACGGACAATTGGTTTTTGATGTTGCAGGCTCAGGCGACATATCTTCAATAACAGGACTGGATAATCTGAAACAAGCATTGATGTCTCGTCTGCTTACAAGAGTTGAAGATTTGAAAACACAACCGGAATATGGAAATACTGCTCTTGCAATGATTGGAAACAAATACAATGTCAATTTTCTTCTTGGTTTGAAAAGCGAATTGATTCAATCCATACAGCGCGATCCTCGAGTGTATTCCATTGACAATATTCGCGTTCGATATGATGGCCAAGAACAAAAAGTGGTAGTTGATAATCTGTCTGTAAAAATTTCCAGTGACGGTTCCTCGTATTCCGTGTTGACGTTTTTGCCAATTGCTTTGCCAATTTAAACGCAAGAGTATTTGTTTGTGTAAATTTGATAGGATTGCATTATGGTCGAAACAGTAGCGTTTCAATTGAAAAAACAGGAAAATATTCTTTCGTCACTGGCAGGATATTTGGCCGGTCACACGGAATATGTCAATGATTTTAGTGAAGGAAGCATCACAAGATCATTGCTTGAAGGCATTGCTCAGGAATTATATAGACAAAATCTGTCATATGCTCAAGGAATCACTGACGCAATACGCGCTTCTGTTAAGGAAGCTTTTAATCAACCACTGCTTCAGTCATCCAAGGCATACGGATTATTCACTGCGTATCGAGCAAAATTGCCTGCGCCATCCAATGTGTCAGTGACGTTTTCATCTTCCAGCGCGTTGGTAAATGGATACATTTCCGGAACAACATTGACTGTAGTGTCAGTGTCTTCCGGAACGTTGCTGCTAGGTCAAGGAATTAGCGGAACGGGAGTGACTGCCGGAACGGTGATTACTGGTTTTTCAGGTGGAACCGGAGGCATTGGAACGTACACCGTCAACACCAGTCAGACTGTCGGCGCTGCAGGAAATCTAATTGCATTGACATCTTATGGAACATTGGCGCTTCCAACCAATTTTACCTCTCCTTCAACCGTTGCAAATGGAAGTTTAGCTGCCGGTACTTATTATTACAGTATTTCTGCAATGTATGGTTCTATTGAAAGTGTTGCAACTTCACCTGTTTCTGTGACAATTTATTCAGCTCAAAATATAGTATTGACGTGGACTCCCGTAACTAATGTTACAGGATATAGAATTTACAGGTCAACAAGCGTTTACATGTTAAATACGGTTTATTATTCAATTTCTGGTCAATCAACAAATACATATACAGACAGCAATCTTACTGCAACATCAAAAAAATGGCCGGGATTGGCGTTGTCGTGGGGAATAAGCGCCAAAAACATTACCAACGGGCAAGATCTTCAAAGCTTGGGATCTTCCGTAAAATCAACTCCGACTGGAACTGTGGCAAAGATCACGTGGTCCGGAAGCAGTGCGGCAGACATAGCTTCACAACCAACAGGATACAACCTCTATCGTGCTCCATACGATCTCGGCGTTGCGGCTCCTAGCGCCGTGACCATTTCCCGCACTGCGGGAGGAACATTGAATTATGGTTGCACTTTCACCGGCTATATTTCCGGAACTACTCTGACTGTTACCGCTGTCAGCAGCGGCTCATTGACGGTAGGGCAAGTGTTGACCAGCGCCTCAGTCCAATCGGGAACAACAATTTTGGCATTTGGCACAGGAACCGGATCTACCGGAAACTATACCGTCAGTGTCAGTCAAGCATCGGGAAGCGCAGGATCGCCAATCGCCAACATTGCTGGATCGCTTACATATTATTACAGCGTTTGTTCTCTAACCAGCAGCGGCGAGGGCACTCCCAGCGCCGCAATCTCTTTTGTTCCCACTGCTTCCTACAGAACCGCAGCGTTATCTTGGACAGGCACATCCGGCGCGGTTGGCTATCGAATTTATCGCGATGTCACTCCGCTTTTTTCCACTCCAGTAATTGTAGATATTACAGACAATTATTATACTGATAATAACAGTAGTTTTTCAACCACTTCTGTATATCCCGTTTCAGTATTTATTGGAACAACGCCAGCTTCTACATTGACTTTTTCTGACGCTTTTATTCAATCTTCAATGATTACATCCAATGTAAAAACTTGGCCTTTATACGCTGGAGCGTTTTCTTATCAGGGTCCAATTTCCATTCCCGCTGGAACTCAAGTCTATGTTCCCGGTTCTTCAAAGTTGTATGTCTATCCTCATTCCGTAATCATGAATTCTTCTGATGCCACGTTGACCTCTGTCATTCAATCGGTAAACTATGGTCTGTCTGGAAACACAGGGGCTAATACGATAACTGAGTTTGTCACTCCGGTTTATGGCATTGCTTCAGGTACAAATTCTTCTGCATTCATTACGGGAACAGACATTGAAACAGAAGAGCAATGGCGGACACGTTTTTCAAAAACGCTCAAAGACCTTGCGCGAGGAACAAAAGAATCCATTGCCGTTGGAGCGTTGTCGTCAAAAATATACGACGACAATGGATTTGTTGAACAAGAAGTGACCAAATCCTTGGTAACCGAACCATCAAATCAAGTCGTTAACGTGTATGTCTATGATACTAATAATTCCGGAATAACAAGTGACCTCCTTGCAAAAACACAAAAAGTCATTAATGGATATACGGATGAAAATGGAACAAAAGTGGCAGGATACAAACCGGCCGGAATTCCCGTCACGGTGTACGGAGCAATTCCTCAATATCAATCTGTTACGGTCAATGTTGTAACTAATTCCGGATATTCTTTATTACTTATTAAAGATACTATTCAAACAAATATTGAACAATATTTTGCAGATCTTGATATCAGTGACGGATTTCAAGTTCCAATCATTACCAGCGTAGTGGCGTCCGGAACAACCGGTACCGATACGTATGTGTATAAAATTGTGGCTATTGATTCAAACGGAAATTATTCCCTTCCGTCTGCAACTGCAACAATCACTAATTCAAATGCACAAATTTCCAACATTTTGACTTGGACAAAAAATTCAACAGGTCCGAATATATCGTATTACGATATATTAAGATGGGACGGATTGCAGTGGGGTTTGGTAGGAACTGTTGACGCCTCATCCTCGACAACAATAACATACACCGACACCACATCCATACTTAGTTCATACACTTTTACTTCTCCAGTTGTAAATTATTTTCAAAAATCAACACTTACACAAATGATCATGCGGACTCCGGGCGTGGCATCGATCAACCTTTTTGTTCCTAATAGCTCTAATGTTGATCAGGAAATCATTGTTCCCACTATTGGAACAATATTAGTTTTAGATCAAGTATATATTAAATAAAATTATGGCCAAACCAAGTTTTCTTCCGTCAACACCAACGACCGTTCAGCGACTTTTTGCTGAAATGCCAAAATCATTTTCTCAAGATCCTTTGTCAAAACCAATTTTAAATTTGACCATTGTTTCATATCCGTCTACTTGGAGCAGTGTTTCATATGTTACATTTACGATTGCAGACGGAACATTATCTGTTGCGTCTTCTGAGTCATACATTTTATCTGAGTTATTATTATTGAAAAATTATTCTATCAATGATTTGATAGATCATTTTAACAATAAATATCAGCCATATGGAATACAAGCATTTCTTTATTCAGAAGCGTTGTATTATGAAGGTGAATTTTCCGCAACAACATTAATTGAAGGAATATATGATATTACTCAAAATTCTACTACAGTTATTGACAGGTTTACTAGCAATAACTATTCGTTATTAATGGCAATTGCACTAGGACTTATTGATAACGAAAAGAACATGAAAGCCGCTCTTGCGCAAACCGATTTGCGTTTGGCTCAGGAAAAATGGATTGATTATTGGGGAAGGCAACTTGGAATTACTCGTCAAGGAAACGAACTCTATTCTGATGAAACATATAAAAATAGAATTCAAGCGCAAATTACTCAGCAAAAATCAAACAATGTTGCCTTGGAATACTTTGTCACTTCTGCAACAGGTCGATCCGCAAGCGTTGTTGATGGCGGACGACCGATTTTATTGGCAGGTTCTGCAGTAATAGGAGGGGTAAACACTGCAATTACAGGAACGTCCTTGCCAACGGTTGATGGATCAGGTTTTACCGTCAATACAACAATAAATGGATCAAACGGCATTGCAACAGCAACAATTGCCACGGGCGGAATGGGATACAAGGGAGGCGGTTCGGGCACGCTAACTTTTACAATTACAGGCGGCACCTCGCTTGCCACAGGAAGCGTAAGTGTGCTCAACGGCGTTGCGACAGGCACCATAACGATCACTAGTGCCGGAAATGGTTATGCAGCAGGATCGAACGTGGCAACAACGGCGACTGGCTCAACTGGGCTGACAACGTATGATGAATCGTACAGGGCTGGTCCAACCACGGGTGCAGGTTCGTTTGTTGTGTATGTAGGACTATACGATACCGAATACGTCCTTCCTCAGCCCGTTTACTCATCCCTGATTACTCTTATTAATAAATGGAAGCCAGCAGGAATTCCATTTATGATAAAATCAACAGGTGGTGCTTCGTTATTGGCAACATCAAGTTCCTCAATTACAACAATCACGCCGACCGTTGGTTTTACTTGGTTGCCTTGGTATAATCCTGCAATACTTAATCAAGTGACATGGGAGTAAAACGATGAGACCTATCAATCCATATCTTGGGGCATCGTCCTTACGAACCAGTCGCGTTTCGTATATTGATGTTCAGGGTAAAGCATGGGATTCTGTTGTTTTTCAACAATCAAAATCAATTCTTGATTTTGACTTGAACACAATGCAACGAATTCTTCAAGAGTCTGTTTCGCAACTTTCAAGAACATTGTTCACTTCAGGATTTGTAAATTCCTCAACCATGACTCTTTCGGGAACAGATGTAACCCTCACAGATTCTCGTGTCAATTTTTTTGGAACAGTTGCCCGAGTTGCCGATCCCGCTAATATCGGAAACAATCAGGCAATTGTCATACCTTTTTCGGGATTTTCCGGCACCAGCTCTACGTCTGCCGTTTTTTCATGGCTTGAATTGTGGTTTCAGGAAGTTGTTCCAACAGGAGTTTCCGAATCGTACGATGGAACATCTTCAACAAATGAATTAAAATTATCATCTGTTTATAAATATGGAAAAGATATTGTTCCGGGCGGAACAAATGCGTCTCCGCTTACCAATGAATTGAAAGATACAACATTTGGTGCCGAGACAACCCGAAGAATTCAGGTTCGTTGGAGAATACGTCAAAGTTCCGGCGTGAACATTTCCACCTACGGAACAGGAAAAGGATTTGAACTTTCCAACAGTCCATATACATCCAATCCGCTTGTCTATGCACAAGGAGGCAGGATTAGCAACATATTTACAGGATTTATCAACGGAACAACACTTACCATTACTGCAGTTACATCCGGATATATTGCAAACGGAATGACCATCAGCGGCAATGGAGTAACTGTCGGAACGACAGTTACCGTGGGCGGCGGAGGGTATTCCGGAACCGGAGGCGTTGGTACCTATCAAATCAATTCAAGTCAAACAACCAATAGCGGAACAATTTACGGATGGTTTACTCCGTCCAAGACATTTATTCGAGCTGATCGCAGCACACTGGCAAGCGGAACCGATTTCAATGTGGAAAATGACACTCGCTTATGGATTGCAGGAAACGGTGATGCAACCGATGCCGTTCTTCTCAATACTGTTGACGGACGAGTGTATGGCATTCCTCTTGGATTTTATTACTCTGGCATCACCAGTTCCGATACGTATTTTGATATTCGAAATAAAATTTCTTCTGTAAACACTGGAGACAGTACATTTACTCAAAGCGTAACCGCAGGTAGCAGCAACAATGTCAAACTTGTCATTAGCGGCGGATCCAATAGCGGTGGATCTGGATCAGGATCCATTACTGCAAGCAACACGGACGGCACCACAATTGCCAATCTTTCCTTATCGGCCGGAACATCCGGAACAATTCTGGCCAACAACACATTGCAGGAAGTTTCCGGAAGCGCGTCTGCTCCTTCCTATGCATTCCAATCCGCAACTGCATACGGATTGTATTATGACGGCAGCAACGGCTTGGGCGTTTCGTCCGCTGGAGGCAATGCGGCTTTCTTCGGATCGTCTTTGATTACAATGGCCAAACCATTGACAGTTTCCGGATTAATTACTGGCACCGGATTTTCCGCTACTGGCGGATCGACTGCATGGGGCACGAACGTGCTGTCTGGTCGATATCTTGGATCGGTTGACAACAGCATTCCGACAGGAGGAACGTATTCCGCCGGTGACTTTGTATTGGACACCGGCGGATTTGTGCGAGTTGCCACCACCGTCACGGCTCAGGCCACCATTACAAACGGATCGTCAACCATTACCCTGACATCTGTTCCAAATGGAACATTTCAAGTTGGACAATACATTACTGGCACAAACATTCCTGCAGGAACAACAATTAGCGGATTAGGCACCAGTCTTGGAGTTGGGACTGGAACATTAAGTTTAAGCGCAAATGCTTCACCAAGTTCCGGATCAGGAATTACTGTAACTTCAGTTTCGTGGATTCTTGCTGGAACCAATACCGGACTTCCAAATTCTTGGTCAGCGTTAAATACTTTCAATTCATCTTCAGGAAATTCCACTCATTCTGTAATTAATTCATATGTTGAAAACCTTTATCTTGGCGCAACAAATGTTACGTTATCAACAACTGGATTGTGGGCACAAACAATTTCGTCTCAAAAAATTGATGTCATAACTATTTCTGCATCTTCTTCAGGAACAAGTTTGTCTAATGCCTCCAGTCTTGAAATAAACGGTGTTCCTACAAAATCTGGAACTGTAGGAAATTTGGTACTTAGCAATACATATGGATTAAAAATTAATTCATCAACAACAAATGCTCTCAATTCATATGCATTATGGGTTGGCGTTTCATCAGGAGCAAATAATAATTATTCTGCGTATTTTGCTGGCTACGTCGGCATTGGGGCCACTAGTCCGGTTGCGGAACTGCATGTCAAGTCAAGCGGATACGGTGGAATATTTATTGAACGTCGATCCGATGCAGCAACCGTCTCTGGGGCATTATGGTTTGAGACAAGTACAAGCGGAAATCCGTATATAAGAGCCAGTGCAGGTGACTTGCAAATATATACAGGTGCCTCTATTAATGTGTCCTCTGGTACCGAACGGTTACGACTTACTGCTGCTGGCAACGTCGGCATTGGAAAATCTGCTTATGGTTCCTTGTCGACCGATGGCGTCTGGTTGCAACCAAATGATTTTACGCACATTAGCGCTACCACCGCCAATGCAGTGTTGTACGTCAATCAAAATGGCGCTGGACCACTCGTTTCCATTCTCAAGTCAGGTGCTGAAAAATTTCAAATTGACACCAGTGGAAAAGTTGGCATTGGTACCAGTGGTCCTACTAGCACTTTGCACGTTGTTGCACCAAACACATCCGACATTGAAGCGCGATTTACTGGCGGGAACAACCAAGGCTTGGCAATACAAAATGCTACTTTGTGGGAATATCGAGTGGCAGGGGATGCTGGATCAATTGGATTGAATTATTATGGATATAATGGTGGAACAACATATTTTAGAGACACTATTGTATATAACGGAAAAAGCACAGCAATAGCATTTTTCCAAGGGTCTACGGGAAGGCTCGGACTTGGAGTCAGTAGTCCGGGATACAAATTGGATATATCTGGCGATATACGACTATCCAACAATAATGCAATGTATTGGAGCGATTCGGGCGGAACAGGGCGTCGAATGGCTATGTTGGCAGCCAGTGGGCATATGTATTTAGGTGATGTAGATAATGTAATTTCTGGTGGTATTTTATATTTATATGCAAACACTTCTATTTCTTTACGTACCAATGCAACTGAAAGATTAATTATTACCTCTGCTGGCAACGTCGGCATTGGGACTGCTACTCCTACCGAATTGCACGTATATCGCGCTAATTCTGGCGGCAATCTTATGAGTATATTTGAAAATTCAAGTACTACATCAGCATCAAATGCAATAGTTCAAGCAAAAGCGGCTGCATCCAATGGATATGCAGGACTTGCATTGACAGCAGATGGGGCACAATATGTTTTCTTTCAAAAGAAAGATGGTACTGAAAACGCAAGAATTACTAGTTCAGCATCAGATTTGCGATTTCATACTGGTTCGTCTTCAACGGAACGAATGCAGATCAATTCTAGTGGTCAAATTGGAATAGGTGGAACAGCGGCAGGGGCTATATGCACGGCTTATGGATCATTAGGATTTCAAGTTAAAGATACAACAAATCCATATTTTCAAACTATGGCAACTTCAGCCGGAACCGATTTAAAATATTGGCGATTTGGTGCAAATAGCGGTGGTGCTTTTCTTTTTGAAACAGTCAATGATGCATATTCGCAGGCAATTAATAGAATTACTATTGAAAATGCCGGAAACGTTGGCATTGCAACGGGCACTCCAAAAGCCACGTTTCATATTAACGGTACATTTGCAGTTACTACAGCAACTTCCGGCACAGACGCCTCAATCATTCTTACTTCGTCCGCTTATGCACTTCCTGACCCCACAACATGTTCGGGACGAATCTATTGGGTGAAAAATACTTCTGCCTCAGCAATTGCATTGACAAGTTCAGGATCATCAAAAACTATCGATGGCGCTGCGTCAATATCGCTATCTCAATATGATTGTTATACCGTAGTTTCAAACGGAACTAACTGGTTTGTATTATAATAATATTTTTTTTAAAAGGAAAATAAAATGACGTATGTTCCTAGCAAAAGCGTTTCAGGTCAATCAATTGTAAAAAGTGATGGCACATTAAATGGAACTCCTTGGTATGAAGCCGGAGTGAATCATACAAAAACAGGTCCGGGAATTCTTATAGGAACATCAAGCACAATTTCATCCATTGTTATAGATTCGGCAACAAAAGGCGGAACGGATGGAGCGGGAGCCGGGGGTACCAGTCCAAATTCTAGCATTGCTGCAGGAGGCGGACAACTTTGGTGCATGCCTTACAATTCAACTTTGGCTGTAAATGGAACAGGATACAGTTGGGGAATGACCACCGCTTCTACGTTAAGTGGATTTACAACTATTTCTAGACCAATTAAAGTTGGAACATTTTCACAATCAATTGGATGGCCAAATTCGGGACTAGCACAAACTACCATTACCATAACTGGTCCCGGAGTACTAAGAACCGTTGAATGCAACGTAACCAGAAGCAATAATCAAAGTGCATCAAAACAATATTATGGTGGGTATGACATAAAAGTCAATTCTGCTGAAACATCTAATGTAGACAAATTACTAGGCGGTTGGAGTTTTAGTGTAGGTAGCAGTGACAGTCCCACAGTATATGCGCAATGTTCATTATTTTTGCCGTTTAATGGAACATTAAAATTAAAAGTTTATGTATATACCGAATACGAAAACGCACAACCAACAACTAATTTTCAATACACCTATCACAATTAGTAAAAATTATTTATTGTAAATTTTCTGCAAATACGTGCAATACAAAAAAACGACAAGTATTCTTTGAATTGACTGACCGTAGACGATACTATGCTACACTAGGTATCAAGGCGGAAACCCGCACAACAAAGGAGAGCAAAAAAAGTGGCAATGAGCAATAACGTGGTAGACGCAGATTTCAAGGTCGAGAACGAACCCGACATGCCAATGGAAGGAACAAGCGAATCGATGGATTACGATCAGTTCGTGGATACGTTGGCTGATGGCAAGTACGGCGGAGAATTGTGGGCCGATGCTGAGCGGGAAAAGATTCGGGCGCAAGCTGAAGTCCGCCTTGCAAGCAAGCGAAACAATGACCAGCGATTGAATGCGGCAACCGACCGACTTCGCAAAGCAGTCGATGACCAGAAAGCCATCGAGGAAGAATTTCCTGCATCACAGAAGTGGGGCAAGTATTACATCTCGCTTGAGGCAGTCAACGCCAAGCAGGCTGAGGCAAACACACCGTAATTTTTTTTGCCGACACGTTACTCACGAAGCACGGGAAATCCCGTGCTTCTTTTTTTGTAACAAATTCAAGCATTTTGGTCGTTTTAGTCAAATGAGATACTGTAAGTATCAAGGGAGGCATACTCATGATTAAAGCACTTACACTCCTTGTGCAAGGCGGCTCAACACTCGGCATTCTTTCTCCCGAACAGCAGCAATTAATTTCATTTATTATTGAAGATGTTCTTAATATTTCCTTAACATTTGCAATTTGTTCTGTGGCATTTTTTGTGCCCTTTTTGTTGCGTGCATATCAGAACAAACTTGTTTCTGAACGAGCCGCCACAGAATGGCATAATTTATCATTTATAGCCAAGATGGCCGTTGAAACCGCAGAGCAAACTATCAACAAAGGCGACAATACTGTTAAATATGATTATGCCAATTCTGTACTTGAAGAATATTCCAAAGCAAACAGCATCAAGTTTTTTACTTCTGTGGCCGCTCGGGTTTTGATAGAATCTTGTGTCCATGACCTTAAACACACCACAAAAAGGAAAATTGCATGAATCCAGTCCGCCCCCCTCGAGACCTATCTGTCAATGAATTAACTGAGGATGATATCGAGCGACTTGAAACGCTCAAGTCAATCTGGACAAAAAACAAGATACATGAAGAGGCACACAATGTGTTTAACACTGATGAGAGCATGAAAAATCGGTTTGAATTTCAAAAGTGGCTGCTAAGAAACAACAAGATTAAACGGTAGTAGTAAAAGGGTATTTGCAAGAATTTTCGCTGGTACACTTGATCATTACATTAAGGAGAAAACAATGAGTGATGCAGAAAAATCCTTGATCGCTGCAGTCAAGGAATTAAATTTCATTGACCACGCAGAGTCTGTCATTCGTCTTATTGCGGGATTGAACGCCAATGAAACATCCATCGAGGCATGGATCAATGAAATTGGAGCATTGAAACAGCAAGTGGAAGATGTCAAGAAGACTCAGTCATCACAGGAGGAAACCAATGTTCCCGCTTCGTGACGCTACACAGCATAATCCAACCATGGGGGGATGGGAGTATGGAGATTGGAGTACTTACACCAATTCTGTACATGCCGGTGTCGATTTTAACTGCGGAGGAGGAGGTGATGCCGATTTAGGTTCCCCGTTAATTGCAGTTTGCCCAATGGTGCTACGTGCAAGCGTATTCTCGGGCAGAGGTTTTGGCAATCATCAATGGTGGGAAGTATCTGCCGGTCCTCATGAAGGCAAATGGGTTCATTATGCGCATGCAGACAGTTTCATCTACGGACAAAGCGACATCGGTGTTGCTGTAAAACGCGGAGACGAAATTGGCAAATGCGGCAAATCCGGAGGCCAACAATTTGCTCACCTTCATTTTGAAGTCAAACTTGGACATCCAATGGACTGGGGATATTGGGGGGGTGAATTGAAAACCAAGGAGCAAGTTGACAACGTCTATATGAATCCCATTCAATTTTGTGCCGATTATGACGAACATTGCGGTTCGTGTGAGCAGTGCAAGTGCCTTGGCTCCACCGATCCTTTTGCAGAATTTGGCATTTCAGCCGACGATGCGCCAAAATATCAAGCGTTACTTGATGCTGTTCGTGAGATCAATTACATTGATCACGCAGAGGCGGTGGTGCGGATCATTGCAGGTCTCAACGCCAATGAGACATCTGTTGAAGGATGGATCAATCAGATCGGTGCGTTGAAATCCGAATTGGCTAATGGGTGAAACACTCCGTCAATACAGCAAGGCAGAACAGATTTCCCGACAGTTCCGGGTCCATCGTGACCCGGAACGGCTTCGGAAACTTCTCAAGATTGCTGTTTCATCTACTCGCGAAGAAAGTGAGCAAGGTCGATACCGCAAATGCGCTCATCCGCATTGTGTTGTCATTGGCAGTCATGATCGACCCCTCGATCTTCATCATATTGTACCTCGCTCTCAATCTGTCGGGTTGATTGATGAGTACACCAACCATATATATCTTTGCGGCGATTTTTTTCAAAAAAATCATCATAAAGCATTGCATGGAGAAGAAACCCCCGGAAAAAAAGACTGGATTTCCTTGGGCATTTTCGGAGACTGGAATGCCGAACACTCATGTGCAGAGTCAACCACTGTTGACAATGCCGGTCAGCGTCTGGTAGAGTTGGCGATGACCGACAGCATTGTTTCGGTTTTGCTCCGCTCAAACGTGGAGTTTGCTTTGGATTACGCCAAAAAGAAAGGCGTATTTTCTCCTTCCGTTGTACTCTTACCGGTAGATTCGGAATATATAAACCGTAATCTACATAAATAAATAAATCAGGTAGAGATTCTTTACCGGATTTGTTTCTTATATAAACCGTAAGGATTACTAGTATGAATCAGGATTCTGAAACTGATCCGGTAGTTCAGTGGTTTCAGAAAGAAATTAGTCCGGCAATTTCGGAAGCAAGTACCTTGCTTTACGAATTTAGCAGGCTTGATCTTCGGGATGTTATTCAATCTCATGATTTCATTTGGAAATTGGTGACATTGAATCACAGAATCGGCATGTTGTATGCTGATGCATTGGAACTTCGTAGCGAGTTCCAGACACAAAGTGACGAACTGTCCTCGCAAATCATGCTGATGCTTGGTTCTAGAAGCGAGTACAAGTTGACTAGCGAAGCAGCCAAGGCGGCTGGAGAGTTGGCAACGAGCAACCTTGATGCTCTTGCCAAACTGTATCCGGCTGTGGTACGGTCCCTGAGCGTCTCTCCCGGCGATGAGCCACGACGAAAACTGAATCGACTTTCCGCTACGGTGGAAAAACTAAAGTTGATTCAGCGCGATTTGCAGGAATCGATCAACGGGATCAAGCATCTCGGAAATCGAGACATGCAGCATGTTGTTCACGGAATATGAGCAACATGCATATTTTTTGGGAGGCAAACAATGGACAAATGGACACTCTTCTATCAGCAGGTGGCTCGCACCGCAGCGCAGAATAACAACATCGATGGCGACATCTTTATCGCAATGATCACCACCGAGAGTCATTGGAACCCAATGGCGGTCAGTGGGGCCGGGGCAGTTGGCATAGCCCAGATCATGCCGAACTTTCATCCGGGCGTGAACCCTCGCGATCCGATTGCGTCGCTCGAGTATTCCGCTAAGTTAGTGCGATCCTACCTTGACCTTTTTGACGACAGTTACAAATTGGCCTTGGCTGCATATCACATGGGATCGCCAACGGTCATGGGCTTTGGTGGAAGGGTACCTGAGTACGAAATGCGTCGGTATGTTGGGCCGATCCTTGCCAATGCCGATCAACTTCGCGCTGACCGTCAGCAACAAGCCATTCCCGTGTCGGTCAAGGCAACAGAGGTTCCGGTCGCACAAACAGCGATCATGATGACCCCCACGCCAGTCTCTCCCTATCAGGTATCTCCGACACCAACTCCCCCAGCGATTTGCCTGACATTCTTCGTCATCCCCTTGGTGTGGGCACTTTTGCGGAGATGACAAAACCACAACTGGTTGCAATAGACCCGCCTTGGCTTTGGTCCGCGCGTTCTCCAAAAGGCGAAGATCGGTCGCCCAAATACGACCGCATGACCATTGAGGAATTGCGGACATTGCCAATCCGCGACTTTCTCGACACTAACGCCGTGGTGCTTCTCTGGGTGATTGACCCTATGCTCGATCAGTGCATGAGCGTGGTTGATGCATGGGGATTGAAATTCAAAACCGTGGGGTTCTATTGGACAAAAACAAAACCCTCCGGAGCATTGCACATGGGGGGTGGTTATTATACTCGCGCGAATCCCGAGCAATGCTGGCTTCTCTCCAAGGGAACCGGTCTGTCTCGAGCGCATGCCGATGTGCGTCGCTGGATCAATGCTCCTGTGGGACGACATTCGGAAAAACCAGAGGAATTCTTCCTTCGCGCCGAACGTCTTTTTGGTGATGTTTCTCGGGCAGAACTCTTTGCACGAAAGCTCCGACCCGGTTGGCTGACGATAGGCAATGAAATTGACGGACAGGATATCCGGACAGTTTTGAGGAATTCTTCCGAAACCACTTGACAGACGATACAGGGCATGATATACCTGTGTCAGCACAACGCTGGCTGATGAAAGGAACTACGCTTATGCCTTGCCATGACATTCTCGTCGAAACGGCAATCAAGGATGCAACTTCCGAACAAGTTGCCCAGACAGCCCAGATGTGGGAACACATGATTGAGAGACTTGGGCTGTCTCTTCCTCTTGGCTTTTCCATTCGCGCTGGTCGCTCTGGCGGGCTGATGCTTTCGTCCTATAATGACGAGCCAAGCAAAATGGATGAGGCAAAGACGCGTTACCAGCAAACGTATGTTGCCCGTCAGATTTTTGATTCCCTCATGGCAGAGGGATACGAAATGAACGCGTGGGTCGAGCCTGATCACGAGGGCACGTGGGTTATCCATGCACGTGACGTGACCCGTAACGCGACCATTGGCGTCGTCGTGTACAAGACGCTGGAATTTGAAATCGACTTCCTTGACGCCTTGCACGATGATAGTGTATGGTTAGCCGGTGGCGAGTTTGGACGGGTGATTGAACGCATCCGCCAGATGGGCCTTTCCGCCGAAGTCGTCAAACTTGACATTGATGACGAGGCAAAGCGCCAAGTCTCCCGTGCCAGCGGACTGCTGGCTTAATTTTCCGAAAGGATTACTCTTATGGCAGACGGCAAAGAGACCCCCCGTCCAGAATGGCTCCGCACTGTGGTCCGCAAGTACCAGACAGGAGAGGGCCATGCCTTCCTCTTGTCCGGTACCGGCATCCATGATGTTGACGCGAGCAGTTACACGCTGCAGGCCAACATCTACCACATCTTCGGCAACAAGACTGTCCCCAACAAGCATCCGCAATTGGATTTCGACATTGTCGTGGTCTATCATCGCGCTCACGGATTCCGTTTCCTTGGCGGAGTCGAGAAACGCGCTGCAGATGCCGAGAAGTTCAAGGCCTTGCTTGAGAAAACACAGGCAGGCAATGCTACGGCTGGCGTTGGTGCAATCCGTGGCGGAAGATTTTCCGGTGCTTCTGATGCAGCAGGAGGAATTTCCGGCGGCCAAAAGAGCGATATCTTGGAACGATCCAAGAATCCCGCGCTTGCCATTCCTCTCTTGAATGAAGCACTTCAGCAGACAGATGTCCGCCTGTGCGTCATCCTCGAGGAGTTTCAGTCCATTTGTCCTCGTGGCGAATGGGACACCATGGGTGAAATGTTCACTCAATCTGTCCTTTTTGCTCGCTCGTGGGGGCTGGACTTCGAGAACGTTGGGGGTCATGGCAAGAAGTGGAAGTCCGCAGGGACTGGCCACATCCTTTTCGGCATCACCGAAGAGAAGCCAGAGGTCAACAATGCGCTCTCTCGTGGGCGTGTCTCGTCAGGCTGGATTCCTGTCAATGTTGGGTTTCCGGTGTACAACGAACGGGAGTGGTACATTTCCGAGCGCGTTCTTACTCCTTCATATTTGGAGCGCGTAAGTATCGACTTCGGAGACAATGTGCCCGATACGCGTCAAATCTCGTGGCTAGCCGGAGCAACTGGCGGGCTTACCATTCGCGCCATTGAGGACATGCGCCTCACTGGCGAGCGTCATGGAAACCTTAGCCGCGATATGGTCCAGCGCATCATCAACGAGACCATTTCCGAGACCTTTGCGGGTCAAGGTGGTTCCGAATACCTCACGGTCATCAATCCGATCAAGGGGCTAAGGGATTATGGTTTCCCGCCATATTTGGTGGAATACCTCGAGTGGTTCTTGGGGGAATTTCGCGAAGGGCGTCGTCGCAATGCCAACATCTTGAAGGCTGGGCCTCCCGGCACAGGCAAGAGCGTCCTTGCGTATGCGATTGCGTACGAACTCGGATACAAGTGTGTGCATTGGTCTCCCGCTCTCACGCAATCCAAGTGGGTTGGCGAATCGGAGCAGCAACTGCAGAAGGTACTCAACTGGGTTGAGGCCAATCTTCCTTGCATGCTGTTTGTCGATGAGATCGACGTGGCCCTGACGAGCCGAGACGGAGGTTCCGTTGACACGTCTGGCGTTGGCAGCAAGATGCTGTCAATTCTGATGCCATGGCTGGAGCGTGACGATATCAAGGGGCGTCTGTTGTTTGTTGGCGCGACCAATCGTCCTGACAACATCGACTCTGCCATGAAGCGTCGCCTTCAGACAATCATCCCGGTGCTTCCGCCGATGATGCCAGAGGATCGGTTTCAGGTTGTCATGAACATCCTGCAACGCGAGCAGGGGCTTCGTCCTGAAGAGTGCGAGGTTCCTGACGAGGTGATCGGAGATGCTACGCGCTGGTACACCCAAGCCAACCTTTCCATCTTGGTGGAAAAGGCCGTGAGCCTTGCTCGTCGTCAAAAGCGAGAGTTCACATCCGATGTTGCTGGGTTCCTGCGTCGCGCTACCGAGTTGTATCGTGTTGATACTGCCCGTACCGAGACGCTGTCGTACCTTGCGGCTGCGCAATGCACCGATGACGACATGCTTCCTCCCGGCTTTGCTCGCAAGCAAGATCGGGAAGTGAAGAAGTTGCTTCGGGAAATCGAAGACGACGAGATGGGGCCAAGCGAGAGGGGGGTGCGTTAGCACCCCCCACACCTCTCAAAGGAAAATCTTGATGTCCAAGAAAATGATCAAGGTCATGGAGTATCCAATTGAGTATCCCAATCTTTATGTGGGATCAATCTGGATGACAACGCGGAAAACACATCTCAATCACAAGCGGCGAATTGTCGGAATCAGTAGCAATAAAAAATCGGTGCATGTGAAAAATGTCAACAAAACTGTCAAACAACACGGCGACAAAATCTACACAATTTCCGCTGATGTATTCATACGAGAGCATGAGCCGTCCCACAAATAAAATACATCCAACGCTGATTCCTGTACTCATTGTGGAAAGTCAACCTAAATTTATTGCGGTTTTTCTCAAAAAATCTTTAGTTAAAAAAATCTTGGAATCAAAAATGCCTATCAATCCCGTTATTCTTGGATTGATGCAAAAAGGTATTCGTCAACAGGCAGATGCGTATTCGTATTCAATGCTTGACACTGTTTCCGTGACAATTCGCATATCAGAAACATTTTTCAAAACAATAGAATCAATTTCCGCCCTTCACTTTGGCGGAAATCTTGGATTGACCGTTGGCGCGTTGGTTCATTTAGGGTCAGGAATGACCGAAGAATCCATGCCATCACTCAAGACTGTGCATGGAAATAACGCCACCAAGCGCCTTGCTGATGGTAAGTGGGGAACCGGAGTGGAGTTGCGGCAATTGCGTTTTATGAGCATGGTCAGCATTAAGGACTGTGCAGCAATATGCTCAGTCGCAAAATCTACTTTTGCAAAATATGAAATTACTCCAGTCGGAATGAATACGGAAATTTTGCAAAAGATGATCTTTAAACTGGGTGAATGGGTTGCAACCAATCACCCAGACAGAATGGCCACTATTTCTTTGGAACTTCAACAGCACTTGGTATCAAATGGTTTTCTTCCTCAACCTGAAGGAGAATCCCTTTCGGCAGATTGGCCGACTCCAGAGGACATTCGGGCAATTCGAAAGATGTTCAAACTGTCCATCAAGGACGCTGCAACAGTGATCAAGAAGCGCAAAGAGACCTTGAGAGACAACGAAGTTGCAGAATCAGGATCAATAGGCGTTCGTCGGGACATTGCCCGTCGCTATATTTACTGGGCGATGGAGCATCAGCCTGAAACTCTGGAAACAGCAAGCCCCCAAGTCCGTCTCTTTATGAAGACGCTTCAGTCGCTTTCTCAAAACGATACTGGGGCACAATCGGAACTATCTCCAGAACCCGATCAATCGCTGGTGGAGACCAACGATCCGACTTGATGACCTTGCCATCAGCCCGATGAATAGGCCGACCATTCACGTCCAATTTGGACATGTTGGATCGATGCACCTCATCAAAAAACGGTTCAATGTCAATTCCCAATGCGACAGCAGCGCCGTACGTAACGTATAGCAAATCGCAAATAGCATCGATTGTTTCGACCCAATCTTGATTCTTCACTGCTTCTGAGAACTCCCTTGCTTCTTCATTGATCAGTGCAATGCGAAGTTCTGCAGGAAACTGTTCCGGGGAAAATGCACCCGGAACAGTTTGTCCAAATGCTTTCATGAATTGCGCTACTTGGTTTTGCTGTTTGTTCATAACTAACTCCTTATAAGGCTGCAATGAAAAGTATACATGCAACAAAAGAACCTGTGCGGTCCCCGGAAGATGTACGGAAACGTATCGCCCTTCTTGACGGAGAAACACTTGACGACTTCCTTTCGCTGTATGATGCAATGAACCGGTACGGGGTTAACCGCACGACATTCCGTCAGGCAGTCATTGAGGGACGACTTCAAGCGTTGCGCGTCGGAGGTCAATCCCGTCAGATCATGTATTTGAGGCGACGGGACATTATCGATTATATCAGCCTGCCAATGTCCAAGATGCAACAGCGGCGCCCTGTGCCATGGAGGGTTCAGGACCAAGTTCCCGATAAATAATCCGCACAGAAAGGGTCGTCATGTCATCCAAAACAAAATACATAACGAATTTTTCATCGTTTTATGACATTTCTGTGTCGATTGAAAAAGAGGGCGATCCTCTCCGTGTGTATCTTCATGGGAAATTGCGCAAAGCATGGGCGACCGAAATTGGCAAGTACATGATAAATTTGGATGCTGATGAAAATGATTGGGATTGGTACGAATTGAACCGTATTCCAAAGGTTCATAAGGATGTGCTTCCCCTCGAAGGTGTGGACAAGGAAGTATTCTACGAAGGATGCAGGGAAATGGCTGACATTATCAATGGAAAATATTATGAGATGCTTAAGAGTGTATATATGCTTGAGAACGAGATGGTGCAACAATCTGGATACACCCCATGGGCTGGAGAGCAATGAAGCAAATGAGTGATGCCGAATTGCTTGTGGTTCTTGGCAATATTCTTGGATTACTTTTTGTATTTTACATGATCTATTCCACATTTACTGGACAGTAAACATGTTTGGAAATCATCCTGCAGGTCCAGACAAATACGAATTGTTCCTTATGGTTACCACCGCGTTGATTGTTGCCTATGCGTGGAATGCGCTGTGGGTCTTCTTGCTCCAGCTAAATCCGGTATCGTAGGATATTTTTTTCCGATCCTTGACAATCCGGAACCCATGCGCTACCATTCCCCTGCGCCAAACTTATCTAAGAACGGAGATTCGAAAAATGACCAGCGCCAACATCCCCGATTCCCTTGTGCAGGAACGCGGCGAGGAGATCCGCGCCCAGCTTGGATTGAACGTCGCGCCAAAGGCCATCGTTCAATCGGACATGACAAAGATTTTTGAGACGGGAGTCATGGCGAATGTCCGTGTAACCGCAGAACGTTTTGCCCTTGCCTTGAAGTTGTCGGACCTTGGTCTCGTGGCCACCGAAAGCAAGCGCAAGGACAAGGTCATGACGGCCATTGATGCCGTACTTCGCTCGTCATCGCGCGGATCGCTCCTGCCCAAGGATGAGATGTGGCACGAAAAGGACGGTGTTCGATTCACCATTCCCATGCCAGAGGTAACCGAACGCAAGGTTCGGATGCTTTTCCCTACCCGTTACGATGATACGGGCAACAAGAGCATTTCCAATCCTTCATTTTCCACATGGCTTGGCATTCCACTTAACGGAGCAACATTCATTCCATTCTCCACGTGGACCCGATGGAACGAAGAATATGAAAAAGCCCGTCTCGCTCATTTGAACGCTGCGCAAATTATTGTCGAGAACTATGATCGCCTCAAGTCGTCTTCCGTTGCGCATTATTCCCAGATCGCACTTGATGTGTACAACCGGCTGAAGAAGACTGCGCCAGAACAGATTAGTCGTCAGGTTCTTGATGGCAATGGTGAATATTCGGAGCAGATCATTCCTCCGTTGGAATGGGTGCGTCGATGGCAGAAAGTCGTGATGCAGGCATGGCCGTCAAAAGACGACATCATCCGCAAGTACACGGTTGAAGCCAAATTCTATTGGGCACCGAAACCCGAGCGCATAAAGGCGGACGAAACGATGCGAAAGATGTGGCACGAAGACGAAGATGCGTGGAAGATCATGGTTGAACGCGATGAGTTGCGCAACCGCATCATGGAACTCGAAGATGATGTGGACGAATTTGGCGAAATGGCTCAAGAGCGTTTGGCGCTGCGAAGCATTGCTAAGCGTGTCGAGCAGACTCGTCAATCTCAGTCTCACGAACTCACCGTGGCATATGTCAAGGCCATCGTTGAGCGCAGCGAGTCCGTATTCATCAATTGCCTCGGATTGATGCGTGACGACGAGAACAGCCTCAGCGCAACGCAGCTCAACTCCATGCTCAAGGTGTCGGAAATGATCAAGACCCTGAGTTTCGGGGTGAAAGATCTCGATGCGATCCGCATGCAAGCAGAGAAGGTTGAGCAGTACATCAACAAAAACTTTTCCGGGCTATCTGCAGCTCAGAAAAGCAAGAAGAAGATGATTGCCGAATCCATGCCGGAATTGCCGGGGATTGTTGCAAGTGCGGTCAGCATCATTCGCATGCAAGCCGAATCCCTTATTGGGCACGAGGCACGTCGGACGCATTATTCCGATCAGGATGTATCGGAAATTTTGGAGGATATTGTTGCTGTCCGTTCTGGCGGCCAAGAGCGCGTTTCTCGGGTCATCAAGTCCGACGAAGACGCGATGGACGCACTTGACAGCCAAGTGCTCCTCTCGTATGCTCTTCCCGTGCCGTTTGAGGACGACGAAGACGACATGGCGGTTGTCCGCCGGTCGCGCTAACCGTCTCCAATTCACGCCTCAGTACAAGGCACCGACTAGTCGGTGCCTTTTCCTTTAGGGAGAATTCTTATGACTTTTGTGGGGCTATCCAAAGAAGACGCATTGATGTCTTACATGGATCGGGGATGGAATATTTTCCCGGTCGAACCAAACGGCAAGCGCCCTGTCATTGTTTCGCAAGGCACAGGCGCAGACGGCGTGGCATTTGATGTCCGTCTCAAATGGAACACCTATCAGTACAATCGCGTCACGCGCGATCAGGTGCGGAAGTGGCTAAGGGAATATCCCGATTGCAACTGGGGTGTGGTTTGCGGACGCATCAGCGGGATCATTGTCGTTGACGTGGATGGCGAGGAAGGATTGCAAAGTCTTGAAAAGCATCATCCTGAAATGGCAACCGTTCAGACGTTCCTGCAAAAGACCCCTCGGGGCCATCATCTTTTCTTCAAGCACCCCGGCGAGGGCGTTGAAGTAAAAAGTTTTCCCATTCTTCACAAGGTTGACGTGAAGGCGGATGGCGGGTATGTCGTCATCAGTCCCTCCAAGATCGACGAATTGCCTTACGTCATTTTTCACGAAGTGGATCTTGCGACCTGTCCGGGATGGGTCGTGCGAGGCGAGGGGGTCCGGGAGGACGATGCTTCGCCTTCGCCGGACAGCACAAAGCGCCCTCAATGGGTCAGTGAGCTGATTGCAACCGGGTCGCCCTCAGGACGGCGCAACGAGGACGCTGCACGCCTTGTGGGGTATTTCTGGGGCAGGAACATCGGCAAGGACATCATCGAGCAGATCATCACACCTTGGGCCGAACGGTGCCAGCCGCCCTTCAGCATGCGTGAGCTGAAAACTGTAGTGCGTTCCATCTGCAGTTATCAGCAACTCGCAAAAAACCACGGCGTTCTTGACCCGCCTGTCATGACATCCAGCGGGATTGGCTACAAATATACGTGGCCCTCACTCAGCATCGACATGCTGATTTCAAAGCTCATGGATTCCGAACGGCACGGGGTTGTCGGGGAACTTGAGGTTCATACCAACGGCATCATTTCTCTTCCCAAATACCTGTACGGCCCGATTGACGTGGCCCTCAAGGACAGCCGGATGATCTCCACCCTTGTCTCCGAACTGGAGAAGCGGATGTTTGGCCCTCCGTGGAAACAAATGGTTGGAGACATGGCCCGATTGACTGTCGGTCAATTCACGCAAGGCAGTCCTTGGGTTCTTCTGCGCGATGCGCCACGGGCACAGCAGATGGGATACGCTCACAAGCCGCTGCTGCTCTCCAAGGAGCCGACGCTATGGTTCTCCGCCGGTGGAGGGATGAAATCCTACATCGCGCTTGCACTGGCGGTCCAAATGGAGACGGGTCTTGATCTTGGCCTCGGGCCATCGATTGCACGGCATCACGTTGCGTATCTGGACTGGGAATGGGATGTCGGTCAGCACGCCCGTCGGCTCGACACGCTCATTTCCCCGGAGGATCAAGAGCAATGCGGGGTCAATATCGTTTACCGCAACTGCGGTGGGCGACCGCTTCGCAAGCAGCTCGATGAACTGAAGCGACTCATTGCCAAGGAAGGCATCACCTACATCATTATCGATTCGGCGTCGCCAGCCTGCGGCCGGGCGAGTGATAACGATGAGATCGTTGCATTTTTCCAAGGGATTAGTCAATTGGGTGTCGGGTCGCTAATCCTTGCTCATATCACCAAAAGTGATCGCAACAGCACGCAGGATGACGTTTCCACTGCGTTTGGCGGTGTTCAGTGGGAAAACCAGTCGCGATCCACATGGCACCTGAAGAAGATTCAGCAAGAGGGCAGCAGCACTGCCGAAGTGTTGATGACGCACCAGAAAATCAATGCCGGAAACATGCATGCCCCCATGGCAATACGTTTCAACTTTCCCTACGAGGGTGATGAGACGAGTTTGCTGCAAATGCAACTGGTAAATCCCGGCGACCTTCCTGCCGAGTCATTGCGCGACGGTGGTGTGGGACTGAAAGATCGTATCAAGTACGTTGTGAAGAACAGGCCGCTCTCAGTTGAGCAGATTGCGGAAGCCATCAATGTTGCGTCCGGACCGGCGTTGCTGAACACGCTCCGCTCGATGGAGCAGCATGCGCTTGCCCGGATGGTTCGTACTGTTGAAGGGCAGCCGGTTGAGTTTTGGGGCTTGCGGGCCAACAGGTCGGACATGTAATGAATATTTTTGCTGCGATGCGAAACGCCCCTCAAGAGGCGTCGATGACTGTTGAGGAGGCAATTCGGCAAATGGATTGCCTTGTATCTTCAACAATTTCGTCGTCCATAAACAGACGGAATGGGGTTGCAGGATTAAACGCCGAGGAGGCGAAGAAACTTTTTCAACGCGCAACAAAAGCGGCCCAAATTGTGTATGCTACAGAAAAGTCAGGTAGCGATCTTTCAAAAAACTTTTTTGAAGAAGATTGGAAAGACTTGCTTGAGCATTACTCCGTCGAAGAGGTCAGGAAATTTGCGCTATCATCAGCCATGCATCCATCAGTATGCTCTCGGATCATTCTTTCCAAAGTATCCGATTAGATGAGCAGGGTTCGTCGTTCTTCAACACCAGACATTTCCTTGCCGTCCATTCCAAATCGTGATTGGAAAAACATAAAGAAAATACTCTGCGTGGACGAGGCTCTGAACGACAGTGGCGCCGCGCTGTTCATTGATGGCAAATATGTCCCCTTCATGCATAACGACATAGATATTGGACTTTCTCTTACGTTATCTAAGTCTGCTTCGCAGATTTCGAAAATTCTTGCGTATGATCGTTGGGTTCGAACCATGATCGACACACATGCACCTGACTTGGTGGTTCTTGAAAGTCATCCGTTCATTCGGGGCAACCTCAAGACCAGCATTGCCACGCTTGAGGTGCTCATTGGTGTGCGATATGTTACAATGGTCATATGTGGAAGCACAAACGTTCCCTATGCAGAGTTTTCGACAAATCATGTGAAAACCATCATGTGCGGAGGAATGTCAGCAACAAAAGAAATGGTGCAGCTAGTCCTTTCGGGATTAGGATACAATTTACCAAAGTATCAGGACAAACCTGAACTCATCAACGGAAATGTCTGTGACGCCATTGCGATGGGAGAGGTAATTTGTCGGATGCAAAAACAGGAGTTATTGCGTCGTGAATACGTTCAGGATGTTGGGCAGGGCCGACCACAAACTAGAAATCGTTCCCGAGGATAATCCAATGAATCAGCAGCAGCAGCATCAGCAGTTGTCACAGATATTCACCGAAGAATTTCGTGAACCACAAACAATTGCCGAGTGTCAGGATCGATTGTTCGAACTTCGTCAGGATTTGCACAAGATTCGTCAGCAACTGAATGACTTCGAGCGACAGAAGAAGATGAATTGGAGCGAGGAAGAGTATGGCCGTTGGCGTCACAAGGCCACTCATGCCCGGAACACCAAATTCATTCAGCAAGAAAAATTGAACCGCTGGCTTCAGAGCCAGCGTGCACGTCGCGCTTTGGACGCCATTCAGAGCCAAGAGCCTGTTGCCGTGCTGGCCGAATTGATTGATGTTGTGAACGACATTCGCCAGCGGCATCGCATTGCCCTGTCCCAGTCGCAACAGAACATCCTTTCCCTTGCTGACAACATTGTCAATAACGAACCTGCAGGAAAGTAGTCATGAATCTTTCGGTACGCTTACCGCTTGGAACAGCTCGACGTTTGGCGGGGCAGTCTCTCGATGTCGAATCGATGCTTGAGGAAACGATAAAATCAGGCTTCATTCGGACCGTCAGGATGGTTCCCTATCATTTTCGGTATCAGCCAATTAACGTAAGCATTTCCAATAAGTCGTATGAAAAATTGATGGAATACATGCCCAATTTTTCTGATACTATTTATGCTGAACGATACCTTGGAGTTCTTATTTCTGCCTATTATTCGATACCGGTATTGCCGATATCGGGAAGTCTTCCAAGCAATCAGGTGACGGAAGCCATGAAGGCGTTGAACGCCTTTCTTTCGCGTCGCCCCGAAAAGGTTTAATGACATGGAAACGCCAGTGATCTCTATCAAGAACATGATGGAAGGCATGCCGGTCCATCCGGTCATGAAGGATCGGCCCATAATATGGGCCGATCCGGGTGATTACTGGCTGTTTCGTCGCACGACGAATGTGCTTGTACCAAAGATCGCAGACACGGTTGCCATTGAGGACACGTTGATTCGGTATACGGTGTGTGCAATCAAGCGTGCACTGGAAAACGGCGGCGGCGTTGATTTCGTAATCTGGCAGGAGCGGGAAGAAATTCAGCCCGACAAGAGGACATCAGTGGTTGTTCCCGTTGCGGCTTTTGGGCCGTCACGAATGATTAGCAGGGACGAAGCTGAGCATGTCGCCAACATGGCCATGGTTGCTTTTGTGGAGGTATACAAGAATCCTGTTTGGATCAGCCAATACGAACATACGGATGACTCTAGTGGCCAACCTTAGCATTCGCGCATTTGACGAAGCCCAGCGACGCAAGCAGTATCCTGAGCGCAGGGGACCGACGGGCATTGCTTGCATGCAGCGAGATATTCTCAGTGTTCAAAAACATTTGGCCGAGGTCGCCGAATTGCTTTGGCAATCCGGAATGGATCCGTCATATAACAAAACGCAATCGGGTTCCCAAAACAATTCAAAAGTACTAAATGATCACATTTCACTTGCAGGATTAAAACTGTTACAATTGACAGGAGCTTTAGGAATTGATTTTGTATCTCTTTTGAAGCAACAAATTGAAAAGGAGGAACTTACAGTACTCTGATGGCAAACAAGTCTAAATATAAGGAAAAAAAGCATCGTTATTATTGTGTAGATTGTGAAAGAGATTCGATTGATCACAAGCCATCAAATGGAAAAACAGAAGTGTATCGAAGATGCAAGATTTGCAAAAGAGACACGCTATTCCTCCCTGTCGATGAGATGGACGTATATACATGAAAGATACGGAAAAACCCATTCGCAATAGTGCATTCTGGACAATCATTCCAGATAAAAATGAAAACACAAGAGAATGGTGGGAGGCAGCGCAACGAATGTTCCGCATCAATGCGGAAACAATTCCGGATTGCCTTCACCCATTGATTGACCCCGAGTGGAATGAGAGCGAAGTCATTGCCACGTCAGCCGAAGTGCGGGCGGCGCAGGCGTGGGCAACAGGCATGCCGGGTTGGACCAGCGTCAATAGTCCACTTATCTTCAAGAAGTAATCAAAGGCCAATCGCTGTCTAGCGGTTGGCCTTTTTTGTTATACTATCATCATGAGTAATGATGATATTTTTGAAAAGAACCCATTGGAAACCATTGCCGAATCTGTTCGGCGACAATTCCGTGAACAATCAATGCGGGATTTGTCGGCAACAAAGAAAAAGATTGCCATTCCCGAAATTTCCTTGCCGCCACTTCCTGTTGACGACCGCATGCAAAGCAAGCGTCGTTCCAAGAGCGACGTGGACAAGAAGGCCATGGACGCTCTTCTTGGCGAAATGAACGTCAAGCCTCCGGAATCCTCCGAGGAAGATAACGAATCCTTGCTGGAAGGCGAAGGATTGATCTACTCGGACATGCCTGATGGCACACCGGGTGAAGACCCATTGTCTCCCGAGGAAGCAGCTTTGCAATTGGCATTGGCCGTCCGCAAAGGGCACGAAAAAGGAAAGCCCGACATCGATTGGCATTTGGTCAAATTATTGTATGTGTACGGAGGATGGACTTATGAGCGCATTTCTAATGAGTGCAATATTAGTTTTTCTCTTGTTCGCCTCAATGGCCGAAAAGGAAGATGGCCAGAAGCGCGAGAATCATACAGATCGGAGCAGGCACAAAAAGTTCAAGAACGGCTTGCGTTGGAAGAAGATCGATTACGAGACTGGCAAATAATCAAGCGTCGTCAGGCAGGTATTGATGGATTGAATTGGTTTGTCAAAGCAGTTTCAAACCTCAGGGATGACGCAAGTCCCGAATCAATTGCCAAGCTTGGCGGATTGATGGACAGGATGCTTTCGTCAGTCACCGGATTGGCACCAGTGGAAGGTGCCCCCGGTGGTGTCAGCGTGCAAGTTCAGAACAATAATTTTTCCGGCGCGGCATACCCGTCCAATTCTCCGCAGGCAAAGTTGGCTGCAGTCTGGGAAAAGAAAGTCGGAGAAACCGAAAGCGATCATACGCGAAGATTGGCTCTGACAATTCGCGAGCTGTACATTGAATGTGAACGCGCAGGATTGTATGAAGACCTCAAGATGGACCCGGAAAGTCAACGGCAATTAAAGTTGAGAAATAGGCTTGGCCTTGTCGATTCTGGCCCGTCATCTGAAATTATTGTACGGTAATGGTTACGACGATAAACCCGAATTCAGTTTCAAAGGCTCCTGCGCCGGTTGCCATTGAGGATGGTTTGCGCAAATGGAGAATTGAAAAAACCATTGATGATCCATTTGAATTTGGAAGAATTTATTTTCCAAAATATTGGTTTCAGAAATCTCCTGATTTTCACAAGGAAATCATGGATCTGGCAACTCACAAAAATGAAGAAGAATGGTCAACAAAAAACAATCTGAACACACTTGTATTGGCGGCCCCGAGAAACCACTCAAAATCAACGTTGATCACATTTCTTTATGTGATCTGGTCGCTTGTAACCCAACGCAAATTCTTTACCGTTATTATTTCTGATATTGCAAGAATTTCCGTTGGGCATACCCGAAATATCAAGGAAGAGTTCGAGACAAACGAACGACTGTGCAATGATTGGGGCATCATTCTCGGGCGCGAATGGGAAAGCCTTGCCGGAGCCGCCAAGGGAGAAAAGGAAAAATGGACGGACGAAGAATTCGTCATTGGGTTCAAGAAGTGGGACAAATACAATAATTGCTGGAGCAATGAACTTGAAGATCGCGCAAAAATTCTTGCTCGTATGGCGAATAACCCGCTCCGTGGGCTTCGGTTCGGTTTTCGCAGACCCGATCTCGTCATTGCCGATGATCTGGAGAATGACGAGCTTGTTGATACGGCAGTACAGCGAGAGAAACTTGCGCAATGGTGGGATTCGGCGGTGGAACCAATGATCGAACCTCCGCCGATAGGACAGATCATCCTTGTGGGAACGGTGCTCCATTATGGATCACTGCTCAATCAGATGCTCGGCAGGCCGGACTTGTATGTAACCCGCAGGTATCAGGCGATTACTACCCGGGAAGACGAAGATGGGGTCAAACGGCAAGTGCCGTTATGGCCGGAGCGATTTTCATTGGAACGATTGTCTTCGTTGAAAGCAAAGAACGTGCTTGCATTTCAAAAAGAGTACATGAATGATCCTCGGGATGATTCAACCCGAACGTTCCGGAGTTCATGGGTGCAATGGTATGACGCTCGCGATTTGGGATACCGGCAGGATTCCAGAAAATGGTATTTCCGAGGCAAACCGATGGTGCTTTATACCGGAGTTGATTGGAGCGTCGGCAAAGACGATCAATCGGATTTCTTTGCAATGGTCATGATCGGCAGAACGCCAGATAATGATATTGTCATATTTGACGTTGTTTCAGAACGCCTTGATGTTGCCAATCAAGTAAACAGGGTAATTCAGCAAAATCAAACCTATAAAATACAAATGAACGGTATTGAAGGAAATGGATTTCAGCACGTCCTCATACAGCAGGTATTGCGGAAATCGTTATTGCCAATCAGAGAAATACACCATGTTTCGCGAAAGAAAAAACAAATTCGCATTGAAGGAATGGCTCCGCTGTTCGAACAGGCAAAAATATACATTAGGAAATGTACGGAATCCGAAATTCAGCGAGATGAACTCACGTCAGAGCCTGACGCTTCGCAGGGATATCATTCCGATGAATTGCGAATGGCCATTGTGCATCCCGAATTCTGGTCACTGTACGAGCAAATGATGACCTATCCAAGATCACAATACGACGACATTCTTGATGCCTTGGAAATGGCCATTGAAACATCGCGCAGCGGCAAGCGTCTTTTTGATGAAATTATTGTTGTATAAACATCAACAAGTCAAGTAATAACTATATACTGGATACAAAAGGAAAAAATCAATGCTTGTAGATATGTACGGCAATGCTATCAAACCAAGTTCAAAAGAATTACTGCCAGAAGAATTTCTGAGCAAATCAAACACTGAACGAGCGTCACTGGAAGAGCAGCGTCGTCGCGGGCAATGGTTTTCAAATTACGGACCAAGCGTCCAGAATATTGGCACGTTATCAGGAACGTTGCGCAAACCTCTTGACACTCCGCCGTTCATGATGTTGCGCCAAGTGGTCAAGGAAAGCCTTATTGATCGCGCCATTATCTCAAGACGCATTGAAGACATCAAGGGATTGTCCAGAAAAATCACTGTTCCCGGCAAGCAGAAAGGCTGGCGTGTTGTTCACAAACGTTTTGACGATCCGAATTTCGATTCCAGCGACCATGACATTCAAAAGCGCTGTCGCGAAATGGAAAAACTTGTTGAACGTCCGGTAAAGCTATACCACAAAACATTCCGGGATTTCCTGTCCGTAGCTGTGCAGGAAGAACTTATCCTTGATCGCAGGGCAATGGTCATCAGCCGGGACAAGAAAGGTCGTCCAATTGAGTATTATTTGCTCCCCGGCGATACGGTATTGCCGGTACTGTATGTTTTGATGCCATGGATGGCAAAACGCGGAATTTCCAATGAACGCGTTGCCCGAATGATCCTGACCGAGGAGTTCAGCCAGAAAGCCGGAGTGACCATTGACATCACGGATGCTGCATATGTGCAGGAAGTTGACGGTCAAGTTGTAGGCGCGTGGAAGGAAGACGAGATTGATGTCGAGTGGTCCAACCCGAGCGGCGAATTGAATCGATGGGGGTTTGGCATCAGCTTGCTGGAGCAATCCTTGCAAGCGACATCGTTGTTGCTAAACATGTTCAATTTCAACAAGGATCTGTTTCGGCCCGGATTTCCCTCAAGAATGCTTGTCCTGTCAGGCGATTATTCCGCGGAAGGTCTCAGCACTTTTGAGCGTCAAATCCTCAATCAGGGCAATCCGGCGTCACCCAAGAGCAAGATGCCTGTCTTGCCCGGTCCCGAGAACATGCGTGCACAAGTGCTTGACCTGACAAACACGCCAAACGACATGCAATTTGAGCAATTTTTCCGTTTGATGGCATCAGTGAAATGCTCGTTCTTCGGCATGCACCCATCTCGCCTCAACCTTGCCGAATCAAGCCAAGCAGGACTCATCATGGGATCCGGGACAGCAACGTCAGAGGTGTCCAAGACAATCAATGAAGAGGGTTTGTATTCATTGCTTGAAAGCAACGCAGATTGGCTGACTCGCACCCTCATTCATCCGCATTACGACGACCTGATCCTGATCTTTGACGGATTGCACGAGGAAAGCGAAGCGGCCGTCTTGCAATCACTGCAAATCGAAGCATCATGGTCAACAAAGAATGAAATTCGTGCCCGACGGAACCTGCCTCCCCTCAAGGATATCGAGGGCGGAGATGTCATTGCCGACGGCATCTGGCTGCAATGGGTCAACATGAAAAAGCAGGAAAAGGCCCAGAAGGACGCACAAAAGCAGTACGAAGGCGGCAACTTCGCTGGCGGACAAGGCGGACCTCCGGGTCAGGAACAAGGAGGGGGAGAGGGCGGACCTGCGGGTCAGGAACAAGGAGGCGGAGCTCCGGGAGAAGGTGGACCTCCGGGCAATGATGAGGCTGCTGCTGTCCAGCAAATGCTGCAGGGAGCTGGCGGCGCTCCCGGTGGACCGCCGGGCGCGGCTCCCGGTGGACCGCCGGGCGCGGCTCCCGGTGGACCGCCGGGCGCGGCTCCCGGTGCTGCGCCTCCGCAGGATCAGGGTCCGGGCGGACCTCCTCAGGAAGGGGGCGGAGCTGCACCACAGGCCGGATCGGGAGGAATGTCTCCTGAACAAATTCAGCAGATACTGGCATCACTCGGCCAAGGGTGATTTTCGGTACAGGACGATGGATTTCATTCCCTTGGAAGGACATCCATAGCACCGTTTCTTGCGCCTGATTTCGTGAATTTCACAGCGGGCGCATCGTTTCTTGTGCAATGAGCGGACATTCGCGTCCGCTCTCTTGTCCTGCCCATATACATATGGCTCATACGTCATGAAACAGTTTCCTCAACATATCTTCATGCAATTGATATTGCACGTCGATGCTTCCTTTTTCGGTCTTCAAGCGCAACACTGACGCGTCACTTGACACACTGGCGACTGATTGCAAATGTGTCTCCCAAAGCTTGAGAATGCGGGCACTGACCTTTGAGGAAGACAAATCCCACATCGCGGCCACTTTCGGGCTGTGCGGAGATGGCACGGGGTTGTTTTCGGGATTGATGACAACCATGTCGTCAGCCAAGAAGGACGCACGACCCTCTTCAACCCGTATCTTTCCCTTGAAAAGGACGCGCTGCTCCTCCCTGAGAAGCGGAGCGATCACTTCATGCACCCTTGAAAATACAACCACATCCATTGGCCCCTCGAAATCATTCAGAGTCACGAACGCCATGGATTTGCCATTCTTCTGAATGTGATTCTTGATGCGGGTAATCATGCCTCCGACAATGGCTTCCATGCCATTGCAGTCGGACAATGTCTCTGCGGTATGCGTACAGTAGTAATTCAATTGGTCACGAATATCGTCAAGAGGATGTTCTGATATGTACACGCCAATCACCTTGAATTCATTTTCCAGCCGTTCCATGCGCGACATGGGCGGCACTGTCCGTGCCGACTGATGGCCTATTTCCATCTGATTTCCAAATAAATCCAATTGCCCTGACTGGCGCAATCGCGAAAAATCGCGCAATGAATCCAGTGAGGTATCAATATCGGAAATGAGTTGAGCGCGATCTCCCATGTCATCCAATGCGCCAGCATACACCAAGTTGGCAATGCTGCGCTTATTCAGGATGGAAAGGTCCGTTCGAACGAGAAAGTCGGTCAGATCGGTAAACCTTGCTTTTTCGCGGCCTGCAATGACTGCACGACATGCGGGAGACCCGATGGAAGCGATGGCAGACAACCCGAAGACAATCGAATCGCGACCATCAATGGATGCTATCGAGAAATTTGCCGATGAGATGTTCACGGATGGTGACAACACAGGAATGAACATGCGTCGGCACTCCGCAATGGATTGCGAAATCTTTTCCTTGTTTCCAGATTCATGCGTCAATACGGTTGTCATGTATTCAACCGGATAGTTTGCCTTCAGAAATGCAGTAATGAATGAAATATACCCATAACAAAAGGCATGAGCGCGATTGAAACCGTATCCGGCAAACGGAGCAATCTGCTCCCAGATGTCCTCGACGGTGGCGCGTTCATATCCGCGCGTCACACTTTGTTCAACAAATTGTTTCTTGAGTTTATCTATGACTTCTGCCTGCTTCTTGCCCATTCCTTTTCGCAATACATCCACTTCTCCCCATGTAAATCCAGCAATCTTGCGTGCAATCAACAGCACTTGATCCTGATAGGTGACAACCCCATAGGTTTCCTCGAGGATCGGACGCAAATCATCATGCAGATATGCAATGCGACGACGGCCATGCTTGGCGTCAGCAAACACGGGAATGTTTTCCATCGGTCCCGGTCGATACAGGGCCACAATAGCGGGCAGATCAGTAATCCGGTTAGGCTGGATCAATCGCAAGACGCGACGCATGCCGGGACTTTCAACCTGAAAGACTGCTTCGGTCTCGCCCGAAGCCAGAAGGTCATATGCCCGCCGTGCCTTTGGGTCTTTGTATTCAAGAGGCAGGTCGCTATACAATTTTTCGCCGCTTGATCCGTACAGGTCGATACCTGTACGCTGCCGGATCAGGGCACACGCATCACGAATGATGGACAAATTGGAAAGACCAAGGAAGTCAAACTTGGAAAGACCGAGACTTTCTATGATTGCAGTGGTGTTGTTATTGTCATATTGCGTAACAAACGTTCCGGATTTGCGCCCGGATTTTTCTGGTGGCAACTGAACAGGCACCACATCGTCTAGATCGGTTTCCGTAATCAGCATTCCTGCTGCGTGCGTTCCAAATCCTCGCGTCAGTCCCTCGATCTGCTTTGCCAATTCCAAGACATCAAACAATTCCTCATTCAGCACGATGGCTTTGCGAATACGCTCGTCGTTCTCGACATCGGCAAGGGTTATGCCGGGAGTGTCAGGAAACAGCGCCGTAAAGGCATTGCTGACAGAGAAATCGATGTCCTTGACCCGAGCGACATCCTTGACGGCAGCACGGGCACCCAATGTCTGGAACGTGCCAATATGGGCAACCTTGGTGACCCCATAGCGCTCGGTCACATACTTGACCACATCTTCGCGCCGGTCGTCCGCAAAATCCATGTCAATGTCAGGCATGCCCTTGCGTTCCGCGTTCAGGAACCGCTCAAACATGATGTCATACTTGACCGGATCAATGTCGCAGATGCCAAGCGCATAGACGCAGAGGCTTCCTGCAACCGATCCTCGAGGAACAGCCATGACGCCCTCGCGACGTGCGTACGTGACGTAATCCTGCACGATCAGGAAGTACCGGGCATACCCTGTCTTCTCGATGATGGACAACTCATAATCGGCACGAGTGCGATGAATGTCGGAAATGTTTCCGTATCGCCACGCGAGTCCCTCATAGACTTGCTTGCGAAGCCATGACTCGGATGTATGCCCGGATGGAATGGGAAATTCGGGCAGCATGACCTTGGAGAAGTCCAGATTGAGATTGCATCGCTCTGCAACCCATTCCGTATTCCGGACTGCATCTTCCCTGCCTGAAAAACCACGAAGCATTTCTGCTTCGGATTGCAGGTAGTACGCTCCAAACGGCTCAACCTTGAACCGGGTCGGAGAAGACAGCGTGGAGCCTGTCTGTATCGCAAGGAGGGCATCGTGTGAGCGGGCATCTTCTGGTCGGGCATAATGAGAATCACATGCAGCAACGACACGGATGTCGTACTTGTCAGCAATTTCCATCAATCCGCGATTCAATCGCTCTTGTTTCTCGTGCCCATGATTATGCACTTCAATGGCATACCGGTCGCCGAACATGTCGCGATATGATTGCGCTACGCGTTCGGCAGCCGCCCGATCATCTTCAAGAACATGCGTAGCAACCTGCCCAGACATACACCCAGAAAGAACAAATATTCCTTCGGAGTAATTACCAAGGCAGTCCATATCAATACGGGGGCGATAATAAAAACCTTCAACATGCGCCTTACTCGTCAATTTAAGCAGATTCTTGTATCCAACATCATTCATGGCGAGCAATGTCAGATGATAACTACTACCCATTCGATCAAGGGCTGAATCTTTCCGCATCATCGACGCTCTGGCTACATATGCCTCGACGCCAACTATCGGTTTCACGTCATGTGCCTTGGCGGTGCGATAGAACTCGATGGCTCCATGCATCACACCATGATCCGTCAGCGCAAGGGACGATTGTCCCAGTTCCTTGGCTCGCAAGACCAATTCGTCAAGTCTTGATCTTCCGTCAAGAATTGAGTAATGACTGTGATTATGCAATTGAACAACCATTATTTTGTTTCGTTGGCAAGTGTCATGAATGGGCGCAACTGGGAAATGGAAATATTTCGGCAATCAGTAAAGAATGAAACCCCGTTTGGTTCCATTGTTCCTGCCTTCTTGATCATTGACTTTTCATTCATGTCCATGTCGGTGGCATATCCGACAACCCACGCGGTGTGAAAGCGAAAAATATCCATCGATTCCCGCGGAACAATGTTGCGCTCAATGCTCAGGAAGATATACATTTCAGGACACTGCACGGCGGCGTTGTACAGGGGCACCGAGCATTCATACGTACTCTTCGGAGCCACTGTACGATCCTTGGTCTTGATCTCCGTGCGTTTTCCGCGGACCTCGAGATCATGCGTAACGCCATACACGGGAAGGACGGGAACCTCAAGGCGCTTTAGCACCTGTTCAGCGACCACTTCGCCGATGCATCCAACCTGATTGGCCTGCAAGCCCCGATGCGATTGCCGGTAAATGGGCAATTCTGCGGCCCGACGCGATGCTTCCTCGAGCATTCTTGGCCCAAGTGGTATCCTGATGAACTGATAGGGTTGTGCCATCACGAAACCGGCCGTTTGGTATAGCAACGATGCTCCCAGTGCAACTCCGTCTTGCCTGCCCACTTTTCAGGAGATACGGTCTTGCTTTCCCTGTCAACCACTATCAATTCAAAATCATTTTGTATTGTCTGTATATCAATGGGGAAGAATGCATCACCGGAAACAGTGTGTTCAATGTATGTCAATAGAATTGATGAAGCATATGGATAGAATAATTGATACACTTCTGATCCGCCACAGACATACAGGAACGTATCAGATTCTGCATACGCATCAACCAACGTCAAATGATCGCGAACGACATCCACATCAGGACGTGTCCACTCGGGATTGCGTGTCAGCACATAGGAATGTCGCTTTGGAAGAGGTCCGCCGGGGATGCTCTCCAAGGTCTTTCGACCCATCACAATGGTTCGTCCAAGTGTCTGCATTCGAAACCAGTCCAAATCCTCTGGCAAATGCCACGGAAGGGAATTGTTCCGGCCAATGACCAGTCGCCCCGATGTATCCGGGGCGCAGGCCGCAATGAGGGTGATCATGGTCTGCTCCTAGCGAGCAGAGTATACCAACGGTAGAATTACGTGCCGTTACGAATCCGATCAACTAGGCGAGGATGCATTCCAGCCGATTGCATGGCGTCTTGCGCTCCTGCAATATCATAACTCACCCGATGATTTGTGACATCAAGCCCTTTTCCTCCATCCGAATGAATGACCGAATAGGAAGCAAGGGGGTTTCTGTCGCGTGGCTGTCCCACACTGCCGGGATTGATGACCATTCGCTCGCCCTTTGCGACGCTTGCGCCGCGATGCGTACTCGAAATGGGACTATCTGGCTTTATCTTCATTGTGGTTCGGGTGTAGAAACCGGGAGCGTATCCGTATTCATTTCCGTCCTCGATGTCGTCGGCAGTCGGCACTGCTCCTGTAGGGCTAAGCACTTCGACGTTGGGAATGTGTGTGTGCCCATTGATGATATGATCGGCACGAATCCGCCGGTCATCAAGGGCGCCAAACTGAAACGGAGGCGTCGATCCGGATTTGGAATGCGGGTCGTGTGAATATTCCTCAATCGGATCACCAACCGTTCCATGGGCAACCACAAAACTGCCATGAGGCACGCCCGGAAATTGCACGCGGGCAATGGGTGGAAGACCCTTGATCCATTTGCGGTTTGCCGCCGTAAGTGCCTCTCGCGTGCGATCAATGGCATCTGACGCGTATGGATTGAAAGTGTCCTGAACGGTATCGCCTGTTCCGTTGCTGCTCAGTTTCCCGCTCACCGCTGCCTCATGATTGCCCATGGTGGCGTGGACCGGAATGCCGGATGCCTCGATTTTTCGCAAGCGGTCGATCACTTCATTGGGATTTCCGCCATAACCAATGATGTCTCCGGGTACGACCAATTGATCAAACCCGCCGTTTTCCATTGCATGCCGCAATGCGGCATCAAGCGCATGAACATTGCCGTGAATGTCCGACATGACGGCAATGCGATGTCCGCCGCTTTTCTTTGCCTTGATGAGCGGCTCGACATCCTTGATGTACTTGAGTTGCAATGGAAATGGTTGAGACACGATTACACCTTGAGACTTCCGCTCGTGCTGATGCGCTGATGATCCAGTGCGGCGAAGTCCTTGTGCTTGGTTCCACCATCATACGCCCATGCATATCCACCCTTGATCAGCTGGTCATTGATGGAAACGGTTTCTCCGTCAATGAACAATGTTCCCAATATCCTGCCATATTTCTCGCTAGAGTCAGGCTTTTCCGTCCGGATGACAATGGTCTTTGCGGATTCAAGCCGATGCTTGAGCCATTCTTTTGCCTCAAGACCATACTTCTTCTCATTCAAATCGGTTGTGCGACTTTCCGGTGTGTCAATGCCATTCAGCCGCACACGACTGGTAAACGACACATCAAATCCGAGGTCGATCTGCACATCAATGGTATCCCCATCAATGACCTCAAGCAATCTGCTTACTCTATATTCGTACATTATGATTAAAATCCTATTCTTTGTCTAACTTGTTGAATTCCACCCATAACAGGTCCGCTTATCGATCCGGGTTTGGTCCATTTTTGAGCCGCGCCAACGACTTTTTGTGCCAAGCCAAGTCCGGGAGGCATGCCAGTTTCCGCAAGTGGCTTTCTCTTCGGATGACTTGCAATCCGTGCGAAGTTGTTTTGTTGATCAACGGAGTTCCTTTTTCTTTGTAATGCTACATCTACTGGAAGGAGGGCATGATGAAAATTATGTTTCACATCTCGCAAATTCTCCAAGTCGCCCGCATCGGGCACCAAATCAGCGACTGCTGAAAACATGCTTGGGTCTAAAACTTTTGATAATGGTTTTGTACGCCTCTTCCCTTGCGTTGATTTATAGACTTCCACCAAGAACATCTCAGAGAGGGATTTTTTTGTGCCGTGATTGCGTCCGCGGGAAGCAAGGATGGCATCAGCGTCTTCCTCGCTTACTCCTTCCTTCCGGGCTATCTGGCTGGATTGGGTGTCGAAACTTGGCCATTTCTTTTTCTTGCGCTTTTTTGCCTTGATCAATTCCGAATCATCAAATCTGTCGTAGGATTTTCCTAACTGTCGTTTCACATCTTGTCGTTCTTGTCTTTGAAGTTTCTTGATTTCTTCAAGCAGATCGTCGGTATGTTCTTCATAATCGTGATTGCGCTTGCGAACTTTTTTGGGCACATTCGGATTGCGGTGATCGCGACGGATGCGATTTTCCTCTTCCTTTTCGTTGCGCTTGACAATGTCAATTTCCATGTCGGCATACTTGTCCATGCGCCGGAGAATTGATTCCGGTGCGTCCGTATCCGCACTTCGTTTTGCTTCCTTCTTTTCGCGCTCACGCAATTCACGGGTCTGACGCTTCAGCTTGTTGCGATGTTCCTCGATGCCGTGGGAATACCTGCCGACAAATGACGGCACTCCGGGTCCGTTGTGCTCGCGGTCAATATCCTGATCGGCCTCATCCTCATTTTCGTCAATGGCATTGATGAACTTGTCTGTATATTGATCCATCCGTTTCCATTCGCCTGATTTTTGCGTCAACCTCTTGTGATCTTGTTCCAATTGATTCAACTCTTGGAGCATATGTTGAATTTGCATGTTCTTTCGCCAGTCCTGCCCCATTTGCTCGCCACTGAAATGGCGGTCAAGATAATTGCGTGTCGTCCAGTCTCCAAACGGTGTCGCGCCGAGAACTGGAAAATTCGATTGAACCAGAAACTGAATTTGCATTTTCAGTTCCTTGATCTTTCTTTCAATCGCGTTCTTGTCCTGTTTTTCGGCAAACGCTTCAAGCCTGAACGGAAATGGCGAAAATGTCATTTTGTCAATTCCTTTTAAATGTAGTCTCGATCTTTTTCAAGGATTGAGCAACTCCATATCCATACATTCTATTCATGAGTCGCGCCAATTCTTCGGCTTGCATGTCAGATGTTGAACGTTGCGGTGGATCATTCCTGAACGATTGCAAAATGCTCGTGGAATAAGTGGGCGTTTTGGATTTCCTGAGCATGTTTTTGCGCCGGAGAGACTTTGTCAAATCATTGTAATGCGTTGTCATATTGGAAAATACCGCAGGATTGTTGTTTCTAAACTGTTCTATTTCATGCCTGACACCACCTGATAGATTTCCTCTGATGTCACTCCATTCTTTTCCATTACTAAAACCATCATATATTTCCCGAATTGCCTCCTTGGCATCATCTGACAATTTTGCATAATGGGTTCTTGCCGTTTCTAATTCGTTTTCGGGTTCGTTTTCTGAGTGGTCTTTTGGTTCGACACCTGAATGATGCTCATGATAATGCGCAAGGATTTCTGCTATTTGTTCTGGGGATATGTTGGTGCCTTTTTCTTCAAACTTTTTTCTTAAATCTTCCATAAAGAGCTTGTAATTTGGACTTTTTGCCGCCATGTCCATATATGTTGCAGGTTCAGTCATGGCTTGTTGTACTGAACGAATTCTTTCTGGTGTTGCTCCGTTTGCTCTTGCATCATCATATACTTCTCTTGTGCTTTGTCTAAGGTCAGAATCAATTTCAGGATGTGTTTCCCAAAGGTGTTCTGGGCCGCGGTACTCTGATCCTTCGTTATCGGCACCTGTTATGGGTGGGGGTTCGTCCTTTGCAGGAATTTCGTCTCTTCTTCTTCTTCCCCTTCCTCCGCCTCCTCTTGGTGATGTAGCAGGAGGAGGAGGAGGAGGAGGAGATGATGTTGCGTTTCTTCTCCTTGGTGATGTAGCAGGAGAAGATGACATTCCGTAATGTTTCAGAATTTCCCTAATTTTGGCAGGACCATCTTCGCTATCAAGTATTCCTTGCAATACAGGATTTTTTTCTGCCGCTTGTTTTATTATGCCGTCACTTGCGGTTCCGGCTTTTATTTGAGCCAAAATTCCTCTTGTTCCACTTCGACCTTTAAATGCACCAACAAAATCAGTCAGCGCCGCATGTGCTTCCGGGTGATCACTTTCAATGGATGCAGGATCGCCTTTGTATAATGTCCCCTTCAATTTGTCCGTGCTTTCTTGTGTCTCTGTCAATGCGGGAGATGATCTTTCGGGGGTGGCTTCGGAGGTGACGGGTTCTACCTCATCGCTTCGCGAGCCTCCGTGATGCACAAGAATGTCAAGTGCTTGATCTTGAGTAACCGGATAGCCTGCCTTATCCATTTCCTTCATTACATGATTGAGACCAGAGTTTTTGCCTTCCCTTTTATGCAGCTCATGAAAATCTAGCCATCGCTCGCGTGAAACGTTTTTTAAATTCGGCATTTGTGCAATTTTATTTAAATAACGAGCCAATTCTGGAGCCAAACGTACGGCATCTTCGGGTTTCTCGTATTTTTCAGGTTCGGCATTGGTTTCATCAGCATCAGCATCAGATTCTGGTTTTCCTGCGGTGTCAGTGCCATCGGTTATCTCTGTGAATGCGGGAGATGATCTTTTGGAGGCGACTTCGGAGTCTGTGTATGTGGGAGCAGTTTCTAATCCTTCACCATCAGGACCGGCTAACTCATTTTTTTTTTTACCGTTATTTTCATCGGCGTTGTTGTTTGCATTTAGTTTTTGATAATGCGTCAAAAGTTTAGCGGCTTGGTCTATGGTTATCTCATGACCCGTTTCGTTTTTCATTAGGTTAACTATGTCATCAAGATATGATGGTTTGTCTGGATTGTCGTTCTTCCATTCGCGATGGGTAGATAAAATTTCATCGACGGATTGGGGGCTTTTTACATGACTCCAATCAGATAACAACTGACCATGCAGATTTGGCGCAAATCTCTTTAAATCTCCGGCATTTTCGTATCTGCCAGCGGTGTCGTCGTCTATTGTTTCACCGCCGTCGCGAATCACTTCCTTCAATTGCTCAGTATTGGCTTCCAAACTATCTTTTGCCAACGCGGCGGTATCAACATTGTTTACATAATGTTGTATCAACATAGGCACTGCATTCCTGTTGCCAGTAGCATCCCTTGCTACTTCAAATACTGCTTTAAGTTTAGGATTTTGCTTTTGCAATGCTAGTTGAAAATCCTTTGTGAATGACCCATTTTTGATTGATTCCAAGAGTGTTGTTTTATCCGGAGAACGTTGAAACATTCCGGTTATCGTATCTTCCAGTTCCTTATGCGCTTCCGGCGAAGCGGTTTTGAGGTCTTCTGGTTTATTGTATTTTGCGTAAAGTTGACCTGCGAGTTTTTTATTAAATTCTTGAATTTCTTCATCAGAAGGTTTGGATGCATCGTCAGGTTTTCCTGCGTCATCCTTTGGCATATTTGAGTAATGCGCAATAAGGTCAGCGGCCTGTTTTGTATCAATCTTATGACCTTCCGCTGCCATTTCTTCTACTACATGATCAACATGTGTTTTGTCGTATGGGTACATTCCCTTCATCTCGCCATGAGCATCTAAAATCTCGTCGGTGGACCAAGGATTTTTTTGCCCGCCAAAACGATTTTTTAATTTATCATGCAGTGCTGACGAAAGACGCTCTAAATCCTTAGGCTCTTTGTATTCGGTAGGTTCTGTGTCAGCGTTAGGGTCAACAGTAGTGTCAGCGTCGTCAACAGTAGCGTTAGGGTCAACAGTAGCGTTAGGGTCAACAGTAGCGTTAGGGTCAACAGTAGCGTTAGGGTCATCGTCAGCATCAGCGCGAGGACTAGCCGAGGGGTCGGGCTTCCCGGCGTCAGCATCAGCGCGAGGACTAGCCGAGGGGTCGGGCTTCCCGGCGTCAGCATCAGCGCGAGGATCAACCGAGGGGCCGGGCTTTCCGGCGTCGGTGGCTTCAGGGCGACTTGCAATACTGCTGTCAAACGAATGAGGCACTCTTGCAGGGGCTTGACGCGGTCCTTCGGCCAATGCCATGTTCTTGTCAGAATACTGCTTATGTACGGCGTCCTCGTTTGCTGCGTGCCTGTTGCTCCACACATTCTCCTGCTGGGCGTCATGCCTGTGCCAACCGCCCGGCAATCCTGCGTGAAGATTTTCGCGTGACTTGCGATTATGCAAGTTCGGCACGAATGTGTTGTCCTCAGTGAAATTCCTGCCGTCACCGATGTACGTGTTCAGCATATTGCTGATATTCTGGGAATATTGCGTATTCTGTCCGCCGCCAATGCGGACTTCTCCGTTGGCGGTCACCCCAGCCGCGGGAACCCATCCTTTGGAAGAATCATAGGTGAACAGCATTGGCGTTCCATCATGTCCGTTGACCTTGATGACATGATTGCCTGCCGAGGTCAGAATCATGTTGGAACTGTGGGCGTTTTCCAATCCATGCGCTGACTGCCATTCCTCCTGATGATCCTGATCGTCAAATTGCACCTTGTGAGGCGATTGGTACGGACTGATGATGCCTGCCTGACGCAAATACGTCAGCATGCGTGATGCTTGCTGGAAATTCACGTTTTTGTTTACACCAATGCGCCCATCTTTTCCTAGTGTTCCTTGCTGTTCTGCAAGTTGCTTGATGACCGCCTGTCCATTTGCCGACATCGGATCGACCCGGCGCAACGCATCAACGGCTTGCTGATGCTTGTTGGTCAATCCGGTTGTGCCGGTGGCCGTCGCATTGGCGTCCGGCTGTTGATTCTGGGGTGTCGTTTGTTGGGTTGTGGCGTCCGGCTGCTGGGTTTGTGGGTCCGGCTGCTGGGTTGGGGCAGTTGCCGCCGGATCGGGTTTGGGTCCGGTTGTGGCGTCCGGCTGCTGGGTTGGGGCAGTTGCCGCCGGATCGGGTTTGGGTCCGGTTGTGGCGTCCGGCCGCTGGGTTGGGGCAGTTGCCGCCGGATCGGGTTTGGGTCCGGTTGTGGCGTCCGGCCGCTGGGTTGGGGCAGTTGCCGTCGGATCGGGTGTGGGTCCGGCCGCATCTCCCGGCTGCTCAAGTTTTCCGGCATCGGTGGCCATGTCTCTTGCACGACCACCATTAGCCGATGGTCCCGGCGGCAAACCTGTCGTTCCTGCCCTTTCTTGCGCTTCTCTTTGCGCTCTGGCAGCAGGGTCTTCTGCAACCGTACTCGACGAGCGCGAGTACTTTTTGCCAAATCCGGTAAGGTCTTTGAGAAAGCCCTTTTCCAGCAAGGTTTCCTCGAGTGGGTTGACCCCTGCCGACTTGGCAAGGGTCTTCAAGGTGTCAATGCGGGAATATCCGAATGAGCGACGATTGAAATCGACAAGCATGTCGATATTCGGACGGGACTTTCGCATGCGCGTGGGCATGCCATGGTCTCGCGGTGCTGCGGGACCACCGAAATAGAACGGGACAGCCTCTTCGTACAAGTCGAGTTCAGTCATGGCCTTGTTGACAGGACGCTTTTTCACCTGAGCCGGTTTATCAATCCGTACGGGAACCTTGTTGTCATCCCCAAATGACGCCCTCACCGGATCGCGGCCGCCCGGCATGGACGTGTTTGGCACCCCCTGCTTGCCGCTCGGCTTGAGCGGCCTTTCGGGCGTTCCCCTTCCTCCGTCCATTTCGGCAAAATCCCCAAATGACGCCCTCACCGAATCGCGGCCGCCCGGCATGAACGTATTTGGCACTCCCTGCTTGCCGCTCGGCTTGAGCGGCTTTTCAGGCGTTCCCCTTCCCCCGTCCATCTCTGCAAATTGCGATGTGTTGAGTTTCTTGGCAAACAATTGCAATTCTCTTGTTGCCATGCGAAGCCTGTCAATTGGGGATGCCTTGCTCTTCATGTCGCTCACTTCTTTTTCTTATGAAAGAAATTTACCGGCCCCTGCGACGGCCCTTGCCGTTGAAAATGTCAAGCAATGAACGGCTAAAAACCTTGTCGGGATCCTTGTTTGGACCGCCGCCCAATTCCCGGTACGCATTGAAATTGTCACGTTGCATCTGCGTGGTGCGGTCCCTGTCCCGACCGGCCCGATCCCTTGCATTCATTTCGGCGCGTGCCCGCTGCGTTCTCCTCTCATGCATGGCTTCGTCGGTGAAACGACTTGGCGGCACGGTCATTGGTCCCCTTCCCTGCGTCTGACCATCAACGGCATCTGCCTCGCTGAAACGACGCGTCCGACCATCAACGGCATCTGCCTCGCTTGCCTTGCCGAAAGACGATTCCAAATCGTCATCGTCTCGCCTCATTGCATTTTTTCTGCCCGTCCGGATGGCGTTCTGCCGGGCAATTCCGGCCTGTCCCTCCTGACGCATTCCTGACCGGTACCGGTTGTTGCCAGTGATGCGATCCCACTCATCGTCCCTGCTTCCGCCGCTCTCTGGCTTGCGAACGCTTGTTTGCGACGGACCATCGTCAGCAAATGCATTGTCCCGTTCGTGCCGGGCCAGCATTCCGCGGATGTTCCGCTTGGCGTCCGATGCGCCTTCCCGCTCGCGCTGCGGCAAGGTTGTCCGCTCAAAATTCCCGAGCATTCCGCGGATGTTCTGCTTGGCACTCTCGCCCTCGTCACGCTCTTCCTGACTCAAATCCTTTGCAAAACGGTAGCCCTTGGAAAGCACGGCGTCCACCGCGTTGCGATGGAAGTGCTTGGAATCGTATTCGATGACGCTCTTGCGGAGTTCTGCCTTCTGCTGCATGCTGGCACGCATCTTCGCCTTCTCAAGATTGTTCTCGAACACATCGACATACTCAAACGGCAGGGTCCGCGCAAGATCGCCGGTAGGGCCATGGCCAATCGGCGCAATCACGTAGGTGTCTCCACTGTCGTGCAGCTCAAAAAGGTTTCCCGCCTCGATGGCGTGCATGTTTGCCGCACTCTTGACAAGCGTGCTCATTGCATCCACGCTCTGACGCGCGGAATACCCGAATTGCTTCGCCATCATGTCCGCAATCATTGCCTGATTGGTGACGGCCTTGGTCACCGTCACCGGTTCCTGCATTCCTCTTGTGAATTTCTGTGCCATTGCATTTCCTCCATCATCAGTTTGTTCAATAATATCATCATTGCTCATTTCATCGAAATGGCGCTTTGCTTCAGGATCGATTTGCTCGCGGATTTTCCGCTTGCGCTTTTTCCTGTCCTCAGGGGTCTCTTCCTCGTTCCAGTCCTTCACCAGTTGCCCGGGAGCAAACCCTCCGGTATCATGGTCGTCTCCGGGTTTTTCCAGACGTTCCTCACCGGGCTGGAACAACGCGCGGCGACTGGTCTTCCTGAAGGCTTTCTCTTTCTTCTTGGCGCGGCTTGGCTCATGATTGTTCCCTTCCGGATCATGCCCGACCGATTCGCTATCCGTCGTTCCGTCGTCATTGATGGTCAAGTCCCACGGATTTGCGGCCGCCGTCGCGGTCTTCAGCTTGACGGATTTCTCGATGTAGGCGTTCATGAAGGGGTTGTATTCATATCGCCGGACACTCTTGCCAAAACTGTTGCTCATCTCTTCCTCCACTCCGCCGTTCTCATCAGGCAGGTCGGCACGCCGTTTCTCGCGAGCCTGCACGATCCTCTCGTTCCTTTTCCTGCCATATTCGTAACTTGGCGTAGCCTTGTGCATCCGGGCGCGTGATGCCAGTATCGCATCGGCCGCCTTCTCGCTCACGCCTTCCTTCCGCGCAATCCGGCTTGATTGCACGTCAAAGCTTGGCCATTGTTTCTTTCCCTTTTTCTTTCCATACGAAGCGGCAAGATCATCATTGGTCGCAGGCATGACAAGTTCGGATGGATCGCCACTCGGCTTCCGCGATTTCCTCGGTTCCGACCCATCGTGCTTCTTTCCATCAGCGTACCGGTATTCCCCAACGGCCTTGTAGATGTTCGTTGCGGGATCATACACGTATCGTCGCGCCATTTCCTGTCTCCATTGCTGATGAAAATATTGATCTTCGTACAGTATAAACAAAAAAAGCCGCAAGATTGTCCTTGCGGCTTTGATAAAAACAGACAAGTGTTAAAGCGTATTTGCTACCGTCGAAGACACAGCGAATAATGCGGATCGCATGGAGTCGGCGTCGCACGGCCCAGTCCCGGACGGGTCGTATTCAGCTCAAGTGCCGTGGGCGTCGGCATCGCCGTCATCTCCAGCGCAATCGTCCGCACGAACCGCGTGCATTCCTCGCGACTCAATTGCTGCGGACGGCTGCTGCGCAAGTTGCTCTCATGACAGACCAGCATGCGCGTCTCCTCGTTCTCCTGCTGCACAACCTTCAATCGCGCCGCCAATGCATTCACCTTGGCGTTCCAATCCCTCACCACCTCCATTCCAACCCAGACGCCCAGAAGCAACAGCGCAATGGTCGTCCCGACCGCAACCCTTTTCACAAACCACATCAGCATTTCCTTCATACTGCCACCTGTCCTATCAATGCCGGATGATGCCGGTATTCCACCAGACGGATGTCGTCCGGGGTCAGATTGCACAATTCCTCAATCGTCCTGATGTCCGGCAACACCAGCTCGGGCAATGGCAACGGCTTCCTTTGCAGCTGCTCCGTCACCTGCGCGATGTGGTTCCCATATACATGCGCATCTCCCAACGACACCGTCAGCGTCCTCGGCTCGCGCCCCGTCAGCTTCGCCAGCAACGCCAGCAGCAACGCATAAGACGAGATGTTGAACGGCACCCCAAGGAACATGTCCCCCGAACGCTGCGTCAGCTTCATCGACAATCCCCCATCATCATGACAATACATCTGCCATAGCACATGGCACGGCGGCAACGCCATCTCCCCGATCTGGTCGGCATTCCACGCACTCACCACCATCCGCCTGCTCGTCGGGTTCGTCCGGATCTCCTCCACGACCCGCGCCAGCTGATCGCCGCCCCAGTACCTCCACTGGTGCCCGTAGATTGGTCCCAGATATCCATCCTCCCTCGCCCACTCATTCCATATGGTGACCCCACGCTCCTTCAACCAATTGTTGTTTGTCTCTCCCCGGAGAAAGAACAGCAGTTCCCACACAATCGACTTCCACGCAATCCGCTTCGTCGTGACAATCGGGAAGCCATCCTCGTAATCGAACTTCATCTCCCGTGGCGCAAACATGCTCCACGTTCCCACACCCGTCCGGTCCTTGCGGTTCTTCTCCCCCTGATCGTATACTTCCTGCAATGTCCGCAAGTATTCCCTCATCGGTTTTCCCCATGCATGGCCAACGCTTCCTTCCATAATTCACGGACATCCTTCACCGGACGCCTTCGCAATTCCTCGAACTCCCGCGACGCCGCATCATTCACATCCACCCGCACCTGCGGCCTCCGATGCACCAGCTCCATTATGCCCGCATCCTCGACCCTGTGGTCAAGAACCGGCAACAATTCCCTGATCGGACGCAGTTCCTCCATCGGAACCATCCAGCACTTCGGACGCCCCTCCGCTCCCTGATTTGCCCACGCATCCCGGCGGCACTCACTCCCCGGCAACCACCCCGCAATCTCGTAGATCGTCCCCACCCCCATGACCAACACATATTTCTTGCCTTCATCATCCCCATGGCGATAGATCAGCCGAGAATAGAAACTCGGGACATAAATGTTTGTCCTCGGAGACATCATCCCCGTGGTGCTTCGTACCTCCATGTTCCCGATATCCCCCCGGCGCTTCTCCTTCATGGACACATCCCGCTCGATGTCGATCAGTTCCCCCACCGACCTTCCCAATCCCTTCATGAGAACCGCCTCCCCAAGTATCCCCTGCAGATCGTTGCGTACCGTCCGCTCGGCTTCGTTCTTCGCCCGGATTTGCTGCGCCTCCGCCCTCAACATCCGGTACATCCCCAGCATAGCCATTTCCATGTATTCTTGCTTGTTCAATTCCACGACGACAGAGTCAGCCCGCAATTGCCCAATCGGCTGCCTCGTCACCGGATGCACCTGCAACATGTGGCTGATCGCACTCGTGACGGGCAAACTGCCAAGCAACTCGCCCAGATTTTCCGGAATGTTCATGCGGTCACCTCGAACGTAGTGTATCATCCTCCGGATTTTTTCTGGAAAAATTTTCCGGAAAATTTTTGGGGTAGGGGAGGAGGGGGGGGGCATAGGAAATCCCCGGCTAGCCCCCCGCTGCGCGGGAAACTAGCAGCGAATTAATTAGTTGTTTGGGTCGTTGAGGCGGCCCAGAGCACCCCGGGGCCGCGTCCCTTCGACGCCTGCCGCAATGAGGCAGAAACTCCGTACAATGCGCCGCATTAGGGGAGGCCGTATGGTATCATTACTGCAGAAAGGGGCACCGCCACATGACCGAGTTGATCGCAGTGACCGTCGTGACCGTCGCGCAGGACGAACAGTACACCTTCCGTCTTTTTGAAGGGCTCAATGCCCTCACGCTCACGCGCGTGAGCGACGGCTACGTAGCCGTCTGTGACGATGTCACGGACGTGAAGTTCTTCCTGACGGTCGTAGGGCAGGGGATTGCGACCCTGCCTGAGATTGCGGGGTACTTCACGTTCTACCCCGTTGACTAACGGGGACGGGCGGGGCGCGGGGCGGGGCACATGCCTCGCCCCTTATAAGGGATGCCGGGGCCGCGTCCTTCGCAAGCGTCCCATGAGTGCGTGCCGCGTGTGCCGCACGCGGCAGAAACTCCGTACAATGCGCCGCATTAGGGGAGGCCGTATGGTATCATTAGTGCAGAAAGGGGCACCGCCACATGACACGTTTCTCAAAGCCATCGGCGCAGATCATCCGGGAGGTCATTCGCAAGAACGACCGGACGAATTTCATCCTCGCGCTGGTCCGCGCGGGCGGACTGGGCGAAGAGATCGCCCGGGGGTTCGCCCAGTCAGGCGATCTGGTGGCGCAGTGCGTCATCATGGACTGGGACGAGGGCAAATACTTGTTGCCCAACCAGTACGCCTAACAGAACGGGCCGGATGGGGAAACCCGTCCGGCCTTTTTTGCATATGCCGGGGCCGCGTCCTTTGCAAGCTTCCCATGAGTGCGTGCCTTGTGCGGCACACGCGGCAGAAACTCCGTACAATGCGCCGCATTAGGGGAGGCCGTATGGTATCATTACTGCAAAAAGGGGACACCGCCATGAATTGTACTTGCGTTTACATCTGGGATGAGGAAGAGGGCAAGTGGGAGCTTGGCCCAATCTGCGAAGATTGCCTCGCGCGTCAGCAGCGCGCGGACATGCTCTGGAAGGAAGCAGAGCTGGAGTACACACGCGCCGAAGAGGCGCGTGCGGCGAAAGAGGACTCGCTCGCCGAGGCTCTCGGGGCGACCGTCGGAGATTTGCTCCGATGGTTGGCCGATGCCGAGGCATCGGCAGAGGCATCCTATTCGGGCCGTAAAGTCCGTGCGGCCCGTAGGCTCCGACGGGCCTTACGGGCGGCATGACGGGCCGGGCCGGGTCGCTACGGCGACCCGGCCCTTATAAGGGATGCCGGGGCCGCGTCCTTCGCAAGCTTCCCATGAGTGCGTGCCGCGTGCGGCACACGCGGCAGAAACTCCCTACAATGCGCCGCATTAGGGGAGGCCGTATGGTATCATTACTGCAGAAAGGGGACACCACCATGAAGCGACCGTACATCGAGATGCCGAAGGAAGAGTTGCTTCGGGAGATTTGGGACACTCACGAAAATGTGAAGTACGCAGTAGCGAGACTGGAGACGGTTCCAACTCGGCCGAGCGGGAGTTTCGTAGGCTACATCCGGCACTCAGAGTACTTGAGGTACGCCAAGTACCTCAAGCAGCTCGAGTGCGAGTACATGTACCGCACGGAAGACTAGTCCCAGTCCGCCCGGCCGCCCTGCCCCGCCCCTCAGGTCGAGAGGGGCGGGGCTATATACATATGCCGGGGCCGCGTCCTCTGGGCTGCTCCCGCACGTGCGTGCGGCACACGCGGCACACGCGGCACACGCGGCAGAAACTCCCTACAATGCGCCGCATTAGGGGAGGCCGTATGGTATCAT